ATTACTTTATCATAATCATCTACTACATCAGTAGACTTTGTTCTCGGACGGGTAAATTCAACCGCATTCTCGCCATCAAATACCTGAATAGCAGCAAGAACTTTCTTTGTCTTGTTAAATCTAGTATAATCCGGAAAAGCATCCATCGTGAATGTGAATGTGGAAGGGTCACCAGTAGCAGCCATCGTAAATGTAAAGTTCGACTGAACCTTGCAATTAGGAATTATAAATTCTGCAGGATGATCAACACCAGCCTGATCACGGAATAATGTAGAAGCTTCAAGATAATAGTTACCACCAAACTTATCAGGCGTAATATTAATCTGCTGAACACCACTCTTCTTCTCAGTGTAATAGTCAACAAGAACAACGCAACCAGTTACAAACTTATCAAGATCATCAGAATCTTTAAGTGTTAAAAGACCATAAGGAGCATCATGCGTAGCATCTGCTTCTTTTTCAACAATCGTTGCGGGAATATAAGGCTCAGAACTTACTTCACCATTATCCATAAGCATAACATAAACCATATCTTCACCATCGCGAGTATAAGGAACCTGATCAACTTCAATTTCAACTTGGCCACCAGCTGTAACAGTTACATCATCTGTCTGTTCAACTACATGAACCTTAATTGTTTCATTTTCATTAGCTTCAATAAGTCCAGCACCAGAAAGAATCATAAATCCAGCAGGGGAAATAAGTGCATCTTCCATTGTGAATGTAACTGTACGCTCACCTTCCCAAGCTATTAATCTACTATTACCACGACCACCTGTCGCATAAACAGTTGTAGCAGCACCTTCCATGCTAGAAGTCTTCAATGTATCAAAATATATAACAGGTTCGCCCTTATAGAAAATCTTATTACCAATCTTCTGAGCTGCCTTCGCCTTCAACACAACGTCGCATATTTCGCGCACACCTAGTTTCATAAGGTTTTTCCTCCTTGATATAAAAAATTTTTTTAATGTATGTTTTTCATCCAATCTTCAGGTTTCCCATCTCCAGATGCGCCAGCCAAACGAGCTTTAATGTCAATATCCCAACTAATATACATCTGAAAACGTTCAACTAAATCAAATAATTGAAACAAAGTTAAATCTAAACAATCTTGTAAAGACATTGAAGGTATTCCAATGGTTAATACAGATATATACTAAGTAAAAATATTATTTCTTTGTTCGCCCTTTTGCGCAGCGACCCTTTGGCGTCCTCTAGCCAGCTTCTGTGCGATTTGACTCGCCGCCGCATTTGCTGGATTAAAAGAACTAGAATCCTAAAGATTAGAATTTAAACAACAAATCTATTTTATTACTTCCTATAAATATTCAAAATTATTTTCTTCTACTATAATTGGATTATTTTCACCTATTGGTAAAAACATTAATGAGTTAGGAAGAAAAGAAATTTTATATTTAGGAAACAATATTTGTAATAATGTCATAACTATTGCTTTTTTGTCAGCAGTAGTCTATTCAGTCATTATCGTCATAAATACTTGAAAATTTGAGGTATTCTATAGAATAGTTTCGCCCTCTGGTATTAAATTTTTAGATACTGTAAGGCATTGTACTCCAATAAAAAAATCTGACTCACCAATAAAAGCAATTTCTCTTAATGTAGGCTAATGAATTATTAGCTAACATTCAGGAATTGGAATATCAGCACCAGCCATTAATACCAATGATGAAATCATAATTCATCCTTAATATTAAATATTGTATCAAAATTTTCTTTCATTGCCTATTCATCTGCCGGGTTAGGCATACCCACTTTGTCTTCTCCGCCATGAATAGCTATATATCTAAGACAAATACCATGAAACTCAGCGTTTATATTTACTCGTGCTGCGCCTTGAAATTGCAAAGTTCCTATGCCAGTTAATTTCTAATCACTAATCATAGAATCAATTTCAGCAGCAATACGGTATGGCCGCAATTTCATATCATCCAACTGCCACTAGTCTAAATGACAAATAATATCAAATTCAACTACATTATCTCTAAATTCAGGATTAGTTGCATTTGGAATAAAAGTATCAAAATCAATATAGACATACGCTTTTACAGAACCATCAATCGGTAAATAAGGTGTAATTTGAATTTGTTTACCCATCATTTCAACAGCATCATTAGTAGACACTACTGGCTTAGATAAACAATCAGGCGTTGTATAATACAACAATTTCTTTAAATTATTATTTTTTAAAAACTAAGAAACAATAATTTCTGTGTCTTTTTCTACCGACAGAAAGCTAGAGTGCGGAAATTTATATTTTTCTATTTTCATACTCACTACTCTCCTTTACCTCTTTAGAACAATGATTCAACTACTATTGTTCTTTTATAATCATTTTCAGTGCCAGTACCATACATTAGATCAAACTATCCATGATAAGAAGTTGTCCAACGCAAGCTAGCACATTGTTGCCCACCCGCATTTTTAAACGTTTTTATTTCTACTGGAACTTTTTTATCTTTTCCTAAATAAAATTTTCCAGGCAGCGTACCTAAATATATATATTCATAAATCTTTTTAGGCTTAATAAATATTTCACCATGAACCAATGAAACACTATCTTGCGGATTTGGGTCTAATGGTTTTGTAATTAAAGCACCCACAAGACCATTATTTATATCATCTTCTTGCTCATTTGCATAATATTCTTTAGCATGTACTTCTAAAATACCAGGGGTACTAATCCAATCAATTGCTTCTACACGCCAACAAGTTTTATCATTGTTTAAATAAAATTTAGAATAACGATTAAAATAACTTTTGGTATGCTCATTATTAGGTAATAATAATTGTAAAGAATAATTAGGACTATCTACTGTAATAGAATGACTAACCCTCTAATCAAGCTACTCTTGTTTTGGGCCAATAACTGCTGCATAAGTAGAAGTTACTTTTCCATCTTCTTCCCAAGATATCTAATATGAACAACGTCTAATTTTTCCGCGAAAATAAGCAAGTTCTGTTAAATCCTGTAAATAAATTAGCCAATAACTATTAGTTCCAACCCATTCAAAAATGTCACCAGGCTGAAAATTAAATTCATATCCAACAGATACAATTTTTTCGTCATAATCTTGACTAATTTTATTGGGATTTATTAATGCACGTACAGGAGGACGTTCAATTTCCCCCTCCATAACTTCATCTGGATAGGGGATAAATTTCTATATTAAAGCTCCTTGATATGAATACAAGACCGCTTTATCTAAACTACGACGCTTATCTTTTATCATACGTTCTTGCTAGGTATAACCACCAGAAGTATGAAGCATTTTAGCCATATCATTAACCCCTTCAATAGGACTAGGCATATTTTTCATATACGGCATTAAATTTTGCATATGATACTAGAAATTTAACTAGACCAATTTATCTTCAAGTTCTTTGTTCGGATAAGACATTATTTTTTATTTCCTACAATAGACTTAATGATTCAAATACAGTTTTTCTATATATTGAAAAATCAAGTTCTATGTATTCTTTTAATCCTTCTAATTTACTTAAAAGCTATAAGAAAAGCGGTATTTGATAAAAAATTTTACCTAATCCCGCAATTTCTAATATTACCGTATCTAATTGCTTGCCCCAATCTTCACCATGCTCACGCATAGGAATTAATTTCCATAATTGATTGGTTAATCTAGTTACATTTGTCTCAAAACTTTCGTATGAAAATTCTATATCATATTTACTTAATAGCACTATTTTCTCCAAATTTATACCAAGTAGAACGATATATACCGGTATCTGGATTTTTTTCACGTCGCTTATACAATCTCTAAAAATGATGTGTCTATCTACGACATTCATTTTTTAAAGTAATTAATTTAGCTAAATGATTAGCCTATGAAGTCATTTTAAAATCTGACCCTGAATATTTCATACGTGTATTTTCAATTGAAGTAATTTGACGCTGTAACCAGTTTTCAATCATAATAAAGGCTAAAATATTAATTTCTTCAGATGATAATTCAGCAGCAAATGAAGACTCTTCAATTAAAACCATCGGAGGTGCGTCTGGATCTGCATCTCCATCTAGCTCATTCCAAAAGACACCAAGGATAAAATCCTCTGGTGTAACTTCATTCTCCATTACACGCAATGTCTTAATTTCATAATCATCCAAATTTACGCGAGGATATTCAAATGATGGTATTGCGCTAATTAGCATTTTCTGCAAATCCCGAACAGTGTCTTGCGGCGTTAACTCAATATACATATCATCTGTGATATTCCCCAAAAAGCGGTCGTAGATAGTTGCAAATTTAGTTCCCAACTATTACGCCCCCTATCTATTATTCAGTTTTAGGCGTTACAACTTTATAATTAACGGTTGTGCGGCGAGTTGTCTTCTCGGTATCCTTAACCTCGGTTTCATCTGCTGCACGGTCAGCCGCAATATTTTTCAAAGCTGCTAATACATCGAATCCAGTCTTCTCCTTTAATGCTTCAATCTTACGATTATCAGTTAAAGGAAGCTCAACTGCATATTTTTTAACTAGATCCATTACACCCATAGGTGCAAAATCTAGACAATCAAGAAATGCTTCATAAGTACCATTCTTCAGCAACTCAATAACCTGCTCTTCTGACATATAATACTCAGGTTCGGTAGGAATATTAAGTGCTTCAGAAACTGCGTCATCCCATTGTAAAAAATTAGCCATTAAAGCTTGACCGCCGCTCTGATAACTTAACTTAGTAAGTTCATCAAGCGAAATCTTTTTAACTTCACCTGGCGCAAACTCACGTCTAATATTTTCCTCAGGAATACGATATATAACCATACTCGCACTTCTGTTTTTTACATTGTAAATATTTGCCATAATTTTATCTCCTTTTTCACTTATTGTAAATAAAAAATGGGGGAGGGGAATTTCCCGACTCCCCCATCACTGAGTTTTTAATTAAGCCTTGCCGTAATCTTTAACAGTCTTATAACCGCTAAGATTCCATGTCTTCATCTGACCTACAAGACTTGTATCAACATAAGCGCAAATGTTATTAGCTAACATAGCAACTACGCCGACTTTCTTATAAACTTGAACTTCACGAGAACGATCAGCATTCTGGAATTCATCGACTATTGTATTGCCTTCAAAAGCAATCTTTACAGGCTTAGAATCAGCGCCTGTAGGAAGAATCCAACAATATCCAGGATCAATTACCTTTGTACTATTCGTTTCATCTTCAAAGCCTTGCTCAAGAATAACTACTTTATACTGCTTATACTGTGTAAGACGACCTGTCTTCCAAAGCTCATCTTTCATAGCTTCTGTGTATCTCCAAGCCTGCTGAGGAATCATCTTAACAGCGAATTCCTGTGTACAATAAATTGTAGGTACACCATAAGCAGAAACTATTGTAAGAAGTGTGTCAAAAGCCTATTCATCAAAGCCATTAACAACAGCAGTGTTATTAGCAGGAAGCTGATTAATAGAAGCCTTAAGAGCCTGTGCAACTTCCTTATAAACAAGCTCATCCATACCTGTCATAACTGTGTCAAGTACTTCAGCAAAATCAACTCTACCATCAAGGAATTCCTCAAGACCAATCTGTGCAGCACCGCCGATAGCGCTTGTAGGCACTTCAAAGCTCTCTGTGCCAGCACTAAGCTTAAATACTTCATAGATACCAGCAAGACCAACACGTGTTATAAACTGTTTAGCTCTCTTTGAACCATTAAGTTTTCTACGGAATATCGGCTTATCGCCCTGCTTAAATGTCTGAACTTCAGCAAAGTCACTATACTGTTCAACAACTTTCTTAGGAAGTACATCATCTAAAACTTCTTCAATTATAGAAAATATAGTATTTCTATTTTCTCTATAAAGTGCATACGTACCAGCAAGTTCATTAAACTCTTGACGAAGTGTTTCATTCAATGCATCATAGCTAAGTGACTGTCCATTCCAGCTATATGCTACAGGGGCAGAAGAATCAGCCTTTGCAACTGTCTTAGCAAGTGCAAGTAAATTTTCATGATTTAACATAGTTCTTCTCTCCTTTCATTAAGCTATGCGCATGATTTTAACAGCGCGCTGACGATCCGGCATTGTATAAACTTTAACGACTTGCCATTTCATTGTGTCACCAGCACCAGCTGCGCCAATATTTGTAAGATAACCATCTGTACCAACATGAAGTATATCACCAACAGCAAGACCTATCTCAACAGAGGCTACCTTGATAGTATTAGTCGTGAAGATATCGCCAACATTGGTCTTAAATACTCTAGGAACCATTGTAGTGCCAGCAGGCATCATAACTGCCTTAGATTTAGACTCAATGTGGAAAGGATCATCATTATAAGTAGGCTCATAGTAGTCGCCAGAACCAACTGTTACTCTGTCATAATTGTATGTAGTAGCAAACGTAATAGAATCAACCGTATCAGCATATTCTTTGCCATCTACCGTGAATTTATTTTCAGCTACGGCATATTCTGTGCCATTTACATAAGCCTTAGACTTATCTTCATTATAAGTTACAGGATATGTAGGACCAGGAATTGTTATGGATGTGTTGCCAGCTGCGTCCTTGCCGTTATAATGACGAGACTGAAGTGTACTAGATTCAGCACCAGCAGGGCTATAAACACGACCATTGTAATGATCTTTTACCATTGCAAATTCGCAATCGAGCTGACCATCACGATATAATTTTATTTCATTGTAAACAAGCATCCATTCACCAGCGCCTGTAAAATTAACAACACCATTAGCATAGTCATACTTTACGAACTGACCCTGTTCAAGTTTGTCAATAGCTGCGGCAGCAGGTAACTGGGCATAGATCTGGGCGGTGCGCTGTGCAGAAAGATGGTTAGGTTCAACCTGGCCATAACCAAACTCAACATAGTTAGCGCCGCTAGTAATATTCTTTTTTAAGAAATCACCTATCATTGTAAGTTATCCTCCTTTAAATTATTTCATTTCTTTTTCTACTGCTAAAGCACGTTGTACCCAAGCAGGTGTTACATCTTCGACTGTCTCGATAGATGTAAGATTATATGTATTAGCTGCGGCTGCTGGTTGCATTTCTCCCTCATCAGAAGACAAGTTGAAATTAACCTTATTGCGCACACATATAATTGACAATTTTGCTTCGATGTCTGATACAGAATAATTATCTATATTATCAATAACATCTTTCTTATCAGCATCGCTTAGCATATAAAAGCTATCAATCATAGCAAGTTTCTGCTGTTTTTCTACATTAAGTTTAAATGCTGTCAATTCAGCAATTGTATTATTTAATGTATCATTTGTAGCCTTTAATGCATTATAATCTGTAGATAATGTGTTATATTTTTCCATTAATTCTACATATTCTGGAATTTCATCCAGATTATAAGAAGTAACTACGGCAGGCTCAGCCGCAGTCGGCTCAACCGTAGGTTCTTCCCCTATATTTTCTTGATTTTCTGTAACTACTGTTTTATCAGTATTGTCCAAATTTTCTGTAGAATTTATAGGCTCTTCTGTAACAACATTCTCGTTTTCATTTATGACCATCTGAGTTGTTCCTCCTTCTTCAAGAAATTCTTTTATTGTATTTATCATTGAGTAAATTTGTGTTTTAAAATCTTCATCCATAGTTAAACTATAAGATGTAACATTAGCGCCTTCAAAACAAGGCTCCACATCTTCACCCAAAATACACAATTTGGAAATTAACCCGTCATTAATTATGCAAAATCTTTTACTACCTTTTTCAAATTTTGCCCAACTTACTTGCAAAGTTTTTTCGTCCAATTCCATAGATTGCGGATTTCCTTGATCAATGACTCTTTGGCATTCTGGATACTGGCCAACCCATAGATACCCTTCTGTAACCAAATACTCACGATCAACTCCATCGTCATCAGCAAACCACTAAAACCATGCTTTGGCATTCAAATCTACGAAACCATAAGGTCTAGTATTTTCAGCTAATTTAATTTCACCATCTTCAATTTTCAAAAACTTATTATGAAGTTCAAAATCTTTAGTAGCTTCATTATAATAACCAACAATAGGACTACCAGGTAAACTATTAGCTAATTTTTTAGCTGTTTCTTTATTAATAATAGTTCCATTGCGATTAGGTTCATCACTAACATACAAAACCTTAATTTGACATTTTGCAATCATTGGATTAATAGGAGTTAAATTGATAATTTCAATGGGTTTATCTAGACTTAAACTAGTATGCATTTAACTTCCTCCTTAACTTTGTGATTCTATGTTCTAAATTGTTTTATCACTTTTTTCATCATCAGGCTTAGCTGGACGACCAGCTTCGCCAGATGAAACTTGTGCTTCTATAGATTTATCATTTTTCCCAGTATTGGATTTATTAGAATTGTCCGAATTATTTGAACCACTCATAGTTGAACTTAATGCGGGTGGAACCATAAATTCATTCATATTAAGTACTTGATTCTCAAATCGCATACTATTAAGTACAAAACTTTGGGAATGCCCCAGCGCAATTTGCGGCAACATTTTTGCAAATCCCATCTGGGTTTGCTCTTTATACATTTTAGCTAAATCTTTATAATTATATTGTGTTGTTTCTAACATATAAAATCTAAAAGAATACTTTTTACGTGCAGAACTATGCCCCGCCGCAAGCGCATTGAAAAATTCAGCAAATTGCAAAATTAATGTTCTTAATGAAGCTTCATCGTTTAAAATTGATTTTTCCAATGACATATTACCATCAGTATTAAACAGATTACGTGAAATACCAAGAGCATTATAAACAGTACGCTCTACCTTAGCTAAATCATCAGTAGTCGCAGTAGTATTTTTATCAGCCAAATCGACAGCATCAATATCAGCAAAAGTTGTTAAAATATCAACCCCTACTGCGTTGCGTAACATTTGAACGGCATTGTTATGAATATCTCTAGCTTCATCACTATCAAAAATCAAATCACCATTTTTATCTCGTGGCAATTTTTGTATTAAAATTTTCAATAATTTTTGCATTTGTTTGCGGCGATCCAGATCTTGCGCTGCATCGAGATCAAGCAACGTGGGAATTGCATGTACAAACAAAGGCATATCATAATTATCAAAAGCAAATTTAACACACAATCCTGGAGTAAGTAAATACCAACATCCAGTATCGCCATTAAAATCAGCTTTTAATTTTCCCTATTTATATAATAAATAGCCTTTTTTAAATTCATCAGGGAATAAATTTAAAATTCTAATTCGCTATTGTGGATTTGCAATGGTATCAAAATATTGCATATTAAATTCTACAGCTGGCATTCCATTAGATTTATATCTAGAACGGCAATAGCGCACTGGCAATTGCTGTAGAATTACCCCTATTTTGGAAGGAACTATATAACCATAATAAGCACCATCTAAAATTACATTTAATGCTATTTCCCCACAAATTTTCTTTATATGTGAATTATCAAAATATGTCAACGCTTTATAAAAATCTTTAAGCATGCGATCTTCTGGTATTTCAGCATCTAATGAGTAATCAGGTGTTACATACCAATCATACCGATATAAATATGCAAAATAATCACATGTACGGCGATAAATACCATTGGTTCTATAAAATATCTATGAATACCAACGAAGTTTTTCAACATCACGTGCTAACAATGCCCGCATAACTTCATCTTTAGTAATAATTGGCACATTAGCTTGACGCACTCGTGCGTAATTACCTAGTGTTAGCGTAGCATTATCAAGCTGCCGCACACCATTTACCTTAATTTGTTTATATTCACCATTAATTTCATAGATGCTTTTTGAAGTTCCTGTCAAATCAAATCCTTTAGCATGAATATCGGCTTGTGTTTGAGAATTATTCATTGGTCCTCATCCTCCTTAATATCCAGCTCTAGTCATTATATAATCATAATCAATTAAATTTTCTTCAGTATATGGAATTTCTATTAATTTATATCCACTCATTTTACAAAATCTACGTTTTTTATCGTCATTAAATTTTTGTTGGTAAAATCCTTTTTTGCCTCCAAATTTTGCACTTGGTTCATAATGTTGTTTACCTTGATATTCTATTAAAAAATCAATATTTCCATCATCATCAAATACTGCAAAATCAAAACGCAAAGGACGACCATTAGAACTATTAAGACCAGGAAAAATATATTCTTCTTGATAATTTAATCCTGCCATTTCTAAAATTTCTTCAATTTTGATTTCGCCTCTTGAACTTCTCATTATTAATATATTTCTCCTTTCTTAATTAATTCATAAATAGCCAATCAGCCGCATTAAATTTCTTTTTCTTGCGGCTCTTACCTTCTTCTTCTTGTGTTATATAATAAATTCCATATTCAAAAGCTGAAAATTTATCTTTTTTGATTCCTCGATTAAATTGTTTCAAAATGATATTTTGCGATGTATCATTTATTTCACGCAAGTTCATCCTTTAATCTACTATTTTTCAACAGCAGCCAGACTATATCTTCATCTTCGGCATTACCCGGTCAGAGCTTCCCGTTTCGACTAATAAAATTATTAGCCTACGTTATAAAACTAGTCGTTGAGCCTTGCATTAAAATTCTTTTCATTATTTTATGAAAAATCTTTTAATACCTTGGTTGCGAATTGCCCAATTTTTTTAATTTTTACCATCCAATAAATATTATTTTATCTGCTGCGCTACATTAGCCGCGGTATAAAAAACTTTAGGGTGTTCCCGCAATTAGAGAAGTTTATTTTTCTATGGATTTCTCCATAGCGAGACAATGAACTACTTTATCTCTTCTTTTAAAATCGAGGTTAGGGAGAATGGCTGAAGAAATAATTTACGTTCTTCAGGTTTCATATTCTATCCAACTTTTGTGCCAAGTAATTTAGCTTTTGCTTGACGTTCATCTATTAAAAATTTCAATTTTCCTGTAGTCATCTAAGTTTGTACTGCTGTATGTGCAACTGAATTAATTACTGCATTAGCTTTAATTAAATACATTGCGTCATCTTCACAAATTTGACTACGATATTTTTTATATTCACCATCATTATCATTATAAACGCCAAAGTCTGGCAAAGTCTCCCCAGTCTCAGGATCAACTTGCGACTTTACCATATAATCTACAAGACCTATACCTACATAATTAATTACCTTTAATTACTTTTTTCTTAAAGGATTAGACTATATCATCACTATTTTTCTATAGCGCCCTCCGCTTCCCCTATATAATAATATAGGGTACTTCCTTTCGGAATAGTCGTTGAACTTTTAATTAAAATCAATATGTTCAGTTAAATATTTCCAATTCTTTTTTCGTTTAATTGCACCAATAGTTTCTTCATCTACATTATATTTTTCTCCAATTTCACGATATGTATAACATTTAGTTAATAATAACTAAATAATTTCTTGCACTTGTTTTTCCGTTAATTTAGAACCATTATTATATTCACCTTTTTGAGTAGCTAATCCAATTTTATATTTATGCGTATTATTTTGACTAGCAGTAACCCATTCTAAATTATCTAGCCTATTATTTAATTTATTACCATCTTTATGATTAACTTGTAACAAATGCATATTTGGTACTGGCATAAAATTTTCTAAAACTAATCGATGCACAGAATAACGATGTCTTTTATCATCTTGAGACATCAATTGCACTTTAGCGTAGCCATCCTTATCTAATTGATAACTTAATGTTTTATTACTAATAGCACTATAAATACTGCCATTATCATTTACATAATAATCAAATTTTAAAGGATATTTACTATATTTAATTTTAACTGTTTTCATATTTAAGCCTCCAATAAAAGCTTTATTTTATTTTAATTACTTAGCTGCTGATTACCATTTCAGGCTTTCCAGCAATTCAAAGGGTTTTAAATGGGCTAGGTAGGAGTTAACCCATTTGCATCTATAACTATACGACGCGCTTTATATTTATAATATAATTTTTTCAAAGTAATAGCTTGATCTTCAAAATGTCCATCAGAAATGGTATAAATATTAACTAATGATTTAATTGCCGCACCTTGCGCTTGCGGAATACATTTAATAATACAAGCTACGCTATCACAATCTTTACGTCCTACATCGACAGACACTATATAATAACTATTCTTAGTAGTACGCCCAGAATATTCATTTTCTGGTAATTTTAATATTCTATTTCTATCAAAAATTTCTGGATTGAAAAAAGCATCTTCAGAACTTCCAGTCCAACGTGACATATACTCTCGATCAAATGCGCTTTCGTTAAATGTACCATCGGCTTTTAAATCTCTGACAAATCCCTTATCCAAAAGTCCTACTAATACAGGTACACGATATGTACCTCCAAGCACAATAGCTTTCTCAGGTCGAACAATAGACCAAACCAATAATTGAATTAATTTATTATATGGAAATGTATTTTTATAGCCCGCAGTTGTAATATATAATTGTGCTTTGTTTAACGGCTCACTAGGCTGAATGGTTCCGTCCATACAACGTCGTGATATATTCATTGTAGGAATAACAACTTGGCTCAATATATCACCATCAACACCAACGCATTCTTCTACAACTCCGGCATGTCTACGTTTACCACGGGAACTTTCTCTCGCCGCAAGAGTATCAAAATAAGAACCATTTTTAAATACATATTTACAATAATCTTTGCCTTCCAAAGTCATACCACGGTTACGATCAATTTCTAACTCAAAACCAGGAATTAATTGACAAATTTCACTAACTTTTTCACGCATGATGCTTGCTGCTTGCTCTTTACCACCAGAAGTAACGAATAATTTGCAACCAGGATAAAGTACACATTTAATCATTAACGTCATCATAGCTAGAAATGATTTAGAATATGCTCTAGGAAATACGGCATACATATACTAGTAGCGCATTGCTACTCTTAAAAATATTCTTTGATAAAAATAAAAATGAAATTTACTAGGACCGCCATCTTTTCCTGCTAGAAAATCAACAAATAAATCAGGATATTCACGCCAAAAGGCAATATACTACCTTGCGATAGGAATGGCGGCCCGCACTCTTTCTTCTGTTAATTCAATTTCACGTTTTTTCTTACTTAAATTTAAAATATCAGATAAAGCCATTATTCCTCATCCTCCTCGCTTAGCGCAGCTTCAACGTCAGCCGCAGACTTAAAGTCAAGGAATTCAGCAATATCTTCATCATTTACTTCATCAACATCATCATCATTGTCAACAATAGGCTCTTCCGCATCTTCTTTTTCAGCTTGTTGCATTTGTTGAATAGCGGTATCAATAAGATTACCTAAGTTCATTTCTTCAGTTACCAATGTTTTGAGATATCCTTGAATATCGGCTATTGTTTCGTCAACCTTATCGTTAGGTTGTGTAATATAATATCGTGGAATAAATCCTTCACTTTCGCAAATAGCTACAAGCTCACTAACTGAAGTAATAAATTCGCCATCAGTATCTTTTACCTAGGCTGCTGAAAATTTTCCCGCTTTTAATAGTGTATCATACATTTTAAGCATTTTCTAAGCGCCTTCAACGTCATTCATATCCAATAGCTAATTAGCTTTTAATGAAGTTTTACACATTAATTTTAATGTATCTTCATGACTCGCGGTTTCTATTGTATAAGATTCCATCATTTGTTTATATAAATTTTCAAGTCGTACCCATTCAGACACATTATAAGTTCGACCCCATTTAAGGCATAAATACGTTTTATCTTCATCGGTTAAATCGTATTCTTCCTCAGGATAATCATTGGCATTTGCGGCAGATGGCTATTGTGCCTACATGTTCTAGCCATAGTAAGCTTCAGGGTCGTCCGCAAAGTCTGGAGGCGCCATAGGTTTATCAGGCATTGGAAAGGTTCCACGTTCAATCTATGTAGCGATTTCAGCGGCCCCAAATCCTTGGGCTTCCATAGTAGTACGAATTTTATTTTCAGCCTATTCCCGCAAATAATCATTATCTTTCCAACGATAATCTTTCCATTGCTTTAAGGCCATCTTTGCCATATATCGACCAAGAATACTAGTACCATTCATTTTAGATCGATCTCGACCATAAGTGGCTAATAATTTATTCCATTCATCAGGAATCCAAGGAACATCTAGCTACTCTAAAATTGGTAAGAAGGTAGAAGGATCCCAGTTATCAACATGCATTGTTAAACACTATTTGCAAATATCTATTTTACCTAATGGGTAATGCTCTAAATCATTAGATTTATAAAAATCATGTGCTTTAAGTACTTTATGACATTTAGCGCATACTAATGATTGACTTTTATCTACCATAACATCTCTCCTTTCTTTATTTTATTTTTATTTTAGGAGTATTATGATTTTTTTAATCTGGCCTTGGCATTTCTACATTTTTTACAAATACTATAATATCCATCTTTTGCGGTTTTATTTTTAGTAAAATAATTATTATGTGCCAATTTAATTTCGCCGCAGCAAGAACAACGTTTATATTTACCCTTTTTTACGTTTAAATAATAATAATCTAAAAATTGATTTTCAGCTTCTAGCGCTATTAGTTTAGGAATTTTATTCCGCCATAAACTAGATATATATTCTAAACTATGTTTAATACCAAATTCTTCTTGTATTGCTTGTTGAATATATACATTTGTCCTTCCATCTATCTTGAGCTCGACTATGCGCGCATAGAGGTCGTTTGCCGCAAGTGCTTTAGATGAAATATTATCAAAATCTTCCATAAGATAATAAGTATCTTCTGATAATTTATCCCAACTATACTCTTTTAAATCGGAATAATTACATAAAATTGCAGAACATGCTCTAGGATCCATTAAGGAAAATCCCTCAACTATGGGGCGTCCACTGTCGGGATCAAAGGTATGGGTTTTATCATCAAAATGGATGTACCCACGCATAGATCGTGTGCTTGATACATTAACTGGCATCGTATAAGCATCTTTTAATATATATTGCTCTTTCCGCAAATCAATAATAGTTTTTTTAATTATATATGCATCGCGACCATTAGCTCGTTTTAATGAATCTTCTAAAAAATGTATCGATTCGCGCAATTGTTTCATATACGGTATTGTTTCTATGTCTTGCTATGTAATCGTTATTTTAGGCTTAAATATTGTTTGTTTATTATTTTCATTAATTAAATTATATAGTCCATCTTCTCCATTTTCTAATTGAGCGACTAGACCTTCGTAGGAGGTTTCACGACGATTAATGGTGGCTAAGCGATTTTCAGTGATGATTTTCTTTTGTCTTTTTTCTTCCTTTTCCAAACATAGAACAAGATAATTACCTAGCGATTCCAAATAAGCTGGTGAAGGATCAGGAATTTCAGCTAATATTTGTTTCACTAATTCATTTCTCTATTTTGGATCGGTGATTGTATAGTCTAATTTCATCAGTACTAATTCCCCCATTCATATATAAATATTATACTAAAAAATTTTTGAAAAGTCAAGAAAAATTTTTTCATAAATTGTAAAAAAGAAAAAGAAAATAAAACAAGATAAAAGCAAGATCGTTAAATGGAATTGAAAAATAGACTTGGTAAGAGTTGTGAGCAGACCAAATCAAATCATGCATCATAATATTTTTTATCCCATTATATACCCCCCTACCTAGCTATGTCTACTGTCACGTGTTTTAAAACTAAAGCGGCTACTATGTAAAATACCCCCATCCTCTACACTACCTAGCCTATCATCCGTTCGTGATGGGGTGTCACGAACGGAATTTCATTTTAATTTTTGTTCACAGAAAATTTACAATTCGTTCACACTTTGTTCATAATTTGTTCACATTTCCCGTAATTACCATTTTCTCCCAGCCTATTTACTCAATTACAATGTTCCGGCAGACTCCGGCTGTGAGTGCTAAAAAATTTTTTATTTTTTTTTCAAAAACCTATTGACAAATCCCCTGAACTATGATACAATAATAATGGGGAGAGGGAAAGCCCCCGAGCAAGAAAAGAGAGGTAAAGAAAAATGAAAGAAAGAAAGATTGAATACATAGTAGTCGGAACAATTGAAGGCAGAGGAGATTTTTTGATTTGCCTTGCGGGAAGCGACAAAGCAAGAGCCGAGGAGATTTTGAAGGAAACAACAACAGACCCGAAGAGAAGAAAAGAGTTGCGGCTTGATGAGTACAACTACACAAACATTCGATTAAATGAAGAGTATTCGGACGACTGCTGGTGGAATCACGGAACGAATTAAAAGGCGGACAAAACCGCCTTTTATTTTTCCTGAACGCGAATAACAATTTTTTTTATTTTTTTTCAAAAAGGTATTGACAAATTGTCGGAACTATGGTATAATAAGTACAGAAAGAGGGACAGAGAGTCCCCGAGTAAAGAGAGGTAAAGAACATGGATTTTAGAATGGATACCTACATCGGCAATGAACACTATTGGATAAGATTTAAGAATGGTACGCATGAAGTGCGCCGTGCAACCCCCGACGATTGCCCCGACAATGAAACAGTTTTTCACTGGACACTATGAACAATGCGTTGAATGGATAAAGGAAGCAGTCAATGCCGACCTTGAAAGCAGATGGTGAGCTGGGCTAAAACCCCGCTTGAACAATAGAAGAAAAGGAAGTAAAAACAATGTGTAAAATAACAATGATTGAAAACGGTGCTATTGTTGAGATTGAAACGCTTGAACGAATTGCAAAGGAAATAATAAAAGAAAGCGAAAGCTATTTAATAGTCAATGAAGAGGGAACAATACTTGACAGCAAAAACGTAAGCCGATTGATTGACGAAATGAAAAGATAAAAACAAAAGCCGGAGCAATAAAAGGACGTGCGGGAAAGCGACTTCCGCGCGTTCTTGTCCTGGAGCGGGCGAGCCTTCAAGGCAATTGCCGCGCACGGGCGCGCGCCCCCGAAATTTACCAGATTTTGGTAATTCAAACAATTTTTGGAAACAAGAGCAGAAAAAGGAAGTCCGGCAAATATTCCCGAAAAGGTAAAAAAATTTTATTTTTTTTTTTTTGAAAAAACTATTGACAAAACCGCCGGACTGTGGTATAATAGATACAGAAAAAGGGGAGAACAAAAGCCCCGAGAAAGAGAGATTGAACACATGAGAGTTGAAAAAGATTTATCCAAAATGACTAAAATCGCCGAAAATGAAAAGTATGATTTCTATGTACGCAAATTCGGGAAAACAGACTGGTACGCATACGCAATAGAAAAGGGAACAAATATCGCCGTAACAATGGCGGGAACAACCCGAATGAAAAGCATTGTTGAAATAGTCAATTCGTGGGCGGGCTGGATGAAATAAACCAGCCCCCGAGCAAAAAAAAATTTCAAAAACCCCTTGACAAAACCGCCGGAATGTGATATAATAAAAGTACAAAAAAGGAAAGAGAGAACAACACAATGAACAAACTTGAAAAACTTATCAACCGCATAGAAAACAACACCGCGAGCCGCTACGGCTTAGAGGCACGCCGCACAATTCGCGCCTTCCGCTTTACCGCCTTCCTTCGCTTGTTTGTATTCCACAAGTACACAGGCGTTGAAATGACCGACAGTATAGATGGAAAAACCGTGCTTGTGTATCACAACGGAACAGCAATCACAGACTAAGCCCACCGCAGGGCTTTTTCTTTTTCTCCGAGGACGAACGCCGGCGCCCGAAATTTTACCAAATTTTGGTAATTCAGGAATTTTTCTCCGGTCAACGCGCAACAAGAACCCGGGCAAAAAATCCCGAAAAAAATAAAAAAATTTTTACAAAAACTATTGACAAATCAAGAAACTTGTGATATAATGTATACAGAAAGAGGGAAGAACAAAAGCCCTGAAAAAGAGAGGAAAAGAAAAATGAACAGAACATTGAAAGCATACAAAAACACAAAAACCCTTGAAGTAATCGCAGGATATGGCTCACGCAAACTCTGGAAACAAAGAAAAGAGTGCTGCGGCAAGCCGAGCGACTGGAAACGCATAGACCCTAAGGGCTGGTATTGATTACCAGCCCCCCCCCGGAGCAAAAAAAAATAAAAATTTTGCAAAAAACTATTGACAAATTGTCCGGACTGTGATATAATAAATGCAGAAAGAGAGAGAACAAGAGAGGAAAACAAAATGATTAACATTCGCACAATCCGCAAACTTAAAGACAATGAGGGCTTGACTTTGAAAAAAGGCAACCGCATAACTTACAAAAGCGGGTATCAGGTAGCCACGCATGGCATAGAAGTAACAACAGCCGAGGAAACGATATCCATAGTAAAGGCTTGCGGCGGCACTTGCGGCGTATGGTATTCAAGCGGTATATATTATATAGACTACTCAAAGCGCATAGCAACAAAGCGCGAAGCGGTTGCACTTGGTAAAGCGTGCAACCAACAAAGTATATTAAAATGGAATAATATGGCACTGGTTTGGTTGGCTTGACAGTCAACCAAGCCGCCCGCAAGTTTTACCTTTCGCTTGCGGGCGCTTTTTATATGACGGTATTTCCAACTACTGGTTGCAATTTGAGCGGCGCGTGGTGGGACGTCACGCGCCGATTTTGGCATTCACAATTTGTTCACAATTTTTTAACAATTTGTTCACAGAAAATTTACAATTTGTTCAAATTCCCAGAATTACCAACTTTTACCAGTCCCGCCATGTTTTCCCCTTCGTCATTATGCACAAAAACATCGCCGCGAATTTGTGCAAATTATTTTCGCATTTTCTATTGACAAACGCCCGTGTATATGTTATAATAAGGTGTACCCTGAAAGAGGGACAGAAAGAGAGGCACACACCATGACCACCATTCAGACAAAGAACATAAGCACATACACGAACGCGGGCGCGCGCGCGGAACAAAATCTTATATATACCATATGCGGACAGACCCGCGCACACGATAGCGTCCCCTTTGATAAAGGTAGCGACTACCCCGAATGGCATATGTCCATAAAGTCCTCACGCTTTACCCTTGCAAGCGGTCATATGATGCAGTCAACCACTTTCAGCGGACAGATTGAGGAATACTTCGAGCGCACGGCGTCGAAAGTATGGGCATATGTTACCGAGCAGGGCACGGCATATATAATGAATGAGACCGAGTTCCGCACATTCCTTTACACATTCGGCAAATTTGAACAGGACAGCACACGCAACGGCGGAAAATATAAAGTCCGTTTTCCGAGAGAAACAAAAGCAATCCTTGCGTGGCTTGCTGCGCGGGCGTGAAAAATCGCCCGCCCGCAATGGGCGCAATGCCCGACCACCCGAAACCGCACTTAACTCCAACAAAATTTTTTGAAAATTTTTTCGCAAAACCCCTTGACAAATCATTCCCGATATGATATAATATGAATGTAAAGAAAGAGAGGAACACAAAAATGACAATTTATTTCGATATGGACGGCACTATATGTAATCTTTATGCAAATCCCGCTTGGCTTAAACAGTTACGCGCATATGACCCCACGCCTTATGCAACCGCAAAACCCCTTGTTAATATGTCACGCCTTGCAAGGCTTATCCGCACACTCCAAAAGCAAGGGCATAAAGTAGGCGTTATATCATGGTTATCCAAATGCTCCACCGCTGAATATGACCGCAAGGTCACAAAAGCAAAAAATGCGTGGCTCAGTCAGCATTTCCCCTCTGTATCATTCGACGAAATTCATATAGTCACATATGGCACACCGAAAAGCACAGTAGCCACCGACAAAAACGGTATATTGTTTGATGATGAAAGCAACAACCGCCTTGAATGGAATGGCAACGCATATTGTGAAGATAGAATTTTTGAAATTCTCAATAAGATAAAAAAGGAAAATAAATAATAATGCTAACTCCCACCCCTCGCTCCTCTCTCTTGGCGGGGGGATTTTTTTTCTTGCGGCAACTGGGAAGGCCCGGGCGCTTGTGCAAATTATACAATTAAAAGCCCGCTCCGGCAAGAATTTTTGTATATCTTGATGAATAAAAACCTATTGACAAATTTTAATTTTTATGATACAATAAGAATGTAAATAAAGAAAGTGAGGAATTGTTATGGAAATCAAAAGAGAAAGCAAAAAGAAAAACTATGTCGCATTTGATGAGATTAAAGCAGGCACGGTTTTTGAACTTCGTGACAGCATGATACTTATGAAAATGGTTGAGAATGACGAAACAAACGCAGTTGACCTTGAAGATGGCGAGCAATATTTCATTGAGTATGACGAGCCTATTGTACCAGTGTTTGCCACTGTGACCATTAAAGAATAAAAAAGGGAATTATTTCCCTTTTTATTTTTACGACAAAACGAACAAACGTTCAGTGCGCCCGGGCCCCAGTTAGCGTGCGCTAACCACCCGCGCCCCCCGCAAAAATTTTTTAATTATTTTTCAAAAAAGTATTGACAAACCGCTCCCATTGTGGTATAATAATAATGTCAGCAGGGGAATGAAACCCATGACAGAAAGAGAGACTAAAAATGAATAAAAATTATTATCTTACCCTTGATACGGAAACAGTAGGCGGTATCAACAAGCCAAAAGGATTTTACCACATCGGCGGTATTATCCACGACCGCACAGGCGCAATCAAGACTTGTTTCAATTTCATTATTGACGAAATGTATTCTGAAATTGAAAAAGACGACTACGCAAAAAAGAATTTTCATTTATACGAGAAAATGCGCAACAATGGCACGGCAGTCGTAATCCCCACAGAGGAACAGGCACTTGCTATTATCAATAGTCTATGCAATTATTATAATGTGCGCTATGTAATGGCATTTAACACAGGCTTTGACTATTGCAAGACAAAATGCAGAGAACTTCTAAAAGATAGAGAATTTATTGATATTTTCTTAATGGCTTGTCAGATTTACGCAAAAAGAAAATCGTATATTGATTTTTGTCGGAAAAATAATTATTTGTCAAAATCTAAAAAATCAATAGCAACAAGCGCAGAAAGTTTTTACGCATTTTTAACAAATAATACAGAGTACACCGAAGAGCACACCGCACTTGAAGATAGCAAAATCGAAATGGCAATTTTCCTTGCTTGCCTTAAAGCGCACAAGCCGTTTACAAAAAATCAACATTATTTTGATTATTGCAATCGTGAGGGTGGTAATCGTTGGGAATTTTCAATCCCAGCGATTGCCAAATAAAAAATAAAAAAATTTTTACAAAAGTACTTGACAAATTAAAAAAAATGTGCTATAATAAGTATACAAACAAAGAAAGAACGAGGTAAACAAAATGGTAATGGGACACAACATAAGAGGCGCAAGATACATTCTTACAGGCGATTCAATCGAAGACCTTGAAAAAGGACTTGCGGAAATGAAGAGGCAGATTGCCGCAGGAATTACATTTTCCGTATGCTACGGCGGAGACAAGAGCGAATTTGAAAAAGAGTGCGACAACGACGATTGCAATGATTGCGAATATGATATTATCGATAGCTATGGAAATTACGATAGCGAGTATGAATGCGAAGAAGATGACGATTGGAAAGTTTGTACGGAAGAGGATTGCGATGATTGCTCCTTGATGGATGAGGACGAAGAAGAAGAAGAAGAAGAAGAAACCGAAATCAAGGAAGAAGTTGACAAAAACGAGGTAGCTGCGGCAATAGCAAAGGGAATTGTTGCAGCAATCAAGGATTTCTTTAGAATGTAAAAGGAAAAGGGCAAATGCCCTTTCTTTTTTACCCTAAAAACGAACAAATGTTCGGCGCGCACTTGCCCGGGCGCCCGCCCCAGATTTTGCCGGAATTTTTTTTAAATTATTTTTCAAAAGCCTATTGACAAATACGCATTTTTGTGCTATAATAATAGTACCAAAGAAAGAGAGGAACACTTCAAGATTATTACCGAATGTATCTTGGCAAAAAAATAGGTAAAATATTCAAAGATAGTATAAAGGAGTTGATTTAATATGATAACAAACGAAATTTGCACAGGCGGCGTAGTCCGTAGACTTGAGGACTTCAATCGAATAACTATTCCGAAAGATATTTGCATAAAAGCGAAAATCAAAAACGGCGATGCCCTTAAAATCTATTGCACAGAGGATGGAGATATCATTTTACGTCCTTATGATAAATACGCACTTATTCGCGAGAACATCAAAAAAGCTGATGAAACATTACAGACATTAAATAGCAAAATTAACATTATTGTTTTTGACAAAGATAATGTAATCTATGCATCTATGTGGAAAATAACCCTACCAATCAATAATTACAAAATTACGCAGGCAATGGAAGAAAATGACATTGACGAAGTTGCATTAAATGACGCAATTTTGGAACTTTATCCTCACGCAAGTCTTTCAGTAAATCAGCAAGAAGGACTTGCAATCGCAATAGTCACTTCTATGGGGCACGATGCCGATGCAGTCGTTTTTGACTATCTTTGGAAAATCATTTGCAATTAACCCAACAACTACCAGTGGCGGCAACCACTGGTAGCGCGCCCCGGGGCAGGTTGGTAAATTCCGGCGACGGCCGCAAACCCCTTAATTTTGCCAAAATTTGGCAATACCAACTTTTTTTGTCAATGCCGGCAACAAATGGTAATGTGACCATTTTCCTATAATTTTAATGATCGGGGCTTTTGTTAATTTTGCACAAATCCCGCTCCGGCGATTATAAAATCTTTGTGCAACTTGACGAAAACTTTTTTCACTTTTTCTATTGACTTTTTACTTGACTTGTGATATAATAAATAATGTCAAGAGGGAAAGCCAAACACTAAAAAATCCCTGAACAAGACTTGTCAAGCCTTTCGTCTGAATTGAAAAATTTTTTAAGAAATTTTCAAAAAGGTATTGACAAATCGAGCGGAATGTGATATAATATAAGTGTCAAAGGGGAAAACCACTTGACGAAAAAAATTTTATAAAGGACGGTGTTCAATATGACGAACAAGAAACCCACAAAGAAAATGAACTATGAGGCAATCAAGAAACTTCTTGCTAATGCAAACAGACCTGACCTGATTGACTTCTGTGACCACGAAATCGAACTGCTTGACAACCGCAATTCGGCAGAGCGCAAGCCTACCGCAACGCAGATTGCAAACGCAGACCACAAGACCGCTATTGTAGCGTACCTTGCAAATGTAGCGGTCGCCAAGACAGTGACAGACCTTATCAAAGAGGTTGACGGTTTTGCAGATTTTTCCAATCAGAAGGTATCAGCCCTTTGCAATGCACTTGCCAAGGACGGCAAAATTCAGCGTGCGGTTGTCGGCAGAAAAACCTATTTTGCCGATAATGCGGTAACAATTGCCACAAAGGACAAGGAGTAAAATCCTTGTCCCCCACAAAAGGGGGTAACAATGGACGAAAAGCGAATAGCATTTTTAATGGCAACCCTTGATTGCACACAAGCAGAAGCAATGGACATAATTGCCAAAGACGCCGAAATTGACAAAGGCGGGAACCCCTTCCCGCTAACAAAAGAAAAAGAAAAAGCATCAAAGGCTATGCGGTCGGCGGGTCGGCGTGTAGTTGACCCAGCGGGAAAAGTACAAGTGCGGGAACGCAAGAAAAATCCTGACAAGGAAAAACTCATTGCCGAAATTGTAACCGCCTTGTCCTCTATCGCAAAAGTCGAAATTGACAATGCAGAGCGTGAAATCCATTTATTTTACAATGATAAAAAATATAGGGTTGTACTATCAGAGCCACGAAAATAATCGTGGCTTTTGATTTGGTAAATTTTGCCAGCGGGGCCCCGGGGCGAGTTACCCTAGGCTAACCACGCGCGGGAGCGGGTTGCCGCAAAACTTTTTTCGAGAATTTGTAAAAACCTATTGACAAATTAAAAGATTTATGATATAATAATAATGTAAGAAAGAGAGGTACAAAATAATGAAAGAAATCAAAAGAAAGAAAAAAGAATATTGTCCTGACCCTGACACTGAATTTGATTGCCCCTATCTTGACCCTGAAACAAGAGAATGTACAATCGGCAATCAAAAAGAAGAATGTGCCGATTTTGACTGGGACGAAGAAGAAGAGGAGGAAGAAGAGGAATGAAAGTAATAATTTTATTTATCATTTTAACAATAGCAAATGTAATAATACAAACTATCAAATCAATTTGTACGATAAAGTGCGGAAAAAGCATTGCGGCAATTGTAAACGCGGTAGCGTATGGACTGTATACATTTGTTATTTTCTATACATCGGCGGACGGCTTGTCTATCTGGTGGAAAGCAATAATCACCGCACTTGCTAATCTTGTCGGCGTTTATCTTGTAAAATTATTTGAAGAAAAAGCACGCAAGGATAAATTGTGGCGTATCGAATGTACATTGCCTACCAAGGAAGCGGAAACAATTCACTGGGCTATGAAAAATGTACCGCATAACTACATTAAAATAACCGATAAACACACATTATTTAATTTCTATTGTGCTACACAAGCCGAGAGTGCGGAAGTCAAAAAAGTGATTGACGCATTCGGCGCAAAATATTTTGTGAGCGAAAGCAAAACATTGTGACGACTGGGAAAAATTCCCAGCCGCCCCGGGCACGCCGTCATTTTGCACAAAAAGCACGCCGGCAAACAACAAAATTTTGTGCAATTTGACGAACGCAAAATTTAAAATTTCTATTGACAAACACCTTGAAATGTGATATAATAAATAACGTCAAGAGGGGGAACAAGTCAATTGTATGACCAAAAAAATTTTTTCAAATATTTTTGAAAAACCCCTTGACAAATCGCACAAAGTGTGATATAATAATAATGTCAAAAGGGAAAGCCAATCCCCCATGACAAAAAAAATTTTTTAATGAGAGGTGTTCATTATGGCAAACAAGAAAACAACCAAGCGCGAGTACTACGAACTTATCAAATCCAAACTTGCGGACAATGCCGAAATCGTAGCCTTTTGTGACCACGAAATCGAACTTCTTGAGAACCGCAAGAAAACAGCCGACGGCGAGAAAAAGCTGACCCCCAAACAGAAAGAAAATCTTGCCCTTGTCGCAACCATACTTGACAATATGGAAGTTGATACCATTTATTCCATAAGCGATATGCAAAGGAAAATCGAGGTTTGTAAAGAACTTACAAATCAGAAAATCTCCTCCCTTATACGACAGGCAATGTCGGATGGCACTATCGAGCGTGTGGAAGTAAAGGGCAAAGCATTTTTCAAACTTGCCAAGGTCAAGGGATAATTCCCTTGACCCCCACAAAAGGGAAAGAGAGGTAATTATATGGCACTTACCCCATTACAACACCGCAACAAAATCGCAAATCTTATGCTACATCTAAAATGCACAGAGGCGGAGGCTGAGGATATTATAGCCTATGACGAGGCGGTAGACAAAGGCGAGCCTACAAAATATGACCTTACCGCCGAACAAATGAAAGCGACAAAAGAATATCGTATCACAGGCACACGAGATAAAAAGCCTACTACATACGAATTTACACAGAGAGAGCGCAAAGCTAACCCTACAAAACAGGCGATAATTGCGGAACTTGCGGAGACCATTAAAGCAAGCACAAAAAACGCATATGACAATGTGGTAATCACTGGCAAAGAACGAAGTATTGACTTCAAAATAGGCGATACAGAATTCACGCTCACGCTTACGCAACACAGACCGAAAAAGTAAAGATAAAGGGGACGGTAATCGCCCCCTTAAATTAGCAGAAAAGGCAAAAATTGCCAAAACGCCCGGGCGCCTCTACCCTAGCCTATGCAAGAAAAAAAGTGCCTTTGCCGCAAACTTTTTTTCAAAAGCCCCTTGACAAATTCCTTACTTTGTGATATAATAAATACATCAAGTGAGGGAGGTAGGCAATCCTTCCCAAGAAAGTAGAGGAATTAAACATGAGTATTAAATCAGACCTTTTCAAAACCGAAATCGACAACATTCAAGACCTTGACCTTCAAGCGTTCGTGCGCGAGTACCTTGAATATCACGTGCCTGACTACTTCTTCGTCATAGGCGCTAGCGCAAGCGGAAAATATCACCCCGCATTTTCACAAGGTAACGGCGGACTTGTACGCCACACAAAAGCCGTTTGTATGTTTGCGGAGGAGTTGCTTCGTATGTCGTCCTATATGTATTTGCCTGACTGGGACAAGGATATCATACGCGTTGCTTGCATTTGTCATGATACTTGCAAGTATGGCATAGACAACGAAATGACCAAGGATGAATATGCTGACCACGCGTGGAACGCCGCGGTTAATGTTGATAAAGCGTGGAATGACTGCTACAATGAAAAAGCCCCTTACATACTTACGCACGCGATAGAAACGCATATGGGGCAATGGTCAGCCAACAAAGATATAAAGATGTACACACCGCACGACCGTTGCGTTCACATGGCGGATTATATGGCTTCAAGGTCATTCATAGATATTCCGCAAATCATGGAGGACTACAACGCGGTAATCGCAAGCTACGAAAATAAAAAAGAGGGAGAGGCTGAATAAGCCCCTCCCAACAGGAGAAAAAAGAAAAACAAAACGTTGCGGGAGCCCGTCTTCGTGCGGACAAGCGCCCCGGTATAGTGGAAATATTTACTAGTACTACCAAGTAATAGTAGTCGTGGATTTGAGCGGCGCGTTTACGGTAGTAACACCGCCGAATTTGTCAATAGTAAATATCACCAAAAATTTTTGTCAAATCATCATCATTTTTATGCAAAATCACCATTTTCCCAAAATCTCCCATCACTGGGAAAATCTTCCATCTCGCGCATCGCTAACCTAGCGCATCCCTACAATATGGCCCCATATCGCCTAACTCTAGTAGCTCTAGTCTTGCCTTTTTTTTAGCTACCCTGATTCGCTCGGTCGTCCCCGGTCGAAGCGCCTGGTTCTAGCCCCAGCGCAGGCCCCACCACATAATATGGCCCAAGTACGCCTGACTCTAGCACAATCTTATTTTTCCCGAAATTATTCACCCGGCTCAATTAGCCTTTCAGTTTTATTGACCCGTCTTATTTAGCTAAGTATGAGCCGCCCGGCTTTTATTTGGTTGGGCGTAAGCCGCCCGACCAGGGCGGACCCCATCGTCACGCGGGATCAGTGCTTGACTCTAGCTAACTTTTACACTCGTTTGAGCGGGGTCGCCGCAAATATATATTTCCTGGAACTCCCTAGGTTGGATTGCGTAGCAAGCCTAACCATGCTTCTTGGAATTAAGATTTTTCTCTTGACTTTATAAAATTTTTATATCTCTTACAAATTTTTGAAAATATTTTATTAAAAATTCTCTATTATGACTAAATTTTTAAAAAGTCAAGTAATACATGCTATATCGGGCCGCCGCATTTCCTAACTATTAAGCTAAGAAATTTATTTATATGTCTATTGTACCATAGAGCAAGTGAGGACCTTAAATAAGGTCCGAACTTAGCTCATTTCTCATTCTTAATTCTTCTTGTATTCTAGGGTCATCGACAGAATACCATTTTAATTCATCAGTCAACGATCGTACATATATTTTATCTTCATCACATAGTCTATAATATGCAACACCGTCTTTGATAAATGTTTGTGTGCGCTTGACCGCATGACCGATTTGTCCAGACAAGGGATCTAATATCTCTTGCTTAAAACGCGCATAAGTTAGCCGCAAACTCTCATCTATTTCTTCTCTTGTTGCGTCTGGATCAGGGTTCGCCGCATTATCAATAGTCAAAGCCATTTCTTCCGTCAACTAGTTAGCTTGATTAAACAAATCCCGCATAATCTAGCGTTCTTCCTTGGTTAAATCGCGGAAATAATAACAACGATTTTCTATATCGTATTCTTCTACACGATACCTGGGCTTATCACGCCAACCCATCAGCCCATCTTCACCAAAATAAGGACCAAAAAATTTTTTCGCGCTCTTAGCCGCTTGATACGGGGTTACGCCAGCTATATTGGCTATATTAGCGTAGGTATTATATGTTTCATTTCCTGGGCCAATAGCCGCAAGAACTTTCAAATCAACTGTGCGGGTATAGGCTTTGTCATAGACATTAGGACCAAATATTTCATAAATTTCGATGCCGCCACGATATTCATTAAATCGACAAAAATCTTCGACTTTGCGCAATTGTTTAATTTTAGAATTGCTATACCATTTATAAGAAATACCAAGCCAAGCAGCAATTTCACGACTAGTCATTTTTCCAATATGCAATTTTACAGATTCCATAAATAAAAACTCCTTTCACAATTATTGGGTCCCGGTTCTGCAAGATTATCCCTGGAATTTTTTCGTTCATTATATATATGAAACAAAAAAAACATGGCACAACTTTTAAAGTAAATCTTTTACCAGTTCCCTCATTATTACTTAAAAAATTAAACAATAGCCTAAACAACATTTGACCAAAAATTTTTTAACTATGCGGCGAGCCGCCTCCGCGATCGGTTGAGCCAGTCCCCGCAAGAATAGGTCCAGCGAACGAAGTAAGCTAGGACCAGGACCAAAAAAAAAATAAGACTAGTAGAACAAATCTACTAGTCTTTTATTATTATATATATTATACTAGAAAAAAGGATATGGGTGGGGATGAGTGAGACTAAAGGAATTGGATGGTGTGCTGGGGTCTGAGCTAGGGCCTGAGCTAGGGCCACCCCATTTCTACATAAGGTTACATAACACTATAACACTATCTATAATATTCCATTTCCACATAACACTCTAATGCCCCATTACACAATCTCTTTATCCCAATCCTCCGGAATCTAGTAACCTAGTCTCCTCAGCTCTTCCCGCAAACACTCAGAATATTCCTACTCAGTAGTACAAATATATTCTCTATCGCCTATCTTATAAATCGTAGCTCTTACTACCCAGCCTTCTAATTCGCTACTTAACTTGCCTAAAACTTCATCATAATACTCTTTCTTCTTAGCTTCTAACTTCTAAACTACCTCAGTCGCTTCTTCGGCTTCTTCCAAAATATCAAAAGCATTACCAATCTCATCCAACACATTATAATGCGCCGATGCGTATTCATGCAATTTCTATTTCTCTTCCTTAGTTAACTCTCGATATACGTATCTAGCATTAGCCAAGTCTTCTACTTTAACTGCCCAGATTCTTTTCTTAGAACCAACTATACCTTTAATAGCTCTAGAACCTCCTCCAAAACAATAGTTGCAAGCCTTTCTCACCGCATACTTAGAATATCCTAGCTGCTATGCCATAGCATTAATACCGGTAATAGGTGTAGGACTTTCCAATAGATACTTAATTATATCTAAATGTAATGTTTTATTCTAATCTTTATTATAAGTAGAACAATAGACCTTAGTAATATTAACTCCCCCGTAGACTTTCTCGAAGTCGCAATAGTCTCGTAATACATCTAAATAAAAATCAGCTTTTTTACGATAAGTATTATAACTAACTAGTAACCATTTAGCTATATCAGGACTACTCATTTTACCAACTTTTAATTCCATAATATCCAACCTCCTTTCTATAATAACCTAGATCACACGCGAAGTTGTGCAGTTTTTCGAAACATCTAATAATATATATGTTTCGAAAAAGTGAACATTAGCACATTGTGCTCCATAATTATATAAAAATTATTTCTAATACTTTTACTATCTTTGCCCAAAAGACACTAAAATTCTTCAATTATCTAGACTAAGTACGCTTGGTGATACTTTTTTAACGCACCTATATAAAAGATTTGCGGCAAGCCAACCTCTATTCTTCACATGATCTAGATCACGCAAGATTTACCCCAGAACTTGACAATTATCTATATAGAATTAAATTGAGTTTTTCTTTGGGCTAGCTAATCAAGCGCAAGCGCTTTCAGCTATACCAAAGAAAAACTACGCTTCGCGATTAGCACTTTTACCCTTTCAGGGTAAAAGGTCTAACGCTTCGCTTGGGTAACATTTTATATTTATATAATTATACAATATTTTATCTATACTTCCTAATCTATCTTGACTTAATAAAAAATTTATAGTATAATAATAATAGAAATAAATATAGGAGTAAATATAAAAATGGATAATAATAACCAAATTTGCGGCGATTGCCATAGAAGCTTGCAGAACCTAAGTACTGACGGGGTAATAGCTATTAGTAGAAATGGTAAAAAGGCTAAAGCCCTTTGCCTTTCTTGCTTAGCTTCTTATAATACTTGCGCTAAATGTAAAAATAATATCACTTGCGCTTTCCAATCTTATTCAGGGCCAGAACCCAAAATAATCAACCAAACTATACGCCAAGGAAATATGGTAATGCAAACTCAAGTGCCTAATCCGGCTATTGTAGAAAAGACTTGCGGCAAATGCCTTTGTAGCTATGAAGACCTAGGCTGTATGCGGCAACAGGGCTATTGCGGTAATTTATTTGTTGAAGGTTGGGATGAATTACCTATCTCTACTAGTGATATACCGAAGACATCTACTGAAGCCTCTACCACCGATGAAGTTACCAATAGCAACAACTCCGACCTTGGCGAAATTTTTCCACCAGAAGATACTACTATCAATTCTACCGGCAATGAAGAAGTAAGCGGAATCAGCGATACTATGCGCGAAACCAGCCAAGATGAAACACATGACCCCGATGAAGACAGCAGCATCGCTCCCCAGCCGCAATGCCAAGAAAATACAAACGCCGCAAAGGACTCCGTATAATAATAGACTAATCCAGCTCGTCTCTATTCTCGTGTCCATAATTTCATTAGCTCTAGCTATTACTTCTTTATCGCCAAAAGCATTATAAACCATACCCGAAAACATCGTCCCTAGACAATTTCCTACTAAAATTTCCGCTAATTTTCCCTCTTTTATCGTCAAATCGCATAATTTTCCCGTATATAAATTTAGCCCAAATTTCGCTATTGTAAATAAACCAATACCGAACAATAGACTACCAACTACTCCTCCGACCGACAAATATATGATTGCGGCAAGGGCTATCAAACACCCTGCTAAAAAACTAGATACCATTGTTGTACTCCTTAAATAATTATTCGACTTTCCGTCGTCTTCTATAATTATTATACCAAAAAAAATTTTGAAAATCAAGAGGAAAGTAATATTCCTCGGAAAGGATAAACATTATGACTTCAAATGAATTTAACCAGCTCCTAGCTCAGCACAAACTCTATCTCTCGTCGAAAGGAACAAAAGGGCTATCTCTCGCTATTGTTGGTGAAGATTTTTCTAATAGTAAATTTCCTAAGATAAATTTCTCTAAAGCAAGTCTCGTAGAATGCGATTTCTCGAATACAACTTTTACTAATTGTATTTTTGACGGGACCCTTTTCAAGCGTTGCCAGTTCAATAATACAACTTTTGTAAATTGTACCTTTACTAATAGTGAATTAGTAGACTCTATTTTCTCTAATACTATATTTGACAAAAGTACAATTAGTGGTTGCGATGTGCGGCATAGTCGCTTCTTTGATGTACAGAACCTGGGGTCTGTAGTAAAATTTCTTAGGGTAGGTAAAACTCCTATAGAAACTCCCGATTTTTTCTTGACTTAATAGAAAATTTTTGTTAAAATATATATAGAAAGAAAAAAGAAAGGGGAATTTAATGCAATATTCATTACGTGCGCTTAGCCGCACAAATACTTATAATCAATCTAATTCATTATCTTCTCCTCTTGTTAAATACTACCATATCAAAAATAAAACATTTCGTAATCTCAATTTATCGTATCTCGTCTTCCAGGCTTGCACTTTTGATAATTGTAAATTTATAAATTGTTCATTTGAGGGTAGTGTGTTCTATAATGTATATTTTAGAAATTGCTATTTCAAGAATTGTAAATGTAAAAAGATATATACTAAATTTTCATTAATCCAAAATAATATAATAAAAAAATGTGATTTCCACAAATCAACCCATGTAGAGTTATACAAAAAAAATAATATAATTGAAAATTGTGATTTGGATAAAATAAATATTTATTAGATAATGAGAGGAATGGAATATGAATCATACTTTTAATCTAGGTTCGTATCGCCGCAAGGTTTTCCGCAACAAGAATTATTCCAATAGTTCATTTAAGGATATGACTTTTACACTTTGTGCTTTTGTTAATTGTGATTTTACAGGAGCAGAATTCCATAGTAATTGTTTATTCAACCATTGTACTTTTAAGAATTGTAAATTCGACCGTTGCACAGCCGTTGGTTCTTTAAGCTTTTGCGGCAGCACCTTTAAGCGCGTCACATTCCAGTGCGCTAATCTTAATTATGCTAGATTATGTCATACTATTTGCCGCAACGCTGATTTTTCAAAAGCAAATTTTACTAATGCTATTATAGCATCTATTGATTGGCGTAATACTAAATTAAATGAGGTAGTTGGGCTTAATTTTGACTTGCTGAATGCCATTTGTAATCCCGCTAATCCTACTTGCGGAATCTAATCTAATACCTTTTTATGCTAGAAGAGTCGGTGTATACCGACTCTTTGATTTTTATAAAAAAATATGATATAATATATATAGAAAGAAAAGAAAAGAGGAAAAAGTTATGATAAATATAAAGGAAATGCTTAGCGAGGAAGATATTGAAAAGATTGATGATTACAGAAGATACTATGCCGATATGGCAAGAACTTGTGGTAACGAGCAAATGGCTGATATAGAGACTATACTTCAGCCTTGGGCAGATGCTAAATCACAGTTTCTTACCAGACTTTTTCCAGAAGGTCAGACCATCATTGAGAAAGACGTTACAATAGCCCAGTTCAGCAATGAAATAAGCAATAAAATATATCATACTTTAATTAGTCCTGCGCATACTTTTATTACTAAATATACTGAGTATGTTAATGAATATTTTTACAAAAGACTTGGTGTTCCGTCAGGAAATTATTGGAATTTGAAATCTTTGATTGACCAAGATACCCTTGCCGACAACACTTGGAAAGGATGTGACTTTGAAGTTAACTATGAAGAAAATGGTACTACTAAGACTTACAAAATCCAAAGAGGCACTAAGATAATGAAAGCACTTGCTAAACTTGCTAAGATTTGGCATATTGATGTAAATTTTGAAGATTTCCGTATCAAGCATAGTCAGATATTGAATGAAGCGCATTTTACCGGTAGACTTTGTCTCTCTATCCATCCTCTTGACTTTATGACTATGAGTGACAATGCTTGCAATTGGTCATCTTGTATGAGCTGGGAAAACGAGGGCGAATACCATCAGGGTACTATTGAAATGATGAATTCACCTTATGTCATAGAAGCATATCTTAAGAGTTCTACTGATGCTACCCTTGGTGGGGTAAAATGGAATAATAAGAAATGGCGTGAATTGTTCATTGTGCATCCGGCTGGTATATTTGCCATTAAAGGATATCCATATTGGAATAGAGAACTTGAAACAATTTCCCTTGAATGGATACGCGACCTTGCGGCAAACGTCTTTCATGCTACATACACCCCAATACTGATGGCGCATACCGACAGATGTAACAGTCTTACTTATATTTACAATAATACTGTATACGATTTTGAATTCAATACTAACCATATGTATAATGATTTTTGTTATGACCATGCGGCTATGATTGCCATGATGCCTAATGATGTTCATGAAGACATTTATTATTCTGGCGATAGTGAATGTATGTGTTGCGGCAAACATGGTGATGATAATCAGATGATGATATTTAACGATGCAAATATTTGTTGTGAATATTGTCAAGAAGCACATAGATGTTGCATTTGCGGCGAAGTACTTTATGATGATCGCTTGTATTGTGATGATGATGGTAATTACTATTGTGAAGATTGTTGGAATGACAAATTTGTCTATTGTGAGGATTGCGGACAAGATGTCCCGCGTGAAGATGCCTATACAATAGAGCTGCATCGTTACGTACCCAATAGAGATTATGTAGAATACATTTCGTCTACTACACTTTGCCGCAGGTGTTTCAACAATAAATTTACTACGGAAAAGAAAGAATGGCTGGAAGAAGTTCTGAAAAAGAACGAAGAAAAATATAATTTTTATGGTGATTACCATTCGTATATCTTGATGGTTGATGAAGATATAACACTTGAAGACTGGGAAGAAATGTCTGATCAGTGTTTGCGCAAATGGTGGAACTAAAATAAACTAAAATAAATAGGTATGCGGTGAGCCGTATACCTATTTTTTGATTTTATAAAAAATTTTTGATATAATATATATAGAAAGAAAGAAAAAAAAAAGGAGAAATCATTGATGGTTGCTAAAACATTTCAAAACCTAGAACAAGTAGGAGATATATTTGTAGAAAATGGGCGCAACTATGTAAATGTGCGGACGAAGACTGGTACATTGCGCAAAGTGCGCTGGTATAATGACCATGAATACGCCCGTTTGTATCCCTCCGATACTATTAAAGAACCTAAAAGATTGCGTCCATTAAAGGATACCTTAGGATTTGTAAACGGGACAATCACGGTCTATTCAGGCGACTGTGAAAGTGAAAGAGATTGGTTCATTATGAATCATGCGCAATATAATAGATATTGGGGTTGGTTCTTTCCTTCTAATATGCAGGTGCCAGAAGAATGCCCTGAAGGACTAAAACCTGTTATAATACGTTGGGAAGATGTATTTGTGGACGAAAATCATACGCTACCAGAGAGTGTTATTGCGGAAAAAATGAATAAATTTAGAAGTGCTAATTCAATTTCGCAATACGTCGGCGAAGTAGGTGACAGAATATCACGTAATGTAACAGTTATGTATAGCGGTTACAGAGAAGGGCTTTTTGGATCGAGCTACTTTAATATTTTTAAGGATGAGGATAATAATACTTTAGTTTGGAGCACGACTGCCCGTTCTTTTTCTAAAGGATGTAAGATTCGCATCACTGGCACTGTTAAAGAACACAAAATTTATAATGGTGAGAAAGAAACATTTTTGAGAAATTGCAGAGTAGAGGAGTGGAAAGATGATGAAGAAAGCTAATATTGTAAAATTTGTAAACACAGACACCAGCGATGAATACTATTATACAATAGGAAAATCAAAGTCGATAAACAAGAAAACAGTGATGATTGCGGCAGGGACGCTTGTCGGCGTACTTGGTCTAGTCACTACGGGAATTATAGTGGCTTGCCGCAAACATAAATCTAAGTAATTTACCTCGTGGGACGGAAGAAATACCGTCCCTTTTGATTTTTATAAAAAATTATGATATAATATTTATAGAAAGAAAAAAGAAAGGGAAAATTATTTATGAGTTATTTTGTAGCTAAAGTGTGTTATTATGATGAAATAAATAAGCAAAATCAGATGGCGTATCATATAGTAGCCGCTAAGACAATGTCAGATGCGATACAACGTCTAGCTAATTATTATGACGAGTCAAATATTCTTGATGTCACAGTATCTTACATTCATGATGAAGTTTGTATTATACCCGAAGATACATACAAAATACTATTAGAATGGAGGGAAGATTAAAATGGGCGATTTGTTCAATATGTATTCTGGTTCATTGTATAATATTGGTAAAGAAATAGGACAGACCCCGTCCGCATGGAACGATGCCGATGAACAGGATGAAATTTGCCGCAAGTGGGGTCGTACCCTTGAAAGTTTGACCGATGAAGAAGCGAGATATGTACTTGAAGTAGCAAGAGAAATAATGTCGAAGGAGCTGTGATGAATATGGGTAATCTTTTGTCGCGTTTAACAGAATACGATAGAAAGGTAATGAACCGCTATATTGATTTATACGCGGCAGATGATAACCTTGGTCGAATTAAGCATAAGAAATCAATTGATACTATTTTTAAGACTTGGGCGGAAAAGAAGGAAACGCTTGGCAAGATGTTTCCCGATAATGCGTTGACTATTGAAGAAGATATTTGCTATAAGAAAGATATTAATCAAATTTATGCAGATATAGACGCCTCAGCTATTATTCACAAATTCCGTTGTACAATGCGCAATGCTTGGACAAAATATATGGATATCAATCCTAGCGCGGGAGATAGAGATACTTGGTATTATATTTCTGACCTTTTGGCTAATAGTTCGCTGGCTAAAAACAAATATGAATATGAGTCTTTTACCATTTATCCCCCGAATAAACCTATTACTATTTCCAGTGGTATGAAAACAAGCCGTGCTATTATTAAAATAGCTGAGACAATAGGTGTAAATCCGCAAATAATCGAGGATTTTCGCATCGAGCATAGTAAATTACTTAATGACACAGAAGTCCGCGGTAAGATGGTATTTTCCATTCACCCAATGGATTTTATGACAATGAGTGATAATAATTGTCGCTGGCATTCTTGCATGAGCTGGACTAATCGCGGCGAGTATCGTCAGGGTACGGTAGAGATGATGAATTCGCCTTGTGTAGTTGAGGTTTATATCACAAGTGATGACCCATATTGCTTTGATGATAATGACCCTTATATGACTTGGAATAACAAGAAATGGCGCGAGCTTTTTATTGTCAATTCTGATTGTATTATGGGCATTAAGGGATATCCTTATTGGAGCCGCGACCTTGAAAAAATAGCATTAGCTAAATTGAAAACTTTGGCTACGGATAAACTTGGCTATCAGTATAGAGATAAGACACAAGAACTTTATTGTGAAGATGATTGTTGCGACCCAGGTGACTTGATAGATTACAATGGTAATCATTATTTCTTTGAATCTGAATATATGTATAATGATTTTAGATATAGCCATTATGGATATCTTTCTGATGATTTCTGTGCGGATAAAACTATTAACTATTCAGGACCTAGTCAGTGTATGCTTTGTGGTCGTCTATGGGAGATCAATCAAGCTGATGATATAACTTGCGATGATTGTCAGCAAGAACTATATCTTTGTTCTGAGTGCGGCGTGGAAACAACCGATGCAATATATAATCCTTATACAAAATCATATATGTGCTGGAATTGTTTTAATGATAGATATGTCTGTGACGGAATTTCGGGAGATACTATTCTTAAAGAGGACGCCGCAATGCTTGAGGTTCATGACCATTACGGAGTTGCACGTAAAATCTATGTCCGCACTAGTTGGCTATCTGACCATTGGGTTGACGGAATCCAGGAGCTTGATGATGGTCAACGCATAGTCATTACACCTTCAATACTACGCACATTACAAAAAATCTACACACAAGAAACATCATATAATGACATTTTACCCTTCTAATAAAAAAAATTTGACATAGAAAAAAATTTTTGATATAATAAAACTACCAAAAGAGAAAAAGGAGATTTATAATTATGACAGATGTAAAAGTAACAAAGGCAATGAGACTTGCTGAAATTAAGGAACTTCTTGCTGATAATGCTGATATCGTAGCATTCTGCGATAGAGAACTTGCGAGCATCGCATCTAAGGCTGCTAAGGCTAAGGAGAGAGCTGCTGCTAAGAAGGATGAAACTGATGACCTTTATGACGCAGTAGTCGCCGCACTTTCTGATGAGCCCGTTACAATAGCTGATATGACAGCTAAGTTTAACAACGAAGACGTTACACGTTCTAAGGTTCAGTATCGTCTTGTTAAGGCTGTTAAGAATGGTGTTGCTACCAAGGTTGAAGTTACAGTTGATGGCAAGAAAGCTGCCGCATACGTAGTTGCCTAAAATTTATTAATCGCGGTAAAGGTAGGGCGTGCCCTACCTTTTTCCAGTAAGGAGCTAAATCAATGAAATTTAGTATTTCTAATCGCCAGCCCAAGGAATTGCGTGCAATGGCTGACGAAATTAAAATGGATTATCGTGACATAGATACACTTGTTGACCTAATGGATGAAAATATCACCAAGAAACTAGTCATTGTCGTATCGCAAGACGATAAAGTTGACTATGATAAATTAGCTGTATACGCCAAAGGATTAAATATTACAATGGCAGTATCTGATTTATCAATGGGACGAGAGTATAATGTCCGCGGTATTCCTTTCTATTGGGTTTACCCTATTACTTCATATTACGAGCTAAATAGCGCATTAGAAGCGGGAGTATCTGAAGTGCTACTTAATGCCCCGCTATATTTTGACTTGCCGCAAGTAAAAAAGATTGTGAGTAAGTATAATGCCGAAGTACGTTTAATAGCTAATATATGTTGTTACAACTATTTGATGCGTGCGGACGGGGTCTGCGGCACATATGTGCGGCCAGAGGACGTGAGCGCATATGAGCCGTATGTTAATACAATTGAATTTGTCGCTGAAACATATTCAAAAGAAGCAGTATTATTTGAGGTCTATGCAATAAAGAAAACATGGCCTGGCAATTTAAATCTATTATTGACGAATTTTAATTGCCAAGTAGATAACAGAAGCATAGCTGATGAATTTGCGGCAGCGCGTATTCAATGTCGCCAGGATTGTATGCGACGTGGCGGTTGTGATTTTTGTAATACAATAATGAAGTTTGGTAAAGCCCTAAGCACGCACAAAAATGATAAACGCTAAATAAAGGTTCCCTCTATTGATTTTCTATAAAATTTATGATATAATATTTATAGAAAGAAAAAGAAAGAGGGAATTTTTATATGAACAAAAGCATAATGCCGCCAAATGAAAAAAGAAAATTGATTACATTACTGCAAGCAACTGAAAATGAGTTGCGCAAAGGCTTGTCGGCTTGGATAAAACAGTTCTATAAATCTGACAAAGTTCACGAGACAGACCAGTATATCTATGTAGAGGGAGAAACCCAAGAAATTCTTCTTGTGGCGCACATGGATACTGTATTTTCCACCCCGCCGCAAGAGATTTATCATGACCAAGAGCAAGATGTTATGATTAGTCCTTATGGTCTTGGTGCTGATGATAGAGCTGGAATATATGCAATTACAAGACTTGTCAGTAAAGGTTATCGTCCCAGTATATTGTTCACTTCAGGCGAGGAAAAAGGCGGAATTGGTGTACAACTTTTCTTGACAGATTTTCCTACCGCGCCTAAGGATTTGAAATATATCATTGAAATTGATAGACAAGGCGAAAATGATTGCGTATTCTACAATTGTGACAATAAGGAATTTGAAGAATATGTTGAAAAGTTCGGATTTGTTACTGATTGGGGCACATTTACTGATATTAGTTATATATGTCCTAGATGGGGTATTGCTGGAGTAAATGTTTCAATAGGCTATTGGAGAGAGCATAGTACTGCGGAAATTTTGAATTTGCGTTGTTTGATGAAGACTATAAGTCGAGTAGCCAAAATGCTTGATGATGTAAGCAATGCGAAGAAATATAAGTATATTCCCGCTAAATTTTCCTATGCGAGTGTAACACAGCGACTTTTTAATTCAATACCCGATGATACCGATGCAGCATGGAATGATAATACAGTAGTGCAGTGTGAAAAATGTAAGGCGTGGTTTGATGAATCAGAGACATTTCCTATCAAAGATGTAGAAGGTAAAACAATTTATCGGTGTTTTGATTGCATTGACGGGGAAGTAGCATGGTGTATAGAGTGCGGCGAGCCCTTTCTACCCGCAACCCCAGATGCTGCGTTCTGTCCTGACTGCCGCAAACGCATGTCTTATAATAACAAAGGAGGCGCTAAAAAATGATAGATTATGAGCTTATCAAGCGCCAGGTCGGTGAAGTATTATGTCACGCCGCAAATTTGTCAAGCATTCCCGCATTAGATGAATATATGCACGAATGGGAAAAGAATAAGGCACGTTTTATCAAGCTATTTCATGACCAGTTGATATTGGAAATGGAAGAAGATGTCACATTTACATTAACAGAACAAGAAAAAGAAGATAAATTTGACGCATTTCTAAATTTTGTGCGCGAAGACGCGTATTATCGTCCCGATACAGTCAATCCTGACATAATTGATTTTATTCAGAATAATCACGATACATTCTATGATAATCAAGTTTCATGGGCTAAAGATTCTAGCCATATCGGCATGAAATTAACTCGCGCATTGAAATTTTATATTTCCGATAAAGGTTTGCTTGATGCATACCAGACAGAACTTAGCCGCATTTTGCAACAGAATAAGCTTACAGGAAAATTGTGCCTTTCGGTACATCCTCTTGATTATCTTAGTTCTAGCGAAAACGTCTCCAATTGGCGCTCATGTCATGCGCTAGATGGCGAATATGCGGCAGGTAATCTATCTTATATGATGGATTCGTCAACAATAATATGTTATTTGCGTAGTAGTGAAAGTGAAAATTATCATTTGCCGCATTTCCCCGCATCAGTAGGGTGGAATAATAAAAAATGGCGTATGTTATTGCACGTAAATGCTTCCAATAATGCACTTATGATTTCACGGCAATATCCATTTTTCACATCAGAAGGTCCGGCATTGGTTAAACAGATATATGAAACAGTAGCCGAACGTCATTTTACAGATTTTATATACAAACCTTTTACTCATATTCGTGATTATAATGGAGAAGTATTATATTCTTTGCCGGAAAAATATATTATTATGCGTAATAAACCTGTCCCGCTAAAAAATGTAGTGCATCAAGTTAAAAATAGTATGAATTATAATGATGTACTATATTCTACAGTATGTGACCCTAGTATGGCAATAGAAGTTATACCTTGGTATCTTGAGCATACTGATATTGAGCCTTTTGAGATAGGTCATGAAGTTAAATGTTTGTCGTGCGGCAATAAGCTACTTAGCCCTGACATGGGCGGAATGAGATGTTCACGCTGCGCCGAGCCGGCTGAATATTGTGTATATTGCGGCGATGCAATTCTTGATGATGATGATATACATTGGCTTAATGATGAGCCATATTGTGACTATTGCTGGGACACGCATGTAAACTATTGTCCGCATTGTCAAACTTATGTCGTTGATGATGATATGGAGCACGGTATGTGCGAGAATTGTAATAAAATAGAAGAAGAAGAAGGAGAAGAATGCTAATGGCAGCAAGAGGAACAATAGCCAAAACTAAGGTAATTACTAAGATAGCCGATACATTTGGCGACAACTGGATCGGTGAAGTTGGCGGTAAATATTATGTATGGTCGGAGGAAAATGGGCAAAAAGTGCAGATATGTATTGCCCTAACGTGTCCTAAGACCGAAGTCACCAGTGGCAATACTACGGTAAGTGCGGCGCCAGGTGATGAGATGAGTGATTTCGCCAGCCTTGTAGGGAAGACACGTGGCCCCGCTCCGGAAATCACATCGGAGGAAGATAAAAAAGCCGCCGAATTGCTTGAAAGATTAAATATGATTTTTTGACTTTATAAAAAATTTTTGATATAATATATATAGTAAAGAAAAGAAAATTCCATTTTGTTTTTTCACCGCGGTTTCAATACCGGTTGGGCCGCGGTGAGTCCTCCTTAATTGATTTTTGAAAAAATTTTTGATATAATATTTATAGAAAGAAAGAAAAAGAAAATTTCAAAATGGGCGAGTGGCGTAATTGGTAGCCGTGGTAGTCTTAGAAGCTACTGAACTAAGTTCGTGCGGGTTCAAGTCCCGCCTTGCCCACCAATAGGTTTCATTGTGAAATTCAAACGCTTTCCATATGCTTTTGCGCCGTGAAAGTCGGTCCTCTCTTTCTTTATACTGCGGGGTGGAGCAGTAGGTAGCTTGCTAGTCTCATAAACTAGAGGTCGCGCGTTCGATCCGCGCCCCCGCAAGGAGCATAAAATGTTACCGTACACCTTCACGATGGTATGCTCTGTTTAAACTAACGACGGAACTAAAAATTTTGGTTGCATTTGGATAATCTTGCAACCAAAAACTCCATAAATAATGGAGGCGAAAAAATATTATGAGTTATATTTATAAAATTGTAAATGACATAAACGATAAAATTTATGTTGGTAAGACTGAAAATTCTATTGAAAAACGATTTAAGTAGCACTGTCGAGATGCTTTTCGTGAGCGAAACGAAAAACGACCTTTATATTCTGCTATGCGAAAGTATGGCATTGAACATTTTCATGCTGAGTTGATTGAAGAAACTGACCAACCAGAAGAACGAGAAATTTATTGGATTGGTTATTTTAATGGTTATACCTAGGGATATAATGCTACTTAGGGTGGCGATGGGAAAAAATTATATGACTATGAAGTAATTTTAGCACGATTGAAAGAACATCCGTATCCTCACGACATTGCAGAAGAATTTGGATGTTCTAGAGATTTAGTTTATTTGCTAGGTAAAAAATATTAGATTTCTATGAAATCTAAATCTCAAGAATTATTTTAGGCTATGAGCAAACCAATTAGTGCTTATACTAAAGAGGGTGTTTTTATTCAACGGTTTCCTTCAACAGTAGAGGCAGCAAAATGGTGTTATAGTGAAGGAAAATGTTCAACATTAAAATCTGGTGTACGTAGCCATATAGGAGATGCCGCAAAAGGCAAACGAAAATCAGCTTATGGTTGTTTATGGAAATATGAATAACCGTCTTTCATCCTTATTTTATTTATTTAGTGCGTTTTTACGCACTAGATGGAGAATTAGTTTAATGACAAAACCATGGTTTTTACTATGATGCGAGTTTAATTCTTGCATTCTTCACCACCCCGCAAGGGGAGAAAAAAAATTACAGGCATATTAGTCCTAAACTAAAGATTGTAAAAATCAGTTTGGCGCGTTTATTTACTCAGGACGCGCTAAATGGGGAATTGTTGGAACAGTAGACAAGATGGTCTCAAACACCATTGCCCTAGGCGTAAGGGTGCGAATCCCTTATTCCCCACCAAGTTTTCCAATATGAGGTACCATCCTCCTTATTGGTTCTTATCGCTTCTATTATTGACTTCCCTTATAGGAGCGTTAAGTTTATATAGGGGTTGACAAAACGGACTGTCAATCCCAGCATGGGAAGATAGCCAAGTGGTAAGGCAATAGTTATATTTGGGTGACTAGCAACTTTTAGCCACGCTCAGCAATTTTTTCTTAAAAAGAAAATATCAAATAGTCGGGGACTATGTATCGCAGGTTCGAATCCTGCTCTTCCCACCACAAAATTATTACGTCGAGAAAGGATAAAGTATGAATTCATTTATTGAAACAATGAAAAATTTTGGTGAAACCGAGAATGGCGCGGTTGCCTATAATTCTACACAAAGCGCGCTGTTGGACGCATTTGGCTCTCTCGGCGCAATGAAAGATTCTTCCGAAGAAGATATAATAAATATATTTTCTAAGGCTTATGATGAAAACCCCAATTATGCGATGAAGCTCTTGTTTTATATGAGAGATATCAGAGAAGGTCAGGGAATGCGGCGAGTGTTTAGGATATGCTGTCATTGGCTGGCTTATACACACCGAGATGCCCTTTGCCGCAATCTTCAATATATCAGTAAATATGGCAGATGGGATGATTTAATAACCTTATTTTATAATCAGCCCGATGTTAGAGATGAAGCTGGTAAGATTATACGTAATCAGTTAAATGCCGACATGATTGCCGCACGAGATGGCGGAAATGTTTCTCTTCTTGGCAAATGGATGCCTTCTAATAATGCATCTAGCAAGACGACTAAAAATATGGCTCATATGCTCACCACTTATCTCCATATGACACCAAAACTTTATCGTAAAACTCTTGCTTATTTGCGAAAACATATTGATGTTGTAGAATGCAAGATGTCGGATAATAGCTGGGATAAGATTAAGTATTCTACAGTTCCTTCTCATGCTGCAAATAATTATGCTAATGCCTTTGCAAAGCACGATATAGACAGATACCAAGAATATCTAATGAATCTTGCTATTGGTAAAGCTACAATAAATGCGAACGCGCTTTTCCCAAAAGATATTCTTCACAAAGTCTGGAATTATTCAAGCAATAGAAATGTTACAAATATGATAGCTGATGCTCAGTGGAAAGCATTACCTAATTATTTTGGTGATTCTATTGAAACTGGCATTTGTGTCGTAGATACTTCAGGCTCTATGTGGGGTGACCCCCTTGAAGTAGCTGTATCTCTTGGCTTATATTGTGCAGACAAGTGCCGCGGTCCATTCAAAAACCATTTTATTACATTTTCCTCTTGTCCTTCTCTTCAAGAGATTAGGGGTGCAACTTTCGCGGAGAAAGTAAATAATATGAAATATTCAAAATGGGGTATGAATACAGATATTGAAAAAGTATTTGATTTGATACTTATGACTGCTAAGAATTCTCGTTGTAAGCCTGAAGATATGCCTAAGAAATTGTATATTATTTCTGATATGCAATTTGATGAAGCAAGAACAAAATATGATTATTATTCACATAAGCCTACTTATAAAGCTCCGTTTATGCAACAGATGAAACAAAAGTTCAAAGATGCGGGTTATGAAATGCCGGCATTGATATATTGGAATGTGCGGGCAAGTCATTGTGCAATGTTCCATGACACTTTTGATGGCGAAGATTGTTGCTTTATAAGTGGTTATTCTCCTGTTCTCTTTAAGAATATTCTTGAAGGTACTGAGTACGTTGAGGTTACTAAGGCTGATGGTACGAAAGAAGTAAAACAGAAAATAGACCCTATGAATGTAATGATGACTACGCTAAATAGTGAACGTTATGCGCCTATAATGGCGTATTAAATAAAATAAAGGCGCGCACAGCAACCTTACTAAAACGATTAACTGATAATTAATAGTGCTTGAAAAAAGCGCCTTGTATTATTTAGAATGAGGCTCTCACAGCAATAATTTTTCTATGGAATTATAGTAAAAATGAGCCTCGATTTATGTCGGAATACCCAAGTGGCTTAAGGGGATCGGTTGCTAACCGATTAGATGGGCTATTCCCATGCGCAAGTTCAAATCTTGCTTCCGACGCCATAGGACAAAAGTGATAAATCTATTTATCTTAAAATTTATAAGATATGTAGATAGAAATATCTATAAATCTAAAAAAGTAAAAGGAGTGCGCTATGAATAAATTTAATTCAATACGTATTTCTGAAAGTAATTTGACGGAATATTTACACGCCAAATTTCCAACCGCAACAAACTTCGTGTATTTAGCACCAGTGCGGCTAACCGCTGTGCCACAATTGCTCCAGCGCGATTATGGAAAAGCGCTGGATTGTACTCTTACTTCTATTACTGCGGTAATGATGTATTATCTGCCACATAAAGGCGATAATGAAATTTATGATGAAGTAGAAAAGGTGGCAGAAAAGTATTTTTATAATGGCGACAAGAAAGGGACGAATCCTATATTTATTCGTTCAATTATGAAAGATGTCGCAAAGCATTTTGGATTGAAGAAATCAATGAAAGTTCATTATTTGAATGGTATTGGTTTTAATTTCAATTCTATTAAGAAAATGATTGGGAAGAAAATTCCTATCATTATAAATATATTCAAGGATGGTCGTAAATACTATGATGACCACTCTATTACCATTACTGGCTATAGAGAAGTCAAAGTAGATGGCAAGACGAAGAAATTCTTGATAGTTCAAGATAATTGGGCCAAGGATTATTCATATCTTGATTTCGATTGCCTTGGAATGATTGCCAGTCTGAATTACGCGGACTGACAATCTCGCGATGCGGAGTATTCTAATTGGTCTAAGAAAGCGGTCTCTAAAACCGTAGGAAGCTAGTCTTTGACGCTAGTCTGTGTGGGTTCGAGTCCCACCTCCGCAGCGGTATCATGCAACAGCCTTTTCGTGGCGATACTATTTCTACTAATGTTGCAAATTAAATTGATGATACAATAATGTGAAACTAGCCGGGCTTATATTTGGCTCGTTACCTATACATCCACGGTGGCTGCTGCTAGTGCTGAAGGCGCCTTGTATCACATAGTAAATATGAAAAACCTCCCACAATTACTACAATGAGTGAAACGATATATCTCGTAGTCGCTTGGCAGCGTTAAGCCACATATTTACTATGCGTTATAACTCTACCAATACGTTAAATTGGGGAATGGCTAAAGTGAGAATATTATTATTATGTTGTTATTATATTGTAAAAGGATTGTTTGGTAGTATGTTAGTTTAGCCGCTAAGATATGTACGAAACAACACCTGGCTAATAAACGAAATATATCCCATTGAAAAATGAGGGATTGGACTGAAGGAGCGGCAATGATTGACCCCTGAATGTATGTCAAGTCATTGAGTAGTGGAGTAAATGTGATAGTTCGTTTAAAGGTTAATAATTATAAATACCCTATTGAATTTTCAATAGGGTATTTTTCTATCCAAAAGAAGGAGGAAACAAATTATGGGAAAAAATTATATAGAAGCATTTGGCGCAATAGAGTCTAAAATTGACGTGCGCGATTATCAAGTTGCATGTGCGGCCGCACCTAATGTTGAATTACCCGAGGTATTTGAGCTAAATATGCGCGCTGTGAAAAATTAGTTAGCAGTTAGTTCTTGCGTAGCACATGCACTAGCCGCGGTGGTAGAATATTTTAATTTTATGCAAGAGAAGACCGATACCACGATGAGTACAGAATTCATATACGGCAACCGCATTAATCATACTTATACCGATAAAGGTATGATTATTAGAGACGCACTTGAAAATTTACGAAAGTATGGTACTTGCCCCAATAATAGCATGCCAGGTAATATTGAAGTGCCGGAAGCCATTAGGCGTTTTAATCAAGATGCGCTTGGAGTTATCCCTGCTGCATATCCTAATCGTATTACCAACTATTGTTCATTGTACAAAAAAAATGATATGAAATTATGGTTAATGACAAAAGGACCAATCGTATTTTCGATTAAATGGTATGAAAATTATTGGTTGACCGTAAATAATGAATTACATTTTGATGAAAAAAGTGAGCCATCTGGCTGTCATTGTATGGTTATTTATGGCTGGAATAAAGAAGGTTGGTTATTTCAAAATAGTTGGGGTAACATTTGGGGTGATGGCGGTAGAGCTGTGTATCCTTATGATGCTACGATTAGAGAAGCCTGGGGTGTTGAAGATACTTGTTATAGTACCTATAAAGATGATTTAGTAATGCAGCTAAAAGACCAAATTAATGAATTAAACACAGCGCTTGCGGCGGCTAGCCTAAAAGTTGACAATGACCAAGCACAAATAAATGAATTACAAGCTCGCATTCAGCAATTATTGGAAACTAATGCCATGACCGAAGAAGAACGCGCACAACTTGAACTAGACCAAGCACGCCTCGTAGACGCGCTCGCGCAATCAAAAGCTGAAGTAGAAGACTACGCTAAGAAGTTGCAAGATGCGCAAATTCAAATTAATTTATTAAACGATACAATTATTGAAATTAAGAAGCCATATCAAAACTGGCCAAAGTGGTTAGTTGGTGTGATTAATTTTGTATTAAATTTATTCCGCAAGAATAAGAAAGAGGTTGGAAAATGAAAATAAAAATTAAATTACCAAATTGGTTAATGACTATTGGTAATTATATCTGGTGTTGGTGGAGTAATCTACGCTGGTATAAAGCCACAAAAGAATATCCATTGTAGGAAAAGGATATTGCTACACAAGACGAGGCTGATAAAATTGATAGATTTTATGAATTTCTATCAAGAGCTGCTAATAGAGTAGATGAAGGTTTTCATTATACTAATGATGGTATAGATGAATTTGGCGATTCAATGCGGCCACCGGCTCAATGCTACAAAGATCTAGTTGAAGGTAGCTTGAAAGATGATTGCGATGGTTTTCATTCGGCATTATATTATATTATGTCGCAAAAAGCATTGCATGCCCCTGTTTATATGGCATCTATTGGTTCACGTGATGGTAAAAGAGGTCATGCTATCTTAGTCGGGGTAGATCCGCTTGGAGGCTGGTTCGCGCAAGACTATGGAGCAACATTAAATATTGTGGCATTTAACCAAGAAGAGCTGGTTAAAGAATTACAGACACATTATGCTACACGTGGATATGGTGAAGATGCGCATGTTCAATTATATACTTATGATAAGAAAAAAGGTTTTCGTGTTAAAAAATAAAATTTGATTTTTATAAATTTTTATGATATAATATTTATAGAAAATAAAGAAAAGAGGAAAAAAGAATGGCGTTGACAGAGAAAGGACGTAATGCGGTAGAAAAAATTATTGATAATTATCCGCATGGCGCATTTAGTGCAAAAGATTTAAGTGATGCATGCGGCGAAAAGATTGTTGCTGCTACATTGAATAGTGTTGCTAATAATGGATATATCAATAAGCTTGGCGGTAGTCCCGTTCAATATGAAGCTATTGACAATTTGGTTGAAATATTTGAAAAAATAAAAGCTGAAGATGTATCTAAAGGTTGTGATAATAGTAATTTATGTTTAGCAAAAAAGGTAAAAAATGATGAATTTTATACTCGATATGAAGATATTGAAGCTGAAGTAATGAAATATCGCAAACAATTTCGAGATAAAATAGTTTATTTACCTTGTGATGACCCCGCGGAAAAGAAAAGCGAATTTTGGTCATTTTTTGTGAACAATTTTGATTCGTTCGGATTAAAAAAATTAATTGCTACACATTATAACGAAGAAGGAAAAGCCTATAAAATCTGGATTGATAGTGATACAACTAATGATGGATTCATTGATGATGCCGATGCTATGCAAGAAGATTTAAAAGGCAATGGCGATTTTCGTTCACCTGAATGTTTGGACATTATGAAAGAATGTGATATAGTATGTACAAATCCGCCATTTAGTTTATTTAGGGAATTTGTTGATGCTATTATGACTGCCGATAAATCATTTTTAATCATTGGTAATCAAAATGCATTTACTTATAAAGAAATTTTTAAGCTAATTCGAGATAATAAAATTTGGACTGGATATAATATGGTTAAAAAATTTAATCAACCAGATGGTAGCATAAAAACTTTTGGTAATGTGTGCTGGTTTACTAATTTAGATACAATAAAACGCAATGAAGAACTGGTATTGACTAAAAATTATGATATAAATATATATCCCAATTATGAAAATTACAAAGCGATTGAAGTAGATAAAATTGCAAATATTCCTAATGATTATTTTGAAGTAATGGGAGTGCCAATTACATTTTTAGATAAGTATAATCCAAATCAATTTGAAATTCTTGGACATACTAGTTCTAGCGATATTAGTGACGCTGTAGAAGAATTAAGAACAGATAGTAAACATAGAAATCGTGGATTAATTAATGGCAAAGAAAAATACGATCGTGTATTAATTCGTCGCAAGAAATAAAGAATTTATTGATTTTTAATAAAAAATATAGTATAATATTTATAGAAAATAAACAAATAATAATATTTTTCAATCATACAAAAGCTAAAGTTATTATATAAAGTGCTAAAGGAGATTTGAATTATGGAAATTAAAAGAGTGTCTATTAAAATTGTTGACTTATGTGATGGTTATAAGAATGATTCAGAAGAAGATATTGAACGTGGTGTGTATGCATATCATGGTAAATTATGTGTGCGGCCAGCGTTTCAGCGCATGTTTGTCTATGATAAAAAGCAGGAAAATGCGGTAATTGATACTGCGCTCAAAGGCTTCCCGCTTAATATCATGTATTGGGTTGATAACGGCGATGGCACATACGATTGCCTTGATGGACAGCAGCGCACAATTAGTCTATGTAATTTTGTAGATGGAATTTCCAGTTTTCAGGCTCCTTGGCTTAAAGATAATGCGCGCATATATATACATACACTCAAAAGAATTGACCCTGATTTGTATGCTAAATTTATGAATTACGAATTGGAAGTATATATATGCCGCGGCACAAAAGCCGAACAGATGGAATGGTTTAAAACCATTAATATTGCGGGGGAAGAATTATATCCGCAAGAATTGCGTAATGCCAGCTATGTAAGTAGATGGCTTACCGATGCTAAACGTTATTTTAGTAAAGCTAATGCATCATCTACTGCAAAATGTCCTGCCGAACGTCTTGGCGGTCAGTATACCAATAAGAATGCTAATAGACAAGAAATTCTTGAACAGGTAATTTCTTGGCGCATTGGTAGTAAAGAAGATGTTGATATATGCAATTATATGGAAGCACATATCAATGATAAAGATGCATCTGATTTATGGAATTATTTTAACAATGTAATTAACTGGATAACTACGGTATTTTATGAGACATATGATAAAGGCATGGCAACGGTCAACTGGGGTAAATTATATAATGATTATCATACCGAAGATTTTGATGCTGATGAAATTAGTGAAAAATTTAATGAACTAATGATGTACAAAGCAACCAAAGAATTGGATATTTCTGTTGCAAAAATTTGTGAATATTGTATAACACGTGATGAAACATTGTTGAAACATCGTGAGTTTAATGAGGCGCAGAAAACTACGATGTATAATCAGCAGTGTGGTATATGTCCTGATTGCGGCAAACACTATCTTAAGGCAGAAATGCATGCGCATCACATTGTACCGTGGTATAATGGCGGTGTTACAGAACTTGCAAATGGTGTAATGTTGTGCGAAGAATGCCATAGACAGAGACATCTATAATATATGAATAAGTAGCTATTAAGCTACTTTATCGGGGTATAGCGCAGTTGGTAGCGCACCTGCTTTGGGAGCAGGACGCCGGGGGTTCGAGTCCCTCTACCCCGACCAAAGGCTGTTGAAGTACAGCTTACTCAAAATAACTTCCATCGTGCCCACGATGTTTTAGTAAGGGCGGTTCAGTTTAGCAGGACCAATAAGTGCTAATCGTATGGCAAACGAATTGCCGGCAGTGCCACAGCCTTATGTGTCTCTATCTCCCTTCGGTGTGGGAGCTGTGTAAAATAGCTTTGAGCAAGCAACACCGAACACCATTTATATTTGGAGAAGTACTCAAGTAGACCGAAGAGGCACTCCTGCTAAGGGCGTAGGTCAGGTAACCGGTGCGAGAGTTCGAATCTCTCCTTCTCCGTCAGGCTAACACGCCTCTGTCAAGACCGCAAGCGCAACCCGTTGGTCGTTCAGAAAGACTCAAAACCCTCGTCTTGATGGGAGCAAATTACGTAGTGGGATGACAACCCCCAGAAATGCACCCTGTTCTAAGGTTATGGTCCAGAGCATGCAGCAAGTATGAGCCTCGTCAGCAAGAAAGCTGTGTGCTCGCAATACAAACAGTTGCCACTCCTTTTGGCAATAATAGTGCAACCCTATGCATAGGGATAAGGTTTGAGTCGATTTGCGGTTAGAGTCGGCCAAGTTTATATGTTCGCTCGAGAGAATGTATGAATGTCCGCAATATATGCGAGAATAGCTCAGTAGGTTAGAGCGCGGTGCTGATAACGCCGAGGTCGTTGGTTCGATTCCATCTTCTCGCACCACTCGAGTCTGCAAGAAGAATACTTAGTATAAGAACTCACAATTCTGAGGAAGTAATTCGGAATAAAAAGTGGCTATAGTGACAGCAGATATAACACCTCGGGACCATATGTGCCTGTAACTCAGTTGGTAGAGCATCTGCTTTTGGAGTAAGATGCCGCGAGTTCGAGTCCCTTTACCTCAAATCAATCTAGACTAATAAAGAAAGAAGGTTATAATTTGTTAATTAAATTAAATACTATTCAAGATGTGAATGATTTCACAGAGCTAATGCGTGCAGTAGATGGAGAAGCCATTGCCGCACAAGGCAATTATAGAGTAGATGCTAAATCTATTTTAGGTATATTTAGCTTGGACTTGATGAAGCCTATTGATGTTAATGTCAATCTTAAAGAGCTTGTACGATTCCAGGTAAAGTAAAACAATTTGATTTTATAAAAAATTTATGATATAATATTTATAGTAAGAAAAAAGAAAAGAAAAGAAATTTGAAAATTAAATATGCGCGCGTGGCGAAATCGGTAGACGCAATGGACTTAAAATCCATCGGTAATGAAGCCTTGGGGGTTCAAGTCCCCCCGCGCGTACCAGTCTCATAAGAGACACACTACAACATTAAGAGAGTTTAGGTTATTGGGGATGTCCCCCAGTGTAAAATTCGCAATAGAATTCCCTATCTCTTTATATCACCCTTAATAGTAGCGCAAGGTGCAATTCCTTGGAGGGTGTCGGTTGACTACCGAAAGTCATTTCTTAAGAATGGTGAACACTACCATAATAAAGTGTGATAGCATATATTTTGACTGATTGCAGAGAAATATATTGTGATGCTTTTGAACATCTAAAGCTTGAAGTAAGATGTTTGCATGTAATAAATCCCGTGGTGCATAATTAATAGCTTAAATGATAGGGGAAGAACCTATTTCCCGCGGGTACAAATCTTGGTGCCACGAAGCCTAAATTGATATGTCATATCAAGCCTCCCATCTCAGGTTGGAGCAGAAGGTGGTGCAAATGTTTCTTGCAAAGCAGCAGTTGGTTAAATGGAGTTAGATGAACAGCCAAGATATATTAGCTGATCTACTTAATGTAGAAACAGTTTCTTTGGGCGGTAAAATTCGCCCAATGCAATGAATGCAGCTGACTAAGCATTCGAGACATACACAAGGGCAACTTTGTGTATAGCTTGTGATAAATAAATTCTAGACACTTTATTTTATCTGAAGTCAGAAAGACAGCACACAGGGGCCGCTGTCATAGTGGGTGGTGGTATTCCCACATACATGCTTCGTTAGCTCAGTTGGTAGAGCATGCGGCTGTTAACCGCAGTGTCATTGGTTCAAGTCCAGTACGAAGCGCCATAAAATCCATATTAAATTTATCATAGGGTAGGACCTACGAAGCTCTTAATTCGTAATTAGTGGGGCAAGGCTTGATCATCTTGCGATAAGTTCCGGAATATAAAATAAAACCCACAGCCGGTAGAATGTTTGATAATTTAGTATGGTTGGTTAGTAATGCATTAGCCAAAGCTAAGTCTAGAGCTTGATTCCCACTGCAGGGGAAAATGCATTTTTATGCTAGCGTAGCGCAATGGTAACGCCCTTGACTTGTAATCAAGTTATTGTAGGTTCGAATCCTATCGCTAGCTCCAGCTGTCGGAGAGTTGCCGCGACAATAAAGGCTGAAACCGCCCAGATGTAGAAGTGTCATCCCATTTTATAAATTTTTATGGAGAAATAAAATTTCGATTATGGTGGCAAATCCATAGGGTAGCATAATAGTTCCGTCGACAACTAGTTATGCCAAGAAGGGACCCCAGACGCCTTCTTTTTCTTTTGATTTTTATAAAAATTTATGATATAATATATATAGAAACAAGAAAAAAGAGTGGTATGTAAATATGTATGTATGTCCGACTTGCGGCCGCGCCTATAAAAGTGAAGAGGCTGTGGCGAAATGTATGCTAGCGTGTTGGCGCAAAGAGCATCCTTATTACCAATCTAAACCAGCGCCACGAGGCGAAGATGTCAATACAAGAGAAGTAAATAATGACATTATGAATTTTTTCAGTTCATTACAGAAGGAGAATACATAATGGAAGAAGTACTTGTAAAGTCACATTTAATAATTACGGAAATTCACGATGAATATTCCATGAACTGGTGCGGCAAAGTATATGATGCTAAACCGCTATTCAAAAATGATAAACCCGTATTTGTAATTATCAGTAGCTATGCCCGCACGGAATTAGCAACTACTGATATGATAAGATTGGAAGAAGTCGCTAAGATGCTGACTAGACCGAAGGGACGTGAGGCTGTGACTAGTGATGTAGCGCGTATCTATATCAAGGAAGTAGATGGTAATGAAAAACTGCTGGGCATAATGACACATAAACATATCAAATCATATGCGCCTATGTATGACAAAGTTGGATATAGGTAATAATTAATGGGATATAGCCAAGAGGTAAGGCACGGGACTTTGACTCCCGCATTCGCTGGTTCGATCCCAGCTATCCCAGCCATACACTGGAAACGGTTCAGGTCCAATCGGCCGACTGAGTTGGTGAGGGAAGTGAGGTTGGTTTACTCTGAAAAGAGTTGTAAAATCCTCCGCCATTAAAGTAGTTCTGAAAAATGAACTCGCTCAGTCTTTAGTGCAATTTATATAGGGGCGTAGCCAAACGGTAAGGCAACAGACTTTAACCCTAGCATTTCACTGGTTCAAATCCAGTTATCCAGCGGCATCAGGCAAGGAACCTTTACGAGGTGACGCTATTTTAACTAATCCTTGCGCAACATAAGAAGGAGAATGTAATCGTATGAATAAATGTGATTTTTGTAGTTGGTATGACCCCGATAGTATTGGCTGCTATAGACGTGGTTCAAAAGAATGTGAGCGTGCGGCAGAGCGCTATACTCGCGTGATGCTAGCTAAAGAACGCCGTAATAGCAATAGCCGCACATACAATACAACCTATAATACGCGTTACAATAGTAAGAAGAAGAAGGGTCGGTATTAATGCCAAAAAAAGATATATTGCATAAAAGTCCAACTCCGAGAGCATTAACCTATATTCGTAAGTATTTCAAAGACAAAGAATTTACACAAGGTGAGTATAGCAATATTACGGGTGAAAAAATTGATAGGTCTACATTGAAAGGCTTAGTAAAAAAAGGTTTCTTGCGCGAAGACATTGGCGTAGTCATACGATACACATATACTGGAAAAGAAGGGAATAGCTGCTAAGGCTATTCCCTATTTTTGATTTTATAAAAAATTTATGATATAATATATATAGAGAAAAAGAAAAAAAAGAGGAAATTGTAAATGAAGCAGAGTATTGAGCAAATCGAATTTATAAAAAACTGTCAGATTATTGATAATACCTACTATAGATACGTATCGGACGACTTTCAATTTGAATATGGTGCGATTAATATAGTGCCAAGATTTCACCTTGATAGAAAAATAAAAGAGGAGCTCATTCAATTTAAAGCGGTGGTGGCGACATCTTTGGTACTTAAAAGAAATTCTGCTAAAGGAGGTTTGATATATGAATACCAGATACTCCACAGAAATGAGAATAATGGATTCAAAACAGAATGTGCAAAATTTCCTTTGTATGATTATACAATAATTATTAAACATATAGGTGACGCACAAATACAAATTTAATAAGGAAAAGAAAAAGAGGAAAAATAAATGAAAGACAGATATTCCGCAAATGACCCAGAGATAATACGCATTTTAGCTGATTGCCGCACAATCTATCTTATAGGTCATTGGGCACAATATGGTTATTTGCCATTGCCTTTTTCGGGCAAATATAAATTTACCGAACCATTGGTCTGGATGTTTAATGACCATAATGGTACCTATGATGAATTTATATTAACCCCAATCACTAAGACAACTACGGGGTATGTAATTGATTGGACTTTTGATGAAGAAGAAGCTAAACGAAAGATTGCAGAATTAAACGAGGGGAAGGTGCAGTTATGAGTGCATATAAGTATTTTTTTATAAAATCAAATACTAATGAGTTTATACCAATAGGTGAATTTAGTCGTAATACAGAAGTATATCGTTATTGTAGTGCGCCTTATGAAAAAATTAAACCTCTGACTATTGATAATTTAAATCAGATTATATGCGATATTGAACAAGGCATTGAATGTGTAAAACGCAGCATACAAGCCGACAAAGATGAGCGAGAGTTAGTTGTCAAAATGAATAATTCTGTTAACGAAAAAATGGAAACGCTTCTTGAGATAGGGCGTAGTATAAATGAAAATACTAACTATCTTGATGATTTGAAATGGGCATGTAATTATTTCGCTTTCCTTATCAATATAATTGATTATGCAAAATTCAATAATAACTATGATATAAATAATTATATTTATGTGGGCGAGGAAATTCCTGAGCCGACAGTAGATGATATTGAAAGGAGTAAAGAATGATTATGAAAAATGAAAAACTTGTTGTAGATATTGGTATAGTTGAAAATATAGTTATAATTAGAGTAATTGATATTCCTAATGTAGATTTTTCTGCTACGGAAATCAAAAGATGTTCCAATGACCCTAGTGAAGATGTAACCATAACACTTACTACTAGTACTAAAGATAGAAATTTAACAAGTATGTATTCTTATTCTGTTGATGTAGGAGATGATTGGAAATTTCTTTTTCCTACTGTAGAATATTGTGAAAATATTACTACAAAAGCACTTACATTCAGTGATGCATTTAAGGCTGAACAATTTGTTAACTGTTTTAAAGCAGCAGTAGCGAAAGTTAATTCACAGATTGAATCACCATTATTTGAAGAAGAAACCGTAATAACGTGGGAAAGGTGCGAATAATATGACTAATTGTGAACATCTTATAGAAAATGCGCTTGTCGCTATCCGCTGCGGCGATGTGATTTTAAAGAGTCGTTTGATAAAGAAGCCGACTGCTTTAGCTGTCGGTAGTTCACATATAAGTAAATTTAATGAAGGTAGATCATGACAAACATTCTAACTGAAAAAGATATTTTTATAACTCCAAACACAAATGTGGCGATAGATATTATACATCATATGAAACCTTTGGATAAGGAGAATAAACAATGAAGAAATATACACAAGAACAATTAATCGAAGCCGGTTACAAAATTGAAAACGCACTTATCACAAACGTAGACCTCAGTATGGCTGACCATGGATGTCTTACATTAGTAATGACACTTGAAGGTGATAGCTGGGGCGCAGTGTATGGTGGCTATTGTCTTGGACACGGCTACCTAGGTGCAGCTGATGACTTCTTTGACGGCAGTGCTGTTGGCATGGAATACTTAATTAGAATTATGGACACTGTTGGCGTCGAAAAGTTTCAAGACTTAAAGGGTAAATATATTCGTGTTGCCACTAAAGGATGGGGTGATCCAGTCAAGATTATTGGCAATATCATTAAGGACAAGTGGTTTGATGCAGAAACATTCTTTGTAGACCATAAGGAAAACTAATATAATTTTTGTAAAATACAGTTATCCACTTCACACAAGAGAGTATAGTCAGTAATGAAAGGATAATTGAATAATGAGAGTAAACAAAGATAATATCTATAAGCTAAAAAAAGAAAATGAACAAACTAGGAAAAATAATTTTGGAAATAAATAAACCTAATCTGCCTCCAGAGGATATGTATATATTAGGATGGCATCAAGGCAGATACAGTTTGTTCGAAGATATTTTTAGATGCAGTACAAATTATAGATGAAATAACAAAAGAATTCACAAAATAAATGAGGTGGCAAAATGATAGAAACATTTATAAAACCAGTGATTTATAATAAAAATCGTCCTGGAAGTGCTGAGCAAATAGCCGCCGGAACATATAAAAATTTTAATTACTATGTCCTTAATCTGCGTACACACCCGACCGCTTATGTTGATGTAAGCGACTCTCCGTTAAATGGAGTGTGCTATAACGATATTGATATATATTGCCACGGCGGGCTTACATATTCAGAATCTACTCTTAACACTGTTGACAAAAAGGGTTGGTTTATCGGCTGGGATTATGCTCATTATGGGGACTACATGGATTATGGAGATACTTACCTCAATAACATGTTTCCAGACAAGAAAAAATGGACGACAGAAGAAATTGTCGAAGAATGTAAAAATGTAATTAATCAAATTGTAGAGAAATATTGCAAATAAAAAGGTGACGCAATATAATGAGAATGATGAAAGTTTTTTATATAGAAGAAATAACCGATGAAGATGTCCGTGATGTTTTGACGGAGTATATAGGTTCTAATGATAGTTACATATCTTGGCACGTCAAAGAACGTGAATATTATGATGAATATGCTAAGTCAGAATTGATTGCCATTAACAATGGCTTGATAGCACTTGGTTGTGATCCTGGCGAAGAGGTGTTAATAGCAATATAAAATGGTCAATTCAATTAAATTGACTTAAAATAAAACCCTTATAATATGAAAGGGTAAAACCTTAGACTAAAGAGTAGCTTGGATTGGCGATACTATCGACCCCAGCTAAAGCCCGCTTAAGGGCTCGGGCGCAAATGGCTAAACCTTCACGTGGTGCGCCTGTTAGTAACTAATTAGCCAAAATTAAAAGGAGAAGTATATGCCTGGAGTAGAAATATTAAATACCACAATATATTACAAAGACGTTTTGCCTACTTGGGCTATCATATTTATAATATCAGTTCTTGCAATTCCAATGATTTTAATAATTATTGGTAAAACATTCGATACTGATAGTATATTTCGATATGGAGTAATATTCCTTGCTATTGGAATACTTGCTTGTGTTGCTGTATGTTTATTGACTTGTCAACCAGCCAATATAATAGATTATATAGAACATGAAGCATTTATAAATGATTCAGTTTCATTCGTTGAATTTAATAAAAAATATAATGTTATAGACCAAAAAGGTAAAATATATATAATAAGAGAAAAAGGAAAATAAAAACTAAAAAGGAGCATTGCCTATGAAGACAATAATTGCATTGATTGCGCGTATGCTACTTTTAATATTATGTACCGTAATCATTATACTGATGCTAATATAGACAATACAAAGTCCAGAAAATTCAGTATTAAATAAAATAGCAACTGCTGGGTTAGCAATTATAGTAGAAATATTAGCTATTATTACTTGTTTAATACAATCTATGCCCAGTGATTAGAATAAAAAATAATTAATTTATTAAACCCTTATTCAAGGGTTTTTTAATTTGACTTAACAAAAAAATTTTGTTATAATAAATATAGAAAGAAAATAAAGGAGGAGAGTGAATTATGTATATTCAAATTCTTGATATTGATACTAATATAATTGTTTATGAAAATACTATAGCTACTTGGAATAGATTTTAGATAATTTCACGACATCGTTTAGGTTTAGATAGTATCTTAGGAGTAATAGATACAGATCCTATCGACAGTGATATAGAAGAAATACCTGAAACAATTTTCCCAAAAGCTTTACAAAAAATTTTACCCAGTCAAAATTTAAATATTACATTGGATAATTATACAATTTCACTTACTAATGTAACATTTAAATTTGATGATAATTTTAATAAAATTCGTTTTACGGGAGAGGAGTTTATTTAATGTTAACTATTACTATAAAATATAAAGATAATACCAAAGAAAACACTGTTATTACTTCAGATGTAGAAAATCTAACAACGATTTATACTACTCCAGCTGAAAATATGCATCATTATAATATTGAACGTTCTATTTCTGATTTATCTGATAGTCAGTTAAAACAAGTATGGGAACAATTAAAAGTAATAGACACCAATACTATTTCCGAAGTTTTAATTTCTTATGATATAGTATCATATCATAAAGAGCATGGTATTAATACTTTTGATTATATAATTCAATCACGCGGTACTACATTATCAGAAATTTTAATTTTTTGGGGGTAAATCATGGCTGAATATAGTACTAATACTGGCTCGCTTTTTAAAGCTAATCCTCAATATTTAACATCCTTATATAACAAAATTTCTAACTTAGTTACAGCTTTGAATCAAACTTCAGATGACGCTTCTGGGACTAATTATGGATGGTCAGTTGGTAATGCACCAGTACAACCATCATATACTAGGGGTACAAAAGCTTATGCACCTAGTTGGTATAGCGATGCTACGGCATACCATAATCAAAATTATTTTACTGGTACAATACCTTCATTACCTACTAATACTGCAGGTATAGGTGATTTAATTAAAGGTTCTAGTTTGACAAGCTTAGTAGCTTATGTAAATCAGCTTATTAATATTGGAATACAATGTAACTATGAAGCATGTTCATATACGCCTTGCGTTGGTTGTGAATATACTTATCCTTGTGGAGGGTGTTGCGAATCATGAACAATATTCAAAGTCTTGATTATTTTATTACTGATACGACACCTGTCAAAGCTTTACATTTATTTACTACTTCAGCTTGTAATTTGAATTGTGAATTTTGTTATTTGCATAAGAATGAAGCATATCATGCATTAGATAAAGAAATTCAAGCAGCATGGGTTAATCATGAATATCCTAAAACAATACTGAAAGTTTTAGATCGATTAGATATTAATCCATTAGAAATTACTGGAATATATTTATGGGGCGGAGAATCATTTTTGCGAATTAATGAAGTAACTGAAAATTTGCCTGATTTATTTGAAATTTTTCCTAATATAGATTATTGGTTAATTCCCACTAATTTTACAACAAATACAAATGATTTAATAGATTTTATTAGTACTTTAAATAAACTGACGGTTAAACCATTTACTTTACAAATGCAATTATCTATTGATGGTCCAGAGGGTATCTGGCGTGAACATGGACACCAAGTATCTGATAAAATGTATGAAAAACAAATAGACGCCTTGGCGACTTTTTTTAATAATTCTGAATTAAAGAATATTAAACAGTTTCGTTTCGCAGTTAAAGCTACTGTTGGTTCTGAATTATATTTTTCTAAATTAACTGATATTGTTGAAATGGAAAAATATGCGCAATGGTTTGAAGATTTTATCGCTATGTTAAATAGTAAAATTTATCATCGTAATTTTAGAGGAGTTTATGCTTTTCCATCAATTGCAACCCCCTATAAGGCAACTGTACAAGACGGTATTAATTATAATACTGTATTACGTAATTGGAATTATATTAAAATGAATAATTTTGAACAAAGTGACAATTTGGCTACAATGGGTGAATATTATTATAGTCAGACAGTTTTTGGCAAAAACTATTATATAAATGAGCCAGTATTAGGTTGTGATATGTTTGCACAAGCATTAGTGATTAGTCCTGATGGTACATTAAATCCATGTCCAGGGTGTTTTGTAGAACATCGTAAAGATTATCAAGATTTGTTAAAAGAAGAGCATAATGATAATTTATTACGAGCCGCCAAACTTGTAGAAAAGCACGGTAGTTTTAATCCTTTGACTGCAACAGACGAAGATATAAAACATTATAAATGGTATATTATGCAAAGTTGGACTGAATATCAAACAATTGGGCTAAGTATAAAAGAAGCTGGATTAACCGAGCTAGCCCTATCAGGACAAGTACCTTGGATTTATTATAGTGACCCTAGAGCACGCATGTCTGCCGCACGTATTATTGCCACGCACTGTAATTGTGCTAGAGAAAATATTCATGAATCTGGAATACCGCAAATTTCATCAGTTGGTGGATTAAGACTATTAGGCAATGGCGCTGTAGAAATTGTTGAACGTGATTATTCTAAGCCGTCACATACAATTTTGCGATATAAGAAGGAGCATAATTTATGATAAGCACTACTTATAATGAACAAAATAATGCTTTAGCTAATGATATATTACATCGTAATTATTATGATATTTTTAATAATTCAGCAACTAAAGATTTGCGTACATTAAGTTTTATTATAGACAATCAAATAACAAAAAATCATTTTTGTTTTAATAATTTTCAAACTGACACAATAACAACTGGATATAATAATTTATTACCATTTATTCAATGGTATATTCAAAATGATTATCAATGCAACATTGAATTATTTGGTGAAGGTTGGCAAGAAAATCTAGAACAAACGCATTATATTTTAGGTTTATTATTAAATAATTTTGGACGTGCCAGATTTAAACCTAAACAAATTATTATTCATGGTAATTGTCCTTTTCTTAATTATCCTAATTTAATGCAATTATGGGAAACTTATCATCAAGCTTTTTCTCGGACACGTATTACACTAGTTTTTCGTACTTATGTTAATGGATTAGGATTGGATATAGATGATAGATTAACTCAAAATTTTTATGAACAATACAAATTTTGGCATAAAACTCATTTAGTATATAATACTGTAACTTTAATAGGTAATAAATTAAAAAATTGTTTATCTAATTTAGATTGGTGGCAACAATATTTTTCTACTCCTGAATTACTTAATACAAGATTTATAGAAGACAAGGGATATAGATATACAATGGATGATATTAATTTATTGTCTCAATATTATATAACATTATTTAATATATATCTTAATATTATGGGAAAAGAACAATTGGCTAAATGGATAATTGAAAAAGAATCAATAGTACAATTAAATCCATTAATTTGTTCTAGTCAAGATACAATTCCTTGTCATTGCTATAATTCATTAACTATTGATTTAGCAACATTAGCAGTTGGTCTATGTCCTAATTTAAGCAATTCTTTATTTACTATTGGGCATTATCAAATTAATGATGGAAAAATAACAGATTTTATTGCAGATAATGTAGATATATTAATTGTTAAAGACCATCTTAAACGAAGTGAAATGCCTAAATGCATACAGTGTTTATTTGCAGGATTATGTCCAGGCACTTGTTTAAGTTGTAATTATAATGAATCTGGTAATCCCATAGTTCCTATGTATGAAGTATGTATGTTATTGCGTATGAAATACGCTTTGCTTTTTTCATTAGTAAAAGATAATAATATTATAGATGAATGGTCAAAGATAAATACTATAGAAAGTCAATATTTAATTAAGCTATGTCAGGAGGTTAACAAAAATGTTGAACACTAATTTAACGACCTATGACTTTATAAATTCACTAATTCCAGTTAGCTTAGAACAAGAAGATGAAATTCAAATTATTAATAAATTAAATTGGATGCTAACAAAAGTAGCAGACAATAGTCAATTATATGACCAGCTTAATTATGAATATTTATGTTATTTATTAATTCATTATCCAGAGCATGAAAAAATTCAAGCTTTATTAAAACAAATTTTTACTAAAGTTGGAAATAATTATCTTTATAATTTGAAAGTGCAAAAGCGTCGCGAATTACAAAATGAGATTTTATCAGATCGACGTGTAACCGATTTATTTAAAAATAAACAAAAACACAGAAATATGCGTTATGCATACTGGGATCAAATATTTGATAAAAATTTAGGTAAAGAACCTAAATAATTCATTACCCTTGTCTGAATAAAAGACAAGGGTCTTTTTTATTTGGTCAATTATCATCAATAGACCTAACTAATTTTCTAAAATATAATAGAAATAAAAAATTTTATTTTGGAGGTATTATTATGATTTCAATTATGAAACAAAATGATAAAGATACATACGGTGTAATTACCTACCTTATAGATACAAAAGCTGATGTTGACAAACTCCCGACTTACTGCGCTCCAGGGTCAACCGCACTGTGTGCTGAAACTTCTGATGTCTATATCTTAAACAATGCAAAGAAATGGGTTAAACTTGGTTAATTTAGAAAGGAGCTAATAATATGGATTTAATTACTTATGCCCTTCTAAATAAAAAGAAAGCTAGCCTAGTCAATGGTAAAGTTCCTGCCAGTCAATTACCTTCTTATGTTGATGAGGTACTAGAATTTGCCGGACGAGATAGTTTTCCTACCGAGGGCGATAAATCAAAAATATATGTTGATACTACCACTGGTTCTTCATATCGCTGGAGTGGTACAACTTATTTTACTATTGATAATTCAAGTTATACAAAAGAGGAAATAGATAATAGATTTAAAGCTATTGAAAATCAATTAAATCAAAAAGCCGATTTAGATGACATCAATGGTTTATTGACTAATACAAAATCTAATATTGGTATAGTTTCATTGCGAGATATGAATCCTGTAATTCGTCCACTTAAAGTTATCACGGCGCCTAATGCCATTATTCAAAAATATGGCAGAAATTTATTACCAAGCGATTATCAATTTACTACTACTACTATTAACGGTATAATATTCACAAACAACAATGATGGTACAATTACTGCTAATGGTACTGCAACCGATGATATTCAATATCCATTTAAATCTGGTTTATTCCCCGCGGCTGGCAAATATGCAATTTCTGGTGCGCCAAAAGATCACGCTAGTGAAACAACGTATTATTTATATGTCACTGATGGAGAAGATTTCTTGACCTAGGGCAGTAGTGATATTTGGTTAGAATGTCAAAAAAATGCTAAATATACAATAGGTATTGGTATTAAAAAGGGATATACTGTTAATAATTTAGTATTCAAGCCATAGATTGAGCATGGTCAACGAGTAAGTGCATACCAACAATATAAAGAGCCTATTATACATCAAGCTGATGCTACAGGCAATATTGTATCTATTAATAGTGAAAATGATATAATTACACTTATTTCACCCGATAGTAATAATATTACTGTATCTTATTATCGTGATTTAAATAAAGCAATTTCTGACTTACAATATTATCTATCATTTGAAACATTATAATAAATAAAAGGGACTAGTTCTTATTGAGCTAGTCCCTTATTTTTTTGATTTTATAAAAAAATTATGGTATAATATTTATAGTAAAAGTAAAAGGAGGAAAAATAAATGGTCAAGCAACATCTTGATGACATTATTCCTGTGCTTAAAAATAATTATAGTTATCCAGCTGATAATATTTTGGGCATCTTCTTGCAAGGTAGTCAGAATTATGGTCTTGATTATGAGGGTTCAGATATAGACACTAAATTAATAGTCGTCCCAACGTTGAAAGATATTGCAATGAATCAGAAACCTATTTCAACTACATATGTGCGGCCGAGCGATTCCGCGCATACTGATCTAAAAGATGTGCGCCTATACATGGAAACATTTAAAAAAGCGAATATAAATTTCGTTGAGATATTATTTACTGACTATAAATATGTTAATGAATATTATCTTCCTGAATGGAATGAGCTAGTTAAAAACCGTGAGGCTATTGCACATTATAATCCTGCGCGAGCTGTTAAAGCAATGGTTGGAGTTGCCCTTGAAAAATACCATGCACTAGAGCATCCTTATCCTATTGCCGCAAAGGAGATAGAAGAATTTGGTTATTCGGCTAAACAGCTACATCATCTAGCCCGTGTTAGATATTTTATGGAAGATTATTTGGCAGGTATTGATTATAAAGATTGCTTGAAGCCAGATGAAGAAGTTAAGGAAATTCTCATGCATCTCAAAACAACACACATGCCACTGGAAGAAGCAAGAGTATTAGCCCAAAGATATCTTGTAAAAATAAAAACTATGGAAAAAGAAGCTATGAAAAAGTATGATATCAATGTTTCTGATAAGGCTGTATTAGATTTATTCGATACTATACAATATCAAATTATAGAAAAAGGACTGAGGAAGGAGATAATTACAAAATCATGACATATTTTATTACAGGTGATAAACACGGAAATTTTGAGAATGTATTGCTGTATTGGCCTAGTGAAATTACGCAGAACCCTAATGCCGCAGTCATTATACTTGGCGACGCCGGAGTAAATTATTATCTGAATAAACGCGACTATCTTCTTAAAGAAACAATAGCCAAGCATACCAAGTGCATCTTCTATTGTATCCGCGGCAACCATGATTACAATCCTACTAAACTTCCTAATATTACTTGTTCTTACGATGCGACTATCCAGGGTAATGTATGGTATGATCCAGACTTTCCAAATATTAGATATCTAACTAATGGCATCTATTATTTTAATGGACATAAAACCCTTGTAATAGGCGGTGCTTATTCAGTTGATAAATACTATCGTCTTGAAAATGGATGGAATTGGTTTGAGGATGAGCAGCCCAATCAAGATGAGAAAGACGCAATATTTAATCTTATTACAGATAATAGAGAATTTGACCTTGTACTTACCCATACTTGTCCTTATGAGAATCGACCTACCGACGCCTTTCTTCCTTTTATTGACCAGAGTACTGTTGATAATTCAACCGAGCATTTCTTGTCAGAAGTAAAATCAAAAATTAAATTTAATAAATATTGTTTTGGTCATTTTCATCTAGACCGTATTGAACCCGATGACAAATTTATTCAATACTATCACGGATTTGATAATATTGAAGATGTCCTACATGATGAAAGTAGCCAGCCTACAATAAATGAATGGAGGAGAACCCATAATCAATGACAAATCTTGATAAAGAACTAATAAATTATTTGCCTAGTAATTCACCAACTACGCAATATATGCTAGATGAAATCAAAAGGCAAGATGAAAATATAGAACTAATTGCAAGTGAAAATTTTGTAAGTGATGCTGTGCGGGCAGCCTGTGCGAGCGTGTTTACAAATAAATATGCGGAAGGATATCCGGAACATGTAACGCGCATTTCCGGGCGCAGTGGAAGATATTATGGCGGTTGCGAAAATGTGGATAAACTTGAAGAATATTGTTGCAATAAATGGCGTGATGTATTTCAGACTGATTACCATGTAAATGTACAGCCGCACTCAGGTTCACAGGCTAATGCGGCGATGTATATGGCTCTTTGTAAACCAGGCGACACTATACTCGCACTTGATCTAGCTTCTGGTGGGCACCTCAGCCACGGGAGCCCCGTAAATTTCAGTGGCCAGGTATATAATTTTGTACATTATGGATTGGACCAGTATGGTTGGATTGATTATGATAATTTTTATGACCAGATAATCGCATATGAGCCTACTGTTATTCTTACAGGAGCTAGCGCTTATTCGCGTATAATTAGTTTCCGCCAGATATATAATCTTATCCAAGTGGCTAAAGATGTTGTAAATCGTAATAGACAAGAGAAAGGTAATAATACACCTTATGAGCCTTATTTCTGCGTAGACATGGCTCACATTGCGGGATTGATTGCGGCGGGTGACCATCCTACCCCATTTGGGCTAGCTGATGTAATCACGACTACTACGCATAAAACACTTCGTGGACCGCGTGGTGCGCTAATTTTCTGTAAGCCGTATTTGGCTAAGAAGATTGATGGCGCAGTCTTTCCGGGCAATCAAGGCGGTCCGCTTGAACATATTATTATGGCTAAGGCTATCGCCGCAGAAGAAGATTGTACACCCGAATATCACCAATATATTCATAATGTAGTGGCTAATACAGCAGCTATGGCTCATGAATTTTCGAAGCTAGGCTATGATATCGTAACAGGTGGTACTGACAATCATCTCTTTATGCTTGATTTTACACGCAAACATCCTACATGGACTGGTAAGTGGGTACAAGATACTCTTGATAAATATCATATTACGCTCAATAAGAATTGTGTACCTAATGAAACGCGCAAACCCAGTGAAACTAGCGGTGTCCGCATAGGTTGCGCCGCTATGACAACAAAAGGTTATACAAAGGAAGATTTTATTAAAGTCGCACATGACATAGATAATATATTAAAAGAAGAAAGCAAAAAGCTAGAAAAATAAAAATAAGCCCAGGACCATTAGGTCTTGGGCGATTTTTTGATTTTTTAGAAAAATTTTGGTATAATATATATAGAAAATAAAAATAGAAAAAGGTGATATTTATGAGTACATATGCATGTTCTGATTTACATGGACGACTTGATTTATACAATGCGATAAATGGTTGGCTATGTGAAGATGACAAAGTAATTTTTGCAGGCGATGCCATTGACCGTGGTTCGCATTGTCTTGATACTAGCCTTGCAATTCTTGATAATCCCCAGTGGGTTTATCTCAAAGGTAATCATGAAGATTTAATGGTCAAAGCCTATGAAACAAAAGATTTCTCCTTGTGGTTTTGGAATGGTGGCAATAAGACATTTTATGATATCAAAGAAAAGTGGGGCGATCCTACTCCATTTTATCTATCTGAAATCAAGCGTTTGCCAACTTGGTATTATCATGAAAATACAATAGGCAATAGTGTGATTGTATGTCATGCTGGATTTACCCCTGACCACATGCCATCTGAATATGAATTATTATGGGATAGAAATCATTTTACAGACATTTGGCCTAGCGAAGATAAGTTTGATCACGATATTGGTGTAAATGCCACAAACACATTTATCGTACATGGACACACGCCTGTACAGTCTATCATAGATAGCGATGATGATCCTAAAATGATGTTTTATTGCGGCGGACATAAAATCAATATTGACCTAGGGTCTGTGTGGAGTGGCATTGCCGCACTAGTCAATCTTGATACTTTTGATGAACATTATTTTGATTCGCAGGGGGAAATTATGCATGCCTAAACAAGGTCAATTTATATTCCATGATTTTTATTGTATTAATTGTGGAAATAAAAGCTATACATTACCGCGTAAAACATCTAAATTAAAAGAACAATTTCATAGAAAATTATTATTTTGTCCTAAATGTAAAAAAGAAATTAATCATATAGAATGTAGAAACGATGAAGAAGCACTGATGTTTAAGGAGGCATTTAATAATGGAGAATACAAAGAAGAAGCCGAAGCACCTGTGGTTACTAATCGGAGTGCCTGGGTGTGGGAAAGACACTTACTTGACTGAAACGGGAATAGATCCCAAGTTAATCGTATCACGAGATAAAATCAGATTTGCAATACTAAACCCAGAAGATAATTATTTTGACCAAGAGAAATTAGTATTCAAAACATTCGTATACGAAATACAAGAAACATTAAATCATTATAATATTTGTTATGCAAATGCCACAAATTTAAATGAGCGTTCACGCCTAAAGCTACTTACCGCACTAGCACGTGATGATATTTATATTAATGCAATTTATTTTACCACACCAGTAGCAACATGCATTGAGCGTAATGAAAAAAGAGAAGGAAGAAAAAGAGTGCCGGAACAGGCTATTTATTCAATGGCTAAAGCTATTCAACATCCTAAAGAAGATAGAATTATAAAATATACAACAATCGTGGAGGTAAACAATGATCTACCTAACTAGTGATTTGCATCTAGGTGATAGATCATAAAATAAAAATGGGATATATTTATAAAATTACTTGTATACCTACTAATAAAATTTATATTGGCAAGACAGAATCTACAGTTTAGAAACGTTGGAAAGACCATTGTCGATCAGCATTTTTAGAATCACATAGTGATTATAATTTTCCTTTTCATCGTGCAATTCGCAAATATGGAATTAATAATTTTATGATTGAAACATTAGAAAAAATTAATGATTCTGAAAAATTAAAAGTACAAGAAAAATATTGGATATAGTTTTACGATTCTTATAATCAGGGTTATAACTCTACCTTGGGTGGAGATGGTAATTGTCGTTATAATTATGATGAAATTGTAAAATATTATTTAACACATAATAATTCTGTTTTTGCTACATGTCAAAAGTTTAATATTTATGACCAAGTGGTTTATTCGGCATTAAAAAGTCAAAATATAGATTATAAAAATTTAAAAACTACAACTAAAAATCGTTATAATAAAAAAATATTATGTGTTGAATTAAATAAAATTTTTAATTCAATGTCTGAAATAGATAAATATTTCAAGAAACCAGTGCATCCTAATATACGGAGAGCTTTATTAGGTATTACTAAAACAGCTTATGGATATACATGGAAGGAGGTAGAGGAATAATGATATATGTTACTAGCGATTGGCATCTAAATCACAATCAGCCTTTTATTTATCAATCTAGAGGATATAATACAGTAGAAGAGATGAATCAAGCAATTCTTGAGCGATATAATGAAATTGTCACGCCCGATGATACTGTTTATGTATTAGGAGATTGCCTTTTAGGACCAATAGAGGGAGTACAATTGTTATCTCAATTTAATGGGCATAAAATATTAGTAGCCGGAAATCATTGCACTGATAATAGGCTAGCTGCATACGATCAAGCGCATATCTTTGAGCACATGTGTATGGCTATGCGATTAAAATACAATGGCTATTCATTTTACCTATCACATTACCCTACTCTTACCGCGAATTATGATGACAAAGGTCTGAAACAAATGACCATTAACTTGTGCGGTCACATACATACAACTGACCCATTTTATCATATGAAAATGGGAATAATGAGCTATCATGTCGAAGTTGATGCGCATGATCTACGTCCGATTAGCTTGGACGATATAATTAACGATATAAAGGAGAATAAAAAACAATATGGTCAACTATAAACCAAACAACATAACAGCACCAAATCTTACCAACACTCAGCTAAGTGGTACAATAACAGCAGTACGCGCATTTGGTGACGCTATAACTACTATAAATGATTTAGTAAACCCTTGTAATCCTAATACATGGTATACTACCAACACTAGTGGTGGTAAGATATCATTTGAGCTTGCTGATAAACTTGAAGTTATTGATAAAACTAAAAAAGAAGTCAGAGACGATACACTGACAACTCTAAATGACAATTTTACTTTACGATATTATAAAGATGGACATCAGGTAGGCGCCCCAGAATTTCTTCCTAAAGTCACTGATGTACAGACCTATGGTGATAAAGTAGTTAAGGTTATATTTGCCGATGGCACATTCACTAAGGCTGTTAAAGACGATGAAGATGATTTTCTGACTGCCGGTATTGCTATTTGCTATTTAAAGAAAATGCTTGCAAGTGATGATATTAAATATGGCACAAATGCGTTCAATAAAGTTATTTCTAAGATAATAAAAATCATGGACAAGAATCGTAAAGCCGCTGAAAAGAAAAAGAAAGATGAAGCTGAGGCAAAGGCGAAGCGTCTTGCAAAAGAGGTTAAGAAAAATAAAAAGAAAATCAAAAGGGATAAAAGAAAATGAATAAAATAGCCGTTTATACCATTTGTAAAAATGAAGAAAAATTTGTAAATAAATGGCTTGATTCAATGTCAGAAGCAGACTATATGGTAGTATTAGATACGGGATCAACAGATGCTACCATAAAGTTGCTTGAAGAAGGTAAGAAGAAATATCCTAATCTAATATATGCACAAAAAGTTATAGACCCATGGCGTTTTGACGTCGCCCGCAATGCCAATATAGATATCATTCCAAAAGATGCAAATATTCTATTTGAGAATGATCTTGATGAATGGCTAGCCCCAGGATGGTCAAAGCCAATACGAGAGCGTTGGGTTGAAGGAGTTCATGAGCGCGGTGAATATATGTATGCTTGGTCGCATCTTGAAAATGGTGACCCCGCGCGTATATTTCGATATAATAAATTACATACATGGAATTGGCGATGGAAAGCACCAGTTCATGAATATCTAGCAAGAGTAGGAGTAGAAGATAATACCGCGGCTAATTATACTGCTGAAGAAACTATTAATTTTGGATTCGATGTATTTCTACATCATTATCCCGACCCCACAAAATCTAGAGGGTCGTATCTTGGGCTATTAGAGTTACGTTGCGCTGAAGATCCCGATGATGAAGTCGCGCCAGTCTATTTAGCGCATGAATATAGCTATCGCGGAAAATATCAAAAGTCAATTGATTTATTACAACATTTAATAGATTATGCTAAAAGTTATACTGACTTAGAGCGAGCCAATTTTTATATGTTTATGGGCGATGATTATTTGGCATTAGATCAAGCTGAGAAAGCAGTACAGTGTTACTTGAAAGCTATATCTAAAGCCCCAGAATATCGTGATCCATACATGCATTTAGCCGAATGGCTACAGACTAATGGTTATAATTTAGCAGCTATTGGGTATGTGCGGGAAGCCATTAAGCGCACCGTGCGCCAGTATTCGTGGCTTGAAGGGGACGCTATTTGGTCTTATGTTCCCTATGACATTTTATCACGCGCCTATTTCTATTTAGGTGAATATGCGAAAAGTGCTGCTGCGGCAGCTGTCGCACTTAGCAAAGACCCTGATAATAAAAGATTACAAGATAATTGGAAAATTATTCAACCCACGTTGGTTGATTTTGAAGGAGATATATAAATTATGAAAAAAATTATTGCATTGGCACTTGTCCTTATATCATTCGTACTGATTCTATGCGCTTGCGGCAAACCTAATCCCGCACCAGTAGAAGATTTCACAATCAATAGTTCTATTTATATTAAAGCCACCGATGCTGATTATGATGAGCTAAAAGCACTAGCGCAGAGTAGAAATTATAAATCTATTACCGTCAAAGATGGATATTATATTTGTGAGCTAAGTCAGGAAATGTATCAGAATACCTATGCGTCCGCAAAAGTAAATATTGCCTATGAGCTTGAACAGCTTGCGACTATTGTTCCTACAGTAGCGCGTTATCGCATTGCTGATGACCTATCTACTGTTACAATAGCAGTTTATGATAGTAAATGGAATCATGCAGAAAATGGTGGAGACATTATAAATATTCTTAATACATTATCTAATTGGCGTTATACGCTTTATGGAATAGAAAATGTTACAATAGAAATTATTAATTTTACAACTAATGCAACAGTACAGACTGTCACTATTAATAAATAATTAAACTAAATAAAACAAGACAAAAATGCGACCCTCACCTAATTAAGTGAGGGATTTTGTCGTGGAGCTTCGAGGTGCCCGCTGACTGGAATATTTTCGCGCATAGCAAAATTTTTTGAACAATAGCCCTAAATAAATCGAAAAATATTTTAGAACCAATTTGACTTTACTAGAAAATTTTGATATAATATAAATAGAAAATAGAAAATTCTATAAGGAGATATTATGAAAAATAAAGAACCCCGTTTTTGTTGGGACCCCGAAGCGCACATAGCTACTTGTATAGTTGAAGTAAATAGTAAAATATTTTGCGGTGTAGCAACTTGTCATCCAGAAGACCTAGATTTTGAAAGTGAAAAGGTTGGGTGTAATATAGCCTATGCGCGCGCCGTAATTAATGTATTACAAGATCGCGTAACCAATGATTTAAAACCTCGATTGGCAAGCTTACATCAGCTCTATTATGCTATTAACAAAAGCAAGTATTATGATGAAACATCTTATCCAGTATGTATGTTGATCCAGCACATGGAACATATAGAAGATGAAATTACTGCCACAAAAGACAATATTAAACAAATAAAACAAGATTTGCGGCAATATATATCAGATAAAGAAAAATTATATAATACTATGCGCGCCAATCGTCAAAAGAAAGAGGCGAAAAATGAAGATACAGCATCAGTATAATTTTTATGATTTAAGCGCAGTTAAAAGAGGCTTACCCATAGAAGTATTAAATGATGAGTATACTATAATTTCAACTTGTTCATTGCAATACATAGATAATTCAATAGAAAATATAGATTTGCCTGTTAAAGAAAAATATAGATTATTAAGCAAAAATAAATATAGAATAAATAAAGATATATATCAAGTAATATTATATAATAATAATATATTAGAAAAAGAAAATATAAAAAGAAAAAATTTTGATTGGGCACGACCTGAAATGAAAGATTTGGCATGCGCTGCTTGGGCTAATGATAGTTATTGTATTGATAATTTAGTTTATCATACTTGTAGTTTAGAAATGTATAATTATGCTCAGTGTTTTTTTGGAAAAGACTCTATTATATTACATTGATTTATAATTATTAAAAAATTTCCGTGATACGTAAGTATCTACGGAAATTTTTATCTTTAATAATGTAATTTTTGACTTTATAAAAAATTTTTGATATAATATATATAGAGATTAAAAAGAAAGGAATGTATACAAATGATTATATATACAGATGGATCAGCTAAAGGTAATGGAAAAGCTATTAATACTGGCGGTTGGGGTTATGTTGTTGTGTCTGACGATGATGAATATATAACATCAGTATCTGGCGCAGAAAATAATACCACCAATAATCGCATGGAATTGACGGCTATTATTTCAGCTGTTGAAAAATATGGTAAAAGTAGTCCTATTCCTGTAATTTGTTCAGATTCTAGCTATTGTATCAATACATTTACAAATTGGATATTTTCTTGGGCAAATAATGGTTGGAAGAATAGTAATAAAAAAACACCAGAAAATATAGATTTGATTATGAAATATTATAATATGATTAATAATGGTTACAAAGTTGATTTTGTAAAAGTTGAAGGTCATACTGGTCATAAGTGGAATGAATACGCAGATAAACTTGCTACTGGTCGTATAACTCCCGAACAAATTGAAATGATAGAAAGAGAAATGTGATGGCAAATAAAAATTTATATAATGAAAAATCTATTGAATCATTATCGCCATTGGAATTCACAAGGCTGCGTCCACAAGTATATTGTGGTGATACAACTTATAGTACCCAGCTTTTAGTGGAAATATTATCTAATTCAATTGATGAATATAGATTGGGGCATGGTACGATAATCAATATTACAATAGATGATAGAAATGCAATTACTGTAACTGATGAAGGTCAAGGATTTATTCCTAATACATTTAGAGATGATGGAAAGTCAATTCTTCAAGCAGCATATGAGGTAATAAACACATCTGGAAAATATAGAGATGATGGCACTTATGAGGGCACGAGTCTGGGTATGTATGGTATAGGAAGTAAAATAACCACATTCTTATCACACTGGCTTGAAGTAGAAACGTACCGTGATGGTCAAACTGAAAATATTTTATTTAATGAAGGCGTATTTTATAAACGCATACCTGGCACTTGTGATAAACATAAACATGGGACAAAAGTCTCTTGGTTACCTTCTGAAGAATTTTTTACCCATGTAGAAGTTGAAGATGATAAAATACAGTCTCTTCTAAGGACAACATCTTGTCTATGTCCTGGGTTATTAATTAATTATACTAATAAAGGAAAGAAAATTGAATATTTTTCTAAAAATGGATTAAGTGATTTAGCTGATGATGCCATAAAAGGAAAAGAAATTATTGGTAAAAGATTTACAAGTAAATTTGAAAATGGTAAAAATAAATTAGATTTTATTTTAACTTATACTTCATCTTATAGTTCTACAATTACTGCTTATGTAAATACTGGATTAACAGAACGTGGTCCACATATTACAGTAATTAAGGCATTAATCACGCGAGAATTAAATAAATTTTTCCTAGATAAAAAATGGTTTAAAGATAAAAAAGATAGTTTTTCAGGCGATGATATACAAGAAGGCATTTATATTGTGTTTAATTTGACAGCACCTTCTGTTGCTTATAATGCACAAGTTAAAACAGATATCACACAAATTGATATGACGCCTTTTACAACTATTTTAGCGCAAGAATTTCAAACATGGCTTGCTGCTAATGAAAAAGAAATTAAAAAAATATTCGATAAAGCTAATAAAGCACGTGCGGCAAGAGAAGCGGCAAAAAAAGCTAGAGATAATGCGCGTAATCAAGGCGAGAAAAAAGTTAAAGCCTTAAAATTTGATAGCAAATTAGCAGATTGTCACAGTAAAGATAGAAGTAAATGTGAAATTTATATTACAGAGGGTGATAGTGCATCCGCGAATCTTAAGACAGCACGTAATAATGAATTTCAAGCTGTTATGCCAGTCCGTGGAAAAATTTTGAATTGTCAAAAAGCTTCATTATCGCAAATTCAAGGTAATGCTGAAATTAGGACTATGCTTGATGCGTTTGGGTTACAAGTTGATCCTGTACAAATGAAAATTATATATAATGAAGATAATTTAAGATATGATAAAATAATCATTATGTCAGATGCTGATATAGATGGGGCACATATTAAAAATTTATTTTATACATTTATTTGGAATTTTTGTCCTGAATTGATTCGTGATGGACATATTTACGCAGGTGTTCCACCGCTATATAAAATAATAATAGGTAAAGAATATAAATATCTTAAAAATGATGAAGAACTTGAAGCATTTAAGAAAGCCAATATAGGAAAGAAATATATAGTTGGTCGTATGAAGGGGTACAAGGTAGTCTGGCCCCTATCCACTTTTCCTCTAATTAGAGGGGTCGCTTAAAATAAGCGGCTAACGAGGTAGTCTTCAAAATTTTGGACATTTTAGGACAATCTGAAATGTGTAAATTTTATATAATAATGAAGATAATCTCGTGGGAAGACACTGTGATTATCTCCAATAAATAAAAGGAGATAATTAAATGATAGGAATTTATAAAATAACAAATAATATCAATAATAATTGTTATATTGGTCAAAGTATTCATATAGAAGAAAGATGGAAAGAACATAAATCTAAATATAATTGGGAAAAAGAAAATAAAAAACCATTATATTTAGCATTTCAGAAATATGGATTAGAAAATTTTTCATTTGAAATAATTGAAGAATGCAAACCAGAGCAATTAAATTTAAAAGAGCAATATTGGATTGATTATTATAATTCATATAATAATGGATATAATATGACAAGTGGTGGAGAAACAAATTATGGAGATAATCACCCTGGTCATAAATTAACAAAACAAGATATTATTGATATTAGAACAAGATATGCTAATTTAGAAAGACGAAAAGAAGTTTATTTACTTTATAATCAAAGAATAGGAGAATCTGGTTTTAGCAAAATATGGAAAGGTGAAACATGGAAAGATGTTATGCCTGAAGTGTATACTGAAGAAAATAAAGAATATCATTTACACGATACTGGAAATATAGGTTCTCAAAATGGAAGAAGTCGTATTACAGAAGAAGATGTAAGAAATATTCGACTTAGAAGAAAAAATGGTGAACAATTAAAAATTGTTTATGAAGATTATAAAGATAAATTAACAAAAGGTTCATTTACAAATATTTGGTCTTATCAAAATTGGAAAAATATCACAGTGTAACCTGTATCGACTATCTCCGTTGTTGGAGAGTAGGATTGCTATTGATACGCAATTCAAAAAGGTGGACTCGATGATGGCAGTTAATACGTTAGCTGGAGAGAAGAAATAGTCAGTGCCATTGGTGACAATGGAATAACACGTAGGCGAAATGAGCGTGGAGGAGACAGAAGAAACGCTTACAGACCCTGAGGGTAGAATTATTAAACAAATTACAGTAGAAGATGTTGAAAAAACTAATAAACTATTTGAAGATTTGATGGGAACAGGCGTAACCGCACGAAAAGATTTTATTAAAGAACATTCAAAGGAGGCCGTGTATAATGCAGAATGATATTCTTAATGAATTAGGTACTAATTTTATTGAATATGCGGTAGCTTGTAATACAGATAGAGCTATTCCTAATGCTAATGATGGATTAAAACCAGTAGCTAAAAGAATTTTATACGGCGCTTATTTGCATGGATTTAAATCAGATAAACCGCATGTCAAGTGCGCAAATCTTGTAGGTCAGGTTATGGGTGAGTTCCATCCACACGGCGATTCTTCTATCTACGGGGCCTTAGTGCGTCTATCACAAAATTGGGTAATGCGATATCCGCTAATAGATTTTCATGGATCTAATGGTAATATAGATGGTGATGGACCTGCGGCTTATCGTTATACTGAATCTAGATTAAGTAAACTTGCGGAAGATGGCATGTTATGTGGAATTAAAAAAGATAATGTAGATTTTACTACCAATTATTCTGAAACATTAGATGAGCCTATTGAATTACCTTCAATTTTTCCTAATTTGTTATGTAATCCAAATAATGGTATTGGCGTAGCTATTGCATGTTCATGGGCGCCGCATAATTTAATAGAAGTAGCACAAGCTATTAATGATAGAATAGCTGGTAAAAATGATATATATCTTGCTGCTGATTTTCCTACTGGTGGTACGATTATAAATGCTAAAGACATTCCTACAATTTCTAAAACAGGTCATGGTACATTAAAGCTTAGAGGTAATTATATTATCGAAAATAATAATATTGTATTTACTGAATTGCCTTATGGTACAAAAACAGAAGAAATTATGACGGAAATAGGTAAATTGTCTGATACCGGTGAAATTCTTGGGATTACCAATGTTAGAAATGAAAGTAATAAAAAAGGATTTAGATTGGTAATAGAATGTGATAAACATTCCAATATAGATAAAATACTCAAAGATTTATTTGCAAAAACAGATTTACAAACTTCATTTTCATATAATCAAGTGGCATTAGTTGATAAAACGCCCACGGAATTAAATTTAAATCAATGCCTAGATATTTATATTAATTATAACAAAAAATGTATTATTAGAGAAGCTGAATTTGATATAATAAAAACAAAAGATAGATTACATATTATTACAGGATTATTAAAAGCATTATCTATTATTGATGAATTAATTAAAGAAATTAAACAAGCAGAATCACCTAGCCATGCTAAATCTATTTTACAAAATAAATATAATTTTAGTGATAAGCAAGCACAAGCTATCTTGGATATGAAATTATCTAAATTATCACATTTAGAAAAAACAACATTAGAGAATGAGCAGCGTGAATTAAATGCATTATTAATTACACTAGAAGCTATTTGCAATAATCCAATTCCTGAGTTGCAAAGAAGATTGGCTGAGCTAGTCAAAAAATACGGCGATGCCCGCCGCACTAAACTTGAAAATATTACAATAGTCAAAGAAAAAGATGATGAACCCGAAGTCGAACCTGAAAAATGCGTAGTTGTAATCACAGATAGCGGGCTTATTAAACGAATTCCGGCTACATCATTTAAAACACAAAAACGCAATGGTGTAGGCGTAAAAACCCAGGATGATATTACCTCAATGGTCATCCGCACTAATACAGTAGATAGTTTAATGATATTTACTAATAAAGGTATGATGTATCGACTATTAGTTGATAAAATTCCAGTTGGTACAAATATATCACGTGGAACAAGTATCAAAAGTCTAATAGAAATGCAACCTAACGAAGAACCTACAATCATATATTCTATTTATAAAGATACAGAAGCAAAATATGTAGTATTTATAACAAAAGAAGGATTGATTAAGCGCACCGCACTTGATGAATTTACTAAAACTAAAAAATCTAATGGTATTATAGCTACGGCACTAAATGACGGTGATGAATTAGTAAGTGCATTTTTGGCTACTGATGAAGATGTATTTGTATTAACTAAAAAGAACATGGGTATTAGATTTAGCCTATCAGAAGTAACACCTTCATCTAGAATAGCTCATGGTGTAAAAGCAATTAATCTTGCGGAAGATGATAATGTGCGGGCAGCCGCCCCTGTGCGTCACGAGACTGATTCATTGGCAATTTTTAGTGAAGAAGGTAATGCTAAAAAAATTCCGTTATCTGAAATTACAAAACAAAAACGTGCCGGAAAAGGAATGAATTACGGTAAGATAGATACGCCTGCATGTGTCACAATGTTATCCGATGAAGATACGATTTTAATAGTTGGTGATAAAACATCATTATGTGTAAAAGCAACTGATATTCCAATAACTACACGCATAGCACTAGGCGTAAAAATGATTAAAAATAGCAAGGTAGTAGGAGTAAGTAAGGTATGAAAAGAACTATTTTGACTGTTGGTGATATAAGAATAGATGAAGTGCCTAATACTAGAGGCGGTCTAATTGCGGGCCGCCTTGAAGCGTACAACACCAAGACAGGAGAAAGCGCAAAGGCAAATTATCAAATATTACATAATAAAAAGACAAATAAATGGGGTATTATGGCAATGTTAATTAAACAAATAGCCCCTGATCTTGCTAAAACTAATGAAAATGTTGCCGCAAACCCCGATGAATGTTCAATTAATTGATTTATCAAAAAATTTTTGATATAATATTTATAGTAAAAAAGCAAAGGAGAATGATAAATGCAAGAAGAAATGCAAAAGCTTGTAGATGAATTAAATGCAGCAACCGCGGCTTATGATGCAGGCCATCCCATAATGTCAGATTCACAATGGGATGATTTATATTTTAAGCTTCTAGATATGGAACGCACATGCGGTTTTGCGTTGCGCAATTCTCCTACTTGCTCAGTTTACTATACCGAAGTTTCCAAACTCGCAAAAGCTACCCATAATCATCCTATGCTATCTCTTGATAAAGTGAAAGATACAATAGCACCGCTTGAAGAAAAATTTAATAATAAAGAATTTCTTGCAATGTGTAAAATGGATGGTTTGACATGTTCACTTGAATATGACAATGGTTGGTTGGTGGGCGCAGAAACAAGAGGTAATGGTGAAATTGGCGAGGATATTTATCACAATGCAATTATAATTCCATCAATTCCCAATCATATTAGATATAAAAAACATTTGATTGTTGATGGTGAAATCATTTGTCGTTATTGTGATTTTGAAGAATTCTCTAATGAATATTCTAATCCACGTAATTTTGCCGCTGGAAGTATTAGATTGTTAAATTCAGCTGAATGTGCCACACGCAAATTGACATTTGTTGCTTGGGATGTTATTGATGGATTTAATGAAACTAATCTTTTAAGTGAAAAATTTAATAAATTGGCAACATTAGATTTTATTATTGTACCATTTATTAAATCAGATATTGTAGATGTTGGTCTGTTGACTGCGGTAAAGCGTGCCGCAGAGGCTAATAGTTATCCTATTGATGGTGTTGTATTTAAATACAATGATGTTGAATATGGTCGTTCATTAGGTTCAACAAGTCATCATGCAAATAATGCAATGGCTTACAAATTTTATGATGAAACATATGAGACTACCCTTAAAGATATCGAATGGAGCCTTGGCCGCACAGGTGTTCTTACCCCAGTCGCAGTATTTGAGCCAGTAGATACCGGTGATAGTATCATTGAGCGTGCTAGTTTACATAATGCAAGTATGCTTGAAGAAACATTGCATGGTATTGGTTGGCCAGGTCAGAAGATTAAGGTTGCTAAAATGAATATGATTATTCCACAAATAGTAGAAGCAGAAAACGAAGGAGAGGTATTTACACCAGGACGTCAATATTTTCCTTTTCCAGATAAATGCCCTATTTGCGGCGAGACCTTGACGCTTATGAAATCAGATGCAGGTGTAGAACAACTTACTTGTACTAATGCATTATGCGAAGGCAAACTTGCCAATCATATTGACCATTTTTGTTCCAAGTCAGGTCTAGACATCAAAGGCTTGTCAAAGAAAACCATTGAAAAACTTATTGATTGGAATTATGTTAATTCATTAATTGATATATTTAATTTACGTCAGTATCGTGCCGAATGGATTAAAAAAGAAGGGTTCGGTCCTACTAGTGTAGATAAAATACTTGATACTATTGATAATACAATAGCCAATGTAGAATTTTCACGATTCCTTGCGGCAATAGGCATACCCCTCGTGGGTCTAGCTACAGCGAAAATTATAGGCACCGCCGCAAAGGATTGGACAACATTCCGCTCCATGGTTAATGATAATTATTCTTGGTCATCAATTAATACAATAGGTCCTGAAATTGAAAACGCAATTAATAATTTTAATTATGATGAATTAGATAAAATTGTTGATAATTACATTACATTTATTACACCTATTGAAGATAATAAAACAACAACACTTAATGGATTAACAATATGTATTACTGGCAGATTATCACATTTTAAATCGCGTGATGAACTAAAACAGGTCATTGAGAATGCCGGGGGTAAAGTAGTTGGGGCAGTATCAGGAAATACTAACATTCTAATCAATAATGATTCTACATCTACATCATCTAAAAATTTAACTGCAAAAAAGAATGGAACACCTATTCTTACTGAAGCTGAGTTCATAGAGAAATATTTGAAATAAGGAAAAATTTTTGATATAATATTTATGACAAATAAAGAAAAGAAAAAAGTTGCCGCACAAATAATGCAGCTTGAAATAGCACATGAAGCTACGGCAGATAAAGATAAGAAAAATCAAATTGAAAATGAAATTATGAAAATAGCCGCCAAAATTGCTACTATTGATCCAGATGCGATGTTTGAAATCGATGAAATAATTTCAAAAAAGATAAAAAAAATTTGATTTTATAAAAAATTTATGTTATAATATTTATGTAAAGAAAAGGAAAGCAATTTCACTTTCTTGAACAAATATAAAAAAAAATTAAAAAAAAAAACATTTTTTAAAAGAAAAAGGAGATTTTTATCATGAAGGCTAACACAGCAAAAGTAATTGAATATCTTAAGAAAGTAAATGGCACGCCTGTAACAGCAGCTGACGTTGCTGACGCACTTGGTCTTGAGAAGAAGAGCGTTGACGGTATTTTTACATCCGCTATCCAGAGAAAGGGACTTGGCGTTCGTACACCGGCAGAAGTTGAGCTGGATGATGGTACGCATAAGACTGTAAAGTTCCTTAGCCTAACAGCTGATGGTCTTGCAGCAGATACCACAGTTGATGCTGAATAATTAAGAAGTAAAATGACAATAGAGGGGTAATTATTGCCCCTCTCTTTTACTAATTAAACAATGATAGCATTATATATCATTCTTGGTATCGTTGTAGGAGCATGCATTACTTGGTTAGCTACTGCAACTTTAAGGCGTCGTAAAATAATGCTAGATATTTAGACGAAGACTGAGAATGATTTACTATTAAAAACTAAGGAAGAATTAAATAATCAATGTGATACCGCGCGTGTTAATTTAGGCAAATTAGAAGAATCAGTGCGTTAGGCTACTGATTCATATAATAAGCTTTCATCAGCTACTGCTGAAATAGAGCAAGTATTTTCTGAATTATCTATTAATAAACAAGAGCTAGATAAACAAATCGCGGTTAATGAAGCTAAAATATCCCATGCTACTGAATTATATCAAGAGCGTGAAGAAAAACTAAATTCATTATTTGAATAGTATGCTGAAAAATAGTCTTAGCAAAGTGAGTAGTGGCGCGAAGAAGCGATTCAATCATACAAAGAAGTTTTGAAAGATTAGGCATTAGCATCATCAATAATTGGAGATCAAATTCAGAAAGCACAATAGCAATTAGATGATTTGCGGCGAAGCATACAAGCTGCTATTGACGAGCGCAAACGCGCCGCAGCTGAGTCTGATAAGCAAAATTTTTATCGTATGGTATTATCAGAGCGCGATTTAGCCGAAATTTATGAGATACGTAAAATTATTCCTATTTTACGCAATGCCGAGCCAATTAATAAAGTAATATGGAAATGTTACTATGAGAAGCCATGTAACGCGATGATAGGACGCATATTAGGCGACTTGCCGCATACAGGTATCTATAAAATAACTAACCTTGCTAATGGTATGTGTTATATAGGGCAAAGTGTTGATATAGCATCGCGTTGGCGTCAACATATTAAACGTGGCTTAGGCGCAGAAACACCAACACAAAATAAGTTATATCCAGCAATGGCTGAATTCGGTCCTGAAAATTTTACATTTGAAATGATTGAAGAATGTCCTGGTAGTCAATTAAATGAGCGTGAAGACTTTTGGCAAGATTATTTCCAAGCACGCACATTTGGATATAGTATAAAATAACAAAAGGAGAAAATCTATGTTTAGAATTATAGAAGAACGTAGTACGGGTAAAACCCGTAGACTGATAGAAGAAGCATATAAAAATAATGGGGTAATATTATGCCTTAATCCCGAGAGCATGAAAGAAAAAGCAATGGCTTATAAAATTCCATTCATTAATTTTGCATCTTATGATAATCTTATATATTATGCTACTAATATTAACAAACGTCCAATTTATATAGATGAACTTGAGATTTTCCTATCAAGATATAATATTGCAGGCTATGATATGAGTATAGAGGATTAAAATGAAATTTGAAAATATAAGAGTATATAATTTTGAGAATGCATTAAGAGGTATGCGCAACCCATTAGCTAGTTGGAAAAAGATTGATAGCGAGTTTGGAGTGCGGCCACGCATTGAAGTTCCTGAGGGCGCGGTAATTACGCATGAATATGAAAATGGCTTGTGTGAGTATGCCAAGATAGGCCCTAATGATATGGGATTAGCTAAACGTCTAATAGCTGGTGGTTCGGAGCATCGTAAATTTTTGCGACAAATATTTGTGACAGTTGATATTACAGCTCCGTTGCTGTGGTGGAAAGAGGCAGATACTTATAAAATTGGAACAGTCGCTAATAGTACGTCTACTATGCACAAATTGGCTAGCACACCTATCACCTTGGACTGCTTTGAACTAGGGGATTATTCGCCTGAGCTTGATATGATAGACGATGTCCCATTGGGCTTACGTGTAGATTCATTTATTGATGACCTAGAGCAAATGCGTCAGAAATATTTAATGACTAATGATAAACGCTATTGGAAAGAACTTGTGCGTTGGCTTCCAAATGGATGGCTACAAACCCGTACAGTAACAATGAACTATGAGAATCTTCTGTCTATGTATCATCAGCGCCGTAATCATAAATTAACAGAATGGTCTATTGATTTTATTAATTTTATTAAATCACTTCCATATGCCAGTGATTTTCTTATTCCCGACGAAGCAGAATAACATTGACTTATAAAAATTTTTATGGTATAATATATATAGTAAGAAAAGAAGGAAAGTTTAATAAAATGACAAAACAAGAAAAATTTGTAGCATTTATTAATAATACGAATATAATGGATAAAGATGGAATTGACCCAGACATACTTGATTTTTGGATTGATTTAAAAAGTACGCCTCGCGCTACCTCAATTTCATTGACAAATAATGGAATGAAAATTTTAACCACAATGAAATTGGATAGTAATGCAACATGGTCAGCAGCAGATATTGCAAAAACATCAGATATGACTCCGCGTTCCGTATCTAGTTCTATTCGTAAATTGGTAACAGATGAATTAGTAGAAAAACAATCTAGTGAACCAGTAACATATAAATTAACTACAAAAGGTAAAGAAATTATTATTTAAGGAGATAACAAATTATGAAAAAAATGATTAACAATGTTCATCTGGAAGGTTGGCTTTATGAGCACAATCTTGAACTTAAGACTTCAGGAGCTAATTCTAAGAATCCTGGCACGGAATACATTACTGGTACAGTAAGTATTGCAACAGACCCAGAAATGACAACAATAGTTCCGATTCATTATACGTATATTACAGCTACAACAAAGAATGGGGCTGCAAATCCGCAGTTTATTACACTTAAAGGTATTCTTGATGGTACAATCAAGACAGCCATGGGTTCTTCTAAAGAAACAGCAACAAAGGTGGTAGCAGATTCTACACTTGAACTTAATGAATTCTATTCTACAAGGACAGGTAAGGAAGAGCTTGTAAGTGTTAAGCGCAATGAAGGTGGATTTATTCACATATCTTCTGAATGGAATGAGCGCGTTAGTGAAAGAAATAAGTTTACAGTTGATATGCTTATTACAAAAGCAAGAATGCTTGATCCCGATACTGACAAAAATATTCCTGAAAGAATGATGATTAGTGGTGTAATTTTCAATTTCCGTAATGATATTATGCCAGTTGAATTTGTAGTATACAATCCCGATGCATTTACATACTTTGGTCAGCAGAATATATCTAGTACAAATCCTTTCTTCACAAAAGTTTGGGGCACAGAAGTATCAACAGTTGTTGTCAAAAAGATAATAGAAGAATCCGCATTCGGTGAAGATTCAGTCCGTGAAGTTAAAAATGTAACTAAAGAATTTGTTGTAACAAGCGCAGCTACTGACCCGTATGAATGGAACACAGAAGAAACACTTACTTCTGATGATATTATCAAGGCACAGCAGAATCGTGAAATTAAACTTGCACAGCTTAAGGAACGTGCTAATAGACCAGCAACTCCTGTAGCACCTGCCGCAACAGCTTCCGCAAACGCAATACCCGTATTTAAGTTTTAATTAAAGGGGGATAAGCAATATGGCTATTAACCTTCTTGCGATACAACCTCATAAAGTAAGTCGTGATTTGTCTGGATACATTACACTTTTGTATGGACCTGCGAAAGCTGGTAAGACAACTTTTGGTGCGCAAATGCCAGGCGCACTTATCTTGGCAACTGAACGTGGATATAATGCACTACCAGGAGTATTAGTTCAAGACATTACATCTTGGTCTGATATAAAACAAGTTGTTAGGGAATTGAAAAAGCCTGAAGTCCAAGCCGTATATAAAAGCCTCATAATTGATACCATTGATCTAGCTGCTGATATGTGTCAGAAATATGTATGTAATCAGCTTGGCATAGAAAATATTGGTGATGGAGGCTGGACAAACAACGGATGGGATAAATACAAACGTGAATTTGAAGATGTCTTTCGTACACTTGCACAGCTAGGTTATGCAATATTATTTATTTCGCATGATAAAGAAACAACAATAAAGCCTGAAAATGGTGTTGAATATCAGCAGATTCGTTCTTCTATGCAAACTTCAGCACTTAAGATAGTTGAAAACATGAGCGATATAATTGCATATGCACATCCAGTTATTCGTGAAGGACAACCTAGAAGAATTCTTACGCTTCGTTCTGCAGATAATAGTATACGTTGTGGCTGTAGATTTAAATACATGGTTCCTGAAATTGATTTTAGCTATGATAATCTTGTTAAAGCTTTAAATGATGCTATTGACAAAGAAGCCGCTGAAACCGGCGGTAAATTTGTCACAGAGGAACGCATAGCTGCAATAGAAACACCTACTTATGATTATGATGCCCTTATGAATGAATTTGCTACAATAGCTGGCGAATTAATGAATAAAGAACCAACATATTATCAACCTCGAATTACACAGATAGTTGAAAAGTATCTAGGTAAGGGCAAAAAAGTTGCAGATACAACACGTGATCAAGCTGAATTCTTGTATCTAATAGTTACAGAAATTAAGTCAGATTTAATGAAATAATTAAATACAACCCTCGGTAAAAACGCTGAGGGTTGATTTTTATATTTTTTTATGCTATAATATATATAGAAGGAAATATTGAAAGGAGCTGAAATATTGGCAAAACATAATGTTAAATGTGTATTTTGTAATCAAATATTTGATGCAAATGTAGAGCCATATATTAAAGTTAGTAATGGCAGACGATATGCACATCAAGCTTGTGCGGCGGCCGCTGAGAAAAAAGAGGTTCAAGAAAAAAATAACCTTGAGATATTAGAAGATTATATTAAATATCTATATCATACAGATACATTAGATCCAAAGATATCAAAACAAATTCAAAAATTAGTAAACATGCCAAATTCTAAATATACTTATTCAGGCATACAACGCGCCTTACAATATTTTTATGAAGTAAAAAAGAATCCTTTACCAGCTGATACAATGACTATTGGTATTGTTGAATGGATATATCAAGATGCATATAATTATTATTATAATCTATGGCATGCACAACAATTAAATAAAGATAAAGATATTGGTAGCTATATTCCACAAGTAAAAGAAGTGGCAATACCTTCGCCAGAGCGAAAAATTAAAAAGCGTAAGTTATTTTCATTTCTAGATAGAGAGGATAAAAAATGAGTAGCAAATATGTAGATACCGTAAGCGCAATGCAAGTAATTGGTTCAGTTTTTCAAGAGCCGGATTTGCTAGATGCTACTGATAAATATTTAATTACCGATGAAGATTTTACGGATGAATTTCATAAAATTATATTTGGTAGTATTTATAAATTATATGAAGCTGGCGCAAAAAATATTACTATTGAAAGTATTAATGATTTTTTAAGTTCACGTCCTAAAAGCGAAGCAATATATAAAGTAAACAAAGGCGATGAATGGCTATTAAAAGTTAGTGAAAATGCACAAATTGAAGCATTTGACTACTATTATAGTCGATTAAAAAAGTTTTCATTATTGCGTGCTTATGATAATTATGGCATTGATGTTTCTGATATTTATGACATTGACAATATTTTTGATAGTCAGAAGAAACAAAAGCAAGAAGAATATCTTGATAATGCAAGCTTGGAAGATATTGCAAATAAAGTTGATGAAAAAATTGATGCAATTCGTATTCAGTACGTAGATGATGTATATGAAGAAGCCCAGCAAGCAGGTGAAGGTGTTTATGATTTAATTGATAAATTTAAATTACATCCAGAAGTAGGTGTACCATTATATGGACCGTTGATTAATACAGTAACAAGGGGTGCACGACTTAAAAAGTTTTATCTCCGTTCAGCTCCAACTGGGTGCGGCAAGACTCGTAGTATGATAGCCGATGCTTGTTATATTGCTTGTGAAAAAATATATGATGAAAGTTTTGGATGGATTAATACAGGCGTAGGACAACCCACATTATTCATTACGACAGAGCAGGAATTGGAAGAAATTCAAACAATGATGTTAGCATTTTTATCTAATGTCAATGAAGAACATATTTTAAATAATACATACGTTGGTAATGAAGAAGAGCGTGTCATGCAAGCCGCCGATATATTATGTGCAGCACCGCTGTACGTGGAAGAACTGCCAGATTTTTCATTGCAAGATGTTGAAGATACTATTAAGAAAAATATTCGTGAGCATGATGTTAAATATGTGTTTGAAGATTATATACATTCAAGCATGAAGATTCTTGAAGAAATAACGCGTAGAAGTGGTGGTGTAAAATTACGTGAAGACAATGTATTGTTTATGCTATCTAATAAATTAAAAGATATATGTAATCAATATGGGGTATTTGTAATGTCAGCAACTCAATTAAATGGTAAGAAAAAGTAATTGCCAATAAAATCTTATCCTAGTACTCACTAGGGGTAATTTAATAACTTTGGTCAAAAGTTGTTAAATTGCTAACGGGAAACTCTAAGTTGTATTGAACAGAGAATATATAAATACTGTTTATATAATATGAGAACCCCGTGTGATGTAAATCCACGATTCTCTTTTTTAAAATATAAAAGGAGATAAAAAATGACAGGAATATATTTAATTACAAATTTAATTAATAATAAAGTTTATGTTGGTTAGTCTACAGATATTGAAAGACGCTGGTCAGAGCATTTACGAAGCGCTTAGCCTGAAAAATATAGTATAAGAAGTGCTCGAGATAGTAAAACGCCAATACATTTAGCAATGCAAAAATATGGCATTAATAATTTTACTTTACAAATATTAGAACAGTGTCAAAGATCAGAGCTAGACGATAAAGAATAGTATTGGATTGATTATTATCATTCTACAGAAAAAGACTTTGGATATAATATAACAAATGGTGGACAAAAAAACTTAGCTTTGCATGGCGAATAGCATAGTCAAGCTAAATTAACTCAATAGAATGTAAATGATATTAAACATTTAATAAAAACAACCAATTTAACTTTAACAGAAATTTAGAAGCAATTTCCCTTTATTAGTAAAGCAACTTTATCTATGATTAATTAGGGGAAAATTTGGAAATAGGACAATGAAATTTATCCTTTACGTATTTTACCTCTTGGCTCTCAAGGAATTAAAAATCCTCAATCAAAATTTACTGAAAAGCAAGTAATAGAAATACGTTAGTTATATAGTCAAGGGATGCCATTAAAAGATATCAAAAAAAAGTATCAGAATGTTGCTTCTGAAGCTTCTATTAATAATATTGTATATAATAAAACATATTGTCATTTACCCAAATGGGATTATAAAAATAAAATGTGGATTTAAGCCATGTATCGACCATTCCCTAACTCTGAAATAAGGTGGGAAGTAGGAACGCTATTTTTGAGATGCGTTTATATTTTAGGAAACGAAGTATATGAGAACCGAAACAGATTTTTTAAATTTAGTATTTAATAAGAGATGGTCAGTTTTATATAGAAATATATAAAGTTTAAACGGATTATAAAGATTCAGAAACCCCAGATCAAAATCTTCTTAGAGGCGCAAAATCTATTGCAGATTGGACAAATTTTTATAATTAATCTTTCTTAATTTTCTATTAGATTAGGGGATAATCCCAAAATCAAATAGGAGAATAAAAATGAAAAAGAAAGAATTTACTTTAGATCAAATACAAGAAATTATACAAAAATACACAAATAATTGCAGTTTGCAAAAGATTGCAAATGAATATTAGGTTTCACGAACAGTAATTACTAGAATATTAAAAGATGCACAAATAAAATTTAGAGAACGAACACATAAATATACAGCAAATTATGATATTTTTGAAAATATAGATACCGCTGAAAAAGCTTACTGGCTAGGATTTTTAGCAGCAGATGGTTGCAATTATTCTAGAGAACATAATGCATCAATTATATTAAATATTCAAGCAAAAGATATTCTACATTTACAAAATTTTCAAACATTTTGCGAAACTAATGCACCAATAATTCAATACATTGCCGATGGAGGTTTTTCCAATAATACCCCAATGGCAAAATTAGTTCTTAATAGCAAAAAGATGTCTTAGGACTTAAGTCGCGCAGGTGTTGTACCTGCTAAAAGTTTAATTCTAAGAGAGCCACAAATAGACCCACAATTTTATTTACCTTTTATTTTAGGATATTTTGATGGCGATGGCAGTATTTATCAAGGCGCTAATCTTAATTACAATATTAGCATTGAAGGAACTAAAGAATTATTAAATTGGATTTGTGAAATATTGAAATGGGATGCTAAATTAGAACAAAGAATTGTAAACCCTAATATTAATAATTATTATATTCGATGCGGTGGTATTAATAAACCTTATTATTTATTAAAACAATTGTATGATTCTTGTGAAATACATTTAGATAGAAAATATAATATTTATAAAAATTTAGAAACAGTCGTCCTTAGTAGAAATACTAAGTGAGTATGAGATCGAGAATTGCTGGAAAACCCTTAGAGCTTTTTAAACTACAACATAAGGATGAAAAAAACCTAAGTGTGATAGTTAAAAAATTAAAAAGATTGGGCAATCAGCAGCCGAGTTCTGAATAGGAAAAGGTTCAACGACTATTCCGGCAGGAAGTAGCGAAAGCGAAGTACGATCTACCTAAGTCGAAAGATATGGTAAAGATATAGTCTACTCTTTATAGAAATATAAAGTACAAAGGAAAATAGATTATGGTGCTATTTTACTACCAGTTAAACAAGATGAATTGACCAAACTGGAACCTATTTTAGCAACAGGAATATTCGATAGACCAACAATAAAAATATCAATATATAAAAATAGACGCGGCAGATATAAAGGTGTATATCTCTGGTGTAAGGCAGATTTAGGCACTTGCCGCATACAACCCATGTTTTGTACGGATTATAGTTATGAATTACAAAAGATGGAAGATACAAAAATACGTGTTGAAGAACCTTCAGCATTTTAATAGAAAAGGAGAATAACTATGAAGTGTGGAGAAATACATTACAAAATGCCCGCGGCCCTAGCTACCGAATACCTTCGCCGCAAGAAGAAAGCTGGCGATCGTACTAATAATAATGAATATTTGTGTAAAATAGTCAATGAATCCTATGGACTTTTGTATAATTGTACTAAGGTAATTATAGCATGATAAATTATGATGCCGCTAAAATAAGAAATAGTCTTAAAACAGAAGACGTATTTGAATTATTAAATGATTGGGGCGGTGAACCGACCTACGTCAATGGCGGTATCATAGCCCGAACTATTTGTCATAATCATCCAGGCGAAGGTAGTCGTAAACTTTATTATTATGAAGCAAATAGTATGTTTAAGTGCTACACAGGATGTGAACCATCGGTTTTTGATATATTTGAATTATATATTAAAGTGCAACAAGAAAAATATCATATTACAATTACATTATATGAAGCTATACGATTTATAGCTGATACATTTGGTATTTCTGGCGATATAGTTGAAGATAAACCAGCAGAATTAATTGATTGGGAATATTTGCAAAATTACGATAGAATTAAAGAAATTAGATTGCCACCACCTGAAATTACATTGAAAGATTATGATGATAGTATATTAGATAAGTTTAATTATGATGTGCGGCTAACCCCTTGGCTTGATGAAGCGATTTCACAAGAAGCACTCACACAGCATAAAATTGGATTTTATCCTGGCGGTAATCAAATCACTATTCCGCACTATGATATCCAGGGCCGATTGGTAGGTATTCGTGGCCGCACACTTTCAAAAGAAGATGCTGAAATATATGGTAAATATCGTCCATTACGCGTTAATGGTATATTATATAATCATCCATTAGGATTAAATTTATATAATTTAAACAATAGCAAAAATGGCATTAAACTATTTAAAAAAGCCATTATATTTGAGTCTGAAAAAAGTACGATGAAATACGCATCATATTTTGGAGCTGATAATGATATTTCCGTAGCTTGTTGCGGCAGTAGCATTTCAGCTTATCAAATTCAACTTTTATCGCAAGCCGGTGCAAGTGAAATTGTGATTGCCCTTGATCGACAATTCCAAAACATAGGCGATCAAGAATTTGTTAAATTAAAAAATAATTTAGTGAAAATATATAAGACTTATAAAAATATTGCACAAATTAGTTTTATATTTGATAAAAATAAAATTACATCATATAAAGCTGCGCCAATAGATGAAGGAAAAGATAAGTTTATTTATTTATATAAAAATCGTATAATTTTATAAGAAAGGAGGATAAAATGGAATATAAATTAAAGCAATCAACAATTCCGACAGCTAGTTTAACATTAGTAGAAAAGGTATTTGTAAATCGTGGTATTGCATTACAAGATATTGAACATTATTTACATACAACTGATGATGATATTTTACCTCCTGAACGATTAAAAAATATGCGGCAAGGTGCTATGATGCTTGCCAAGCATTTGAAAGATAACAGCCATGTCCTAATACAGGTGGATTCAGACTGTGATGGCATGACCTCTGCCGCGCTCTTATTTAATTATTTATATCGACTCTTCCCTGCAAAAGTCTTGAATAATTTTTCTTATAGACTACATGATGGAAAACAACATGGATTAATCTATGAAACAATTCCCGATGATGTGAAACTAGTCATCGCTCCTGATTCATCAAGTAATGATTTAGAAATTCATCAAAAACTGGCTGAAAAAGGTATAGATGTATTAGTTCTAGACCACCATTTAGCTCCTGTTGAATCAGAATATGCTTGTGTAATTAATAATCAAATGTGCGATTATCCTACTAAATCATTATCTGGCGTAGGTATTGTTTACAAATTTTGTTGTTATTTAGATAAAATGCTTGGGGTTGATGCCGCTAATGATTTTGTTGATCTAGCTTCTGTAGGTTTAGTGGGTGATATGGTTGATATACGTGATTTTGAAACAAAACGCATTATTGATCGTGGTATTGTAAATCTTGTCAATCCATTTATTTCAGAAATGCACGATAGCCAAGAATTTTCAATTTCACGTCATGGCGGATATGATATTTATTCTATTGCCTTCTATATAGTACCTTATATAAATGCGGTCATTAGGTCAGGAACCGCAGAAGATAAAGAATTATTATTTAATGCTTTATTAGAATTCAAAGCCCATGAAATGATACCATCAACCAAACGTGGATGCAAGGAGCAAGAAGAAGAATTAGTAACACAAGCAATTAGAAATTGTAAAAATGTCAAAAATCGCCAAACAAAAGAAAATGAATTATTAACAACACAAATTACTAAAATTATTAAAGATAATAATTTATTGGATAATAAGATTTTAATTGTGCCGGTGCGGCAAGGCCTAATTGCTAATAAAAACTTGACTGGCCTAGTTGCCAATCAGCTAGCCCGCACATATGCAAGACCTACACTTATTCTTAATGAAACGTATGATGAAGCTGGACAAAAAATCTGGGCTGGTTCTGGCCGTAATTGTGAAAATTCTAAAATAGAAAATCTTAATGAATTTCTATACAATACAGGATTAACTCTTGAAGTAGCGGGGCATGAAAATGCATTTGGTATATCAGTATTAGATTGTAACTTTGATGAATTTATACATATAATAAACGATACTTTGGCTCTTGTTGAATTTACCAATTCTTATCAAGTAGATGCAATCTATGAAAATCAAGATTGTAATTCATCAGATATTTTACAAATAGCTAATCTTAAATCTATTTGGGGTCAATGTTTATCAGAACCATACATTGCTATTCAAAATTTAGTAGTCTTACAATCACGTGTACAAATTTTATCACGCGAAAAATGTCCAACATTAAAAATTACTTTAACCAATGGAATTGAATTAATTAAATTCAGTTTAACAGAAGAAGAAATTAATATATTTGATAATATTGGTGAAGGTTGTTTGCGAATGAATCTAGTTGGCACTTGTGATAAAAATGTTTGGAATGGTAATGTAACACCGCAAATTAAAATTACAGAGTATGAGATAACGGGCCATCAGGCTTTTTGTTTCTAATGATTATCAGGCATAATAGATATTGCGTCTATTATGCCTTTTATTGATTTATAGGAAAAATTATGATATAATATATATAGTAAGAAAAATAGAAAGGATATTATATTATGAAAAAGAGATATACTATTTCAGTTCCCGTAGAATACGTATTTGGACATTTAAGGTATGCTCATTTAGAAATGATTATTGAAGCTGATAATGAGGAAGAAGCAAGAGCTGAATTTGATCCCCGTTATGCCGATCTAATAGTTGACGATTGGGAAGTTTATGAATACGGTGACCCTATGATGGAAGACATGGAAGTATTGTGCGTTGAAAGTGACTGATATAATCAATAAAATAATTTGGGAAGGAGGAAGTAAATCTAAATGGAATTGACAACTAAACAAGCCGAAGGATTGAAAATTGCAGTAGCCCGATACAAAGCCGGAGAACCGTATACTTGTATCGCTGGCTACGCCTAAGTTGGTACAGGCAAAAGTACAACCATTCGTTTTATAATTGACGCATTAGGATTAGATGATGCAGAAGTGGCGTATGTATCATACACAGGTAAAGCATCAATGGTATTACGAGATAAAGGTTGTATGAATTCAATGACCGCGCATAAATTATTGTTTACTGTAAAACTTGATGCGCGAGGACATCCGGTATTTACCCCAAAAATATTCTATGATGAGCCTTATAAATTGATAGTAGTAGATGAAATATCTATGTTACCTAAAGAAATGTGGGACTTGATAATAATGCACAAGGTCCCGGTCATTGCATGCGGTGATCCGGCTCAGTTACCACCAATAGGTGAAGATAATGGTGTACTTGCTAATCCACACATTTTTCTAGATGAAATTATGCGCCAAGCGCAAGATAGTGAAATCATACGTTTGACAATGGATATCCGTGCGGGCAAACCTTTAATGCCATTTCATGGAACAGATGTCCAAATAATTAGGCGCAGTGAAGCAATGTCTAATATGTATCTTTGGGCAGATCAAGTAATTTGTGCTAAAAATAAAACACGTCATTGGATTAATGAACAAATGCGGCAAATGCTTTATCAAACATCAGATCCGCTTCCTCTCCCAGGCGAAAAAATGATTTGTCTTAGAAACTATTGGCAAGAAATTAATAATTATGAAACCCCATTGATTAATGGAATGACTTGTACCATGGTTGAAGCACATGAAGAAAAAATAATAGGTAATTATACAATGCCTAAAATTATACGGGGTACAGTAGTACCAGAAGGCTATGATATTAATGATATAAAAGCAAGATTTTATAATTTAAACATGGACTATAAAATATTTGAAACAGGAGAACCTACTATCAACGAACGCACTTATCAAAAAATTGCGCGTGGTATGCACCCTAAAGAATTTGATTTTGGCTATTGTATTACCGGATGGAAAGCACAAGGTAGCGAATACGATAAAGTTTTAGCATTTGAAGAAAACTTCCCTAGTGAAGATATTATGAAACGAAGATTTTTATATACAGTAGCAACAAGAGCAAAAGAAAAATTAATTTTAGTAATGAAGGAGTAAGCCGATGGAAATTAAAGTAAATAAAGAAGTTATAGAAGATGTAAAAAGATGCATAGAGAGTCCTAAATTTTCAGAATGCGTACTAAACAATACAACTGAATTTGCGGCAGCCGCATTTATTCTTCAGACACTACTAGATGCAGTTGATGATGCTACGGCTAAATTGAGTGAATGAAATTAGCTATTAGTTATTTTTATAAAATTCGATTTTTTCAACCTTGGATGATACCTATAAGTACAGCAGCTTGGGATCCGAAGTATTATCACGATAATAAGGGAAAAGATTATTTATTTATTGATAAACGTGGTGTAATCAATGGGTATAGGTATGAAGCACTAGCGCCAGGACCCGATTGTGTAGGACTTTGCGGCGGACCGTCTCAGTGTTCCTCAGACCCTAGTACATGTAAATTTTTAAGTGTCTATCGTCGCCAACTTGAAAAAATAGATTTTGATGAATTTATTCATAACCTTCAAGCTTTAGAAACCGCGTTAAAAGCGCGTGATAGCTCCTTGCCGCAAGATCTTATTTTCGTTCTTATGGTATATGAACCTCCATATAAAGCTTGTAGCGAACGTAGCTCAATACAAGACTGGGTGCGTTCGCATGGTTGGGAGTGTGATGAATTAATTGATTTTACATAAAAAATATGGTATAATAAATATAATAGGAAGGAGGAAACTATGGTAAATACATTTTTTGATGGACATTCACATACAGAATATTCTAATTTACGTCTTTTGGATTCAATTAATAAGCCGGCTAAATTAATTAAAACAGCATTAAATCTGGGATTATCAGGTATAGCAATTACCGATCATGAATGTTTAAGTGCGCATCCCGAAGTTAATCAACTAATGGAGACAATGCATGAAACAAATCCTGATTTTACAATTGCATTGGGCAATGAAATTTATCTTACAGATACTCGTGACATGGGTCAAAAATATTATCATTTTATTTTAATAGCTAAAGATGCAATAGGACATCGAGCATTGCGAGAATTGAGTTCAACCGCTTGGTTTTATTCTTATGTTGATCGTCGTATGGAGCGTGTACCCACATTAAAAACTGAATTAATTGATATAATTAATCGTTTTCCTGGTCACTTAATTGCAACTTCGGCTTGCTTAGGTGGAGAATTACCAACCGCCGCGCTAGCTTATGAAAGAGCAACCGATTTATCTGAAAAATCAGAGCATTACGCAAAGATTACCAACTTCCTTGAATTAATGTTAAAATTATTTAAAGATGATTTTTACATTGAAATTGCGCCAGCTGAATCCGCTGATCAGCTTGCCGCAAATAAAATATTATACAATATTGCGCAAGCTTATAATATTAAAATTACCTTGGGTTGCGATGCGCATTATCTTCGTCCAGAAGATAGAATGGTACATCAATCATATTTAAATTCCAAAGATGGAGATAGAGAAGTTGCAGATTTCTATGAATATGCGCATTTATTTTCACCAGAAGAGGCAAGGGCAGGGTTAAAACGAGTATTTGATGATGATACTATTGATCAAATATTTAATAACACATTGGAAATAAAAAATAAAATTCAATATTATTCATTATTTCACAAGCAAGATGTTCCATTTGTAGAAGTTAAAGATTATCCTAAAAAAGATATGCCAGTCAATTTTAAAACACAGTATCCATTAATGACGAATATGTTTGTGTCAGATGACATACAAAATAGATATTGGATTAATCAATGTTTTGAAAAATTGACAGAAATGGGAAAATCTGATGATAAAGAATATCTTGATGAATTAGAAGAAGAAACAAGAGTTAAAGGTATTATTAGTGAAAAACTTGAAACAAATATGTTTCGTTATCCTAATACCTTACAACATTATATAGATTTAATTTGGGATTGTGGAAGTATTATCGGCGCAGGTCGTGGTTCTAGCTGTGCAGCCCTTAACCATTATTTGTTAGGCATTACACAATTAAATCCTATTCGATGGAAGCTTCCATTCTTCCGATATCTAAACGATGAAAGAATTGAACTCGGTTGTCTAGTATTGATGTTGCCGAGTTGTAAAAAAACAGTGTGAACCCCGCTCGGGGGTGTTCAATTAAATAAATTGAGCTAACGGTATCAGCAAAATAAGATTTAAAATTAATTAAATACGAATCAGCTGACTAAGAGAGCCTATGTCCTTATTAAGGATAGATTGGGGATACCGTGCTAAGTTAATAAAAATATAAAAATATCCTGGTCAAAGTTTGTCAATGTCTATATCTAATTTTTCATAATATATTGAACAAAGGAGGTTTATTATGATTTATTATATATATATGACAACAAACTTAATTAATGGAATGAGATATATTGGAAAACATTATGGAGAATTAAATGATGGATATCTAGGTAGTGGTACTAAACTTAAACAAGATATTCAAAAGTTTGGTAAAGAAAATTTCAAAAAAGAAATTTTATATATATCTTAGACCGAAAAAGAAAATTGTAAAAAAGAAATTGAATTTATTGCAGCATTTAATGCAGCAGAAAGTCCATTGTTTTATAATATTCATGTGGGTGGTTCTGGTGGAAATACTACGGCAGGTTATTCATAGGAAGATAAACAAAAATTACATAATAAATTAAGTAATTTAACTTCTGGAAAAAATAATCCAATGTACGGAAAACATCATAGTGAAGAAACTAAAAAGAAAATCAGAGAAAATAGAGATACTTCTTATATGACTACCCCAGAATATCGAGAAAAAATGTCTATGGCTACTAGTGGTAATAAAAATGGCATGTATGGCAAACATCATACCTTAGAAAGCAAACAAAAGATGTCTATAAATAGTAAAGGAAAAACATCTGGCGAAAAAAATGGTATGTATGGCAAATCAGGTAATAAAGCATTAAATGGAAAAAAAATTGCAATGTATGATGCCAATATGAATTTGTTACAAATATTTAATGCTAAAACAGCTGTATTACAATTTTTAGGGCTAAAAGGTCATACTAATTTAGATAAAGCAATAAAAAATGGTACAATTTACAAAGGATATTTTTGGAAAAATTATTAAAAAGTGTAGAGACTAATTATTAATGATAGAGATAAGCACTATCGTGAAGCGCACTGCTATTCATACAGAATAGAAGAGATAGTCCAAACAATAACATAAAAGGATATCGATATAGACGTATGTCCATCTAAAAGACCATTAATTCTTCAAAAAATCAAAGAAGAGCGTAGTCATTTAATGAATAGTAATATTCCCCAATGGGCAAAGGATAATTTAGGTTGTACACTTGTAGCTGCATTCGGCACAGAAACAACTAAAAGCTGTATATTAACATCTTGTAGAGGTTATCGTAGCGAAGATTATCCTGAAGGCATCGATGTAGATATCGCACTATATATAGCGTCATTAATTCCATCAGAACGAGGTTTTTTATGGAGTGTTAATGATGTGGTTAATGGTAATGCAGAAAAAGGGAGAAAGCCAGTCAAACCATTTCTTGATGAAGTAGCTAAGTATCCTGGCCTATTAGACATTATAATAGCTATTGAAGGAACAAAAAATAAACGTAGTTCACATGCATCTGGTGTTATTTTATTTAGCAACGATCCCTTTGAACATTGTGCATTTATGAAAACGCCAAGTGGAGATTTAATTACACAGTTTGATCTTCATACCGCGGAATGGCTGGGCAATGTGAAGTATGATTTCTTAGTCACAGAAGCTTGCGATAAATTGGTACAAACAATGCTATTGTTGCAAGATGCAGGTGAAATAGAAAAAGATTTATCAATTCGAGAAATTTATAATAAATATTTTCATCCAGAAATTTTGCCAATAGAAGATGAAAAATGTTGGGATGCATTAGATAATGTATCTGTATTAAATACATTTCAGTTTGATTCATTAGAGGGCAGTAAAACAGCCAAGCTTTTGCGGCCACGGTCTATGCAAGAAATGAGTTCAGCTAATGGTTTAATGAGACTATTAGGAGCTGAAGGTGAAGAGCGTCCTATTGATAAATATAAACGTCAAAAAGATAATATCCAATTATGGTATAATGAAATGGATGAAGAAGGTTTAACAAAAGCGGAGCAAGAAACTATTAAACCATATTTTGAACAAGACTATGGTGTGCCGCCTGATCAAGAAAGCTTAATGTTAATGCTAATGGATAAAAACATTTGTGGATTTAGTTTAGGTGAAGCAAATGCGGCACGTAAAGTAGTTGCAAAAAAGAAAATGGATAAAATTGAAGCATTGCATCAACAAGTGTTAAATACAGCAAAATCAGAAGCGTTGGGTAAATATATTTGGCGTCATGGCGTTGGTCCACAGGTCGGTTATGCATTTTCAAGAATTCATGCGCTTGCTTACTCATTCATTGGATTTCAGACATTATATATTGCAACACATTGGAATCCAATTTATTGGAATACAGCTTGTTTAATTGTTAATAGCGCATCACTTGAAGCTGATGATGAATTAGAAGATGATGATGATAAAGCTGGTAGTACTGATTATGCTAAAATCGCTAAAGCAATTGGAGAAATTCGTGCGGCAGGTATTGAAGTGCATTTAGTTGATATAAATAAATCAAAATTTAGTTTTGCACCTGATATAGAAAACAATGCTATCTTATTTGGTCTTAAAGCAATGTTAAATATTAATGATGATACAGCTAATATGATTATAGCTAATCGTCCCTATGTATCACCCAAAGATTTTTTATATCGGGTAAAACCAAATAAACAAACAATGATTTCACTTATCAAAGGTGGCGCATTTGATAATATGATGGAACGTAGAAAATGTATGGCGTGGTATTTATGGGAAACTTGTGATAAAAAATCAAATTTAACAATGAATAATATGCCAACATTAATTAAATATGATTTAATTCCAAAAGACAATGATGCACTTACCACTGGCCGCCGCATATTTGAATTTAATAGATATCTTAAAGCAATATGTAAATATGACACAATTAATTTTAAGTTGGATGATAGGGCATTAGAATTTCTTAGCGAAATTAATTATCCTACTGATGGTGAATTATTAAATATGAAAATTTGGGATAAATACTATCAAAAGCAAATGGATGTATTTAGAAATTGGATGTCACAAAATAAAGCACAAATCTTAGATGATTTAAATTTCTTAATATTCAAAGCTGACTGGGAGAAATATGCATTAGGTTCAATTTCAGCCTGGGAAATGACAGCCGTATGTTTTTACTATCATGAGCATGAATTAGCACATGTGAACAAATCACAATATGGTATAGTTGATTTTGATAAATTGCCTGAAGAACCTGAAATTGAATGTATTAAATATATTCACAACAAGCCAATCAATATTTTTAAGCTTGTCCGCATTTGCGGTACTTGTATAGCTAAAAATAAAACAAAAGGAATAGTTACATTATTGACTACTTCTGGTGTTGTTAATGTTAAATTCCGCAAAGAATATTTTGCATTGTTTGATAGACAAATTTCCGCAATTGGCGAAGATGGTAAAAAACATGTAGTAGAATCATCTTGGTTTAAACGTGGAAATAAAATTATGGTTTTAGGTATTAGAAGTGGCGATACATTTGTTGTTAAAAAATATGCCAATTCTATCGGACATCAATTATATAAAATTAATACAGTTTCCGCGACAGGAGAATTAACATTACAAAGCGAACGTGTGCAAGGAGAAGCAGAAGATGAAGAAATATGAGACAAAAAAAGTATTAGTAGCTTGTGAAGAAAGCCAACGAGTATGTAGTGCGTTTCGCGATCGCGGTTTTGAGGCTTATTCTTGTGATTTAATTGAATGTTCCGGTGGACATCCAGAATGGCATATTCAACAAGATGTTACTACAATTTTAAATCCAATAAATAATAAAATAGAATTTAATACTATAGATGGGCAACATCATATTATTACTGGCGAATGGGATTTAATTATCGCCCATCCGCCATGTACATATTTAACAGTTTCCGGTAATCGTTGGTTTAATATAGAACGATATGGAGATCGCGCAAGAGAAAGATGGAAATTGCGTGAAGAAGCGGCAAATTTTTTCCTGTTATTTTCTAAAGCATCTTGTAAACATATAGCAATAGAAAATCCAATAGGATATATGAATAGCCATTTTCGCAAGCCAAATCAAACAATTCAGCCATTTGAATTTGGTCATCCTGAAAGAAAAGCAACATGTCTGTGGTTAATCAATTTACCTATTTTAACGCCTACTGATTTGGTCGATCCAAATATTACAGTATTGGGTGATGGAAAAACGTATAGTGATTGGCATTTAAAAACTTTGCGCTTATCAAAAGAAGAAAGAAGTAAAGAAAGAAGTAAAACTTATCCTGGAATTGCGGCCGCGATGGCGCAGCAATGGGGCGATTATATTTTAAAGGAGAATAACTAATGTATAAAATAATAGCCTTAATTGGTAAAGCTGGAGCAGGAAAAGATACAATAGTAAATCGTATTTTAACAGCTAACCAATGCGCTTGGCATGAAATTGTATCTTGCACAACACGACCACCAAGAGAAGGCGAAGTTAATGGAGTTAATTATTTTTATTTAACTGGTGAGCAATTTGCTGATAAAATGTTAAATAATGAAATGCTAGAAGCAACCATGTTTAATAATTGGTTTTATGGAACAACCTATGAGTCATTGAGGTCTGATTGTATTAATATTGGGGTATTCAATCCTGCTGGCGTAGAAGCGTTAATGCTTCACAAAGATATAGAAGTGCAAGTGTATTATGTACGGGCAACCGATAAAGTGCGTCTTCTACGCCAGTTAAATAGGGAAGAAGATCCAGATGTACAAGAAATTATTCGTCGTTACAAAACCGATGAAATTGATTTTGCTGATTTAGATTTTGACTATATAGAATTAGATAATAATACCCTTGAAGATCTTGATACCGCAGTGAAAAAGATTTTGGGCAAAAATAGTTAATTTACTTATCTAAAAATACAAGATATAGTAGATAGCCCCATAGGGAATTCAAGATTTAGTAAAGGAGATACAATATATATGAAAAATATCATTAAACGAGATGGCACAATTGTACCATTTAATAAAGATAAAATTATAAATGCAATTAATAAAGCATTTATAGAAGTAGATGGTCAGTTATATGAAGATGATACGGCAAGAGATATAGCTGATGAAATTTATGATGCGGCTAAAAATAATATTACAGTCGAAGAAATACAAGATATGGTAGAAGATGCGCTGATGCGTTCTGAACGTAAAGATGTCGCTAAAGCCTATATTAAATATAGAGAACGCCGCACAAACGCACGTGGTAATATAACCGATAAAACATTTATTGAATTTTTATCGGGAAAAAGCGATTATTGGAATAAAGAAAATTCTAACAAAGATGCCCAAGTAGTAACCACACAGCGTGATTATATAGCAGGTATAGCTAGTACAGATATTGCGCGTAGATTCTTGTTACCTAAAGACGTATGTGAAGCTCATGATCTGGGTATTATTCATCAGCATGATATGGATTATATGGCACAAAAAGCTCTAAATAATTGTTGCTTAGTTAATCTAGATGACATGTTAGCTAATGGAACAGTGATTAATGGTGTACGCATCGATCCTCAGCATCGTATTACTACTGCTGCGACAGTAGCTACACAAATCATTACAGCTGTAGCTAGTAGCCAATATGGTGGTACTACTATTACATTAGCACATTTAGCGCCTTATGTCCGCATGAGTTGGCAAGAAAACTATAATAAAGGATTGGAATATTTTGATAATAATCCAGAAGCGGCTTGGAATTTTGCTAAGAAAGAAACAGCAACAAATATTAAAGACGCTGTTCAAACGTTTAATTATCAAATTAATTCTATGAGTACAACTAATGGACAAGCGCCATTTTTATCTGTTAATATGTGGATTAATGAAAATCCTGAATATGCCCATGAAACAGCATTGTTAATTGAAGAATTTTTGCGACAGCGTATTAAAGGTCTAAAAAATGAGCAAGGTGTGTATATTACCCCTGCTTTTCCTAAACTATTATATGTACTTGATGAAAATAATACCACAGAAGATAGCCCTTATTGGTATTTAACAGTTCTAGCGGCACAATGTACAGCTAAAAGAATGGTACCTGACTATATTTCAGCGAAAAAAATGCGTGAATACAAAAATGGTGATGTTTATCCATGCATGGGCTGCCGTAGTTTTCTTACACCTGACCGTACTACAAAAAATTATGCGAAGGCGCTTAATTGGGAAGAAGGAAAACATAAATATTATGGCAGATTTAATATGGGCGTTACTACTATAAATCTAGTAGATGTAGCTCTGTCTTCTAATGGTGATTTTGATACATTTTGGCAATTGATGGATGAACGTTGCGAATTGTGCCATCGTGGATTACAAGTTAGATTGCAGCGTCTAGAAGAAGTTACTTCTGACGTAGCTCCTATTTTATGGCAGCATGGTGCTTTTGCACGTCTAGAAAAAGGCGAAAAATTGTATGACTTATTACATCATGGCTATGCTACTATTTCATTAGGTTATGCGGGATTATATGAATGTGTTAAATATATGACAGGTCATTCGCACTCAGATGGTGCTGAAGGCGAAAAATTTGGTTTACAAGTAATGCAATTCCTTAATGATAAATGTGCAGCATGGAAAGCCGCAGAAGATGTAGATTATAGTGTTTATGGCACACCCATTGAATCAACAACTTATAAATTTGCCAAGTGTTTAAAACAACGTTTTGGTGATGATATATTTGTTAAATTAGATGGGCATGATAGAAATTACATAAGTAATAGTTATCATATTCCAGTATTTGAAGAAATTAGTGCTTTTGATAAATTAGAAAAAGAAGCTAAGTTTCAACGTCTTAGTCCAGGCGGTGCAATTAGTTATATTGAAACAGCTAATTTACAGCCTAATATAGATGCAGTATTAACTGTAATTAAATTTATTTATGATAATATAATGTATGCAGAGTTAAATACTAAATCTGATTATTGCCAAGTATGCGGTTATGATGGTGAAATTTTAATTGATGAAAATATGGAATGGTATTGTCCACAATGCGGCAATAGAGATCAAAAGAAAATGAATGTAGCGAGACGTACATGCGGTTATATTGGCAGTCATTTTTGGAATTATGGCCGCACACAAGAAATAAAAGATAGGGTAGTACATTTAGGTGGTAATTGTTAATTTAAGAAGGGAATGAAGTTTTATGCGCTATGCTGATATAAAATATAATGATATAGCTGATGGTAATAACATTTGTGTTTCTTTCTGGACCTAGGGATGTCCGCATCGTTGTACTGGATGTCACAATCCTGAAACCTGGTCGTTTGATGGTGGCTATGAAGACACAGTAGACAATATAGTTGATAAAATAATAAAAGGCATTTCTGCTAATGGCATACAACGTAATTTTTCTGTCCTTGGCGGAGAACCGCTATGTCCTGAAAATGCAGAAAATGTAAAAACAATAGTAAAGGCTGTGCGGCAAGCCTACCCGACAATTACTATTTACTTATGGACAGGATATTATAAAGAAAATATTCCAGATCAGTCAATCTTAGATTACATTGATATACTTATTGATGGACCTTATGATGCATCACAACGCGATATTACGCTTCCCCTTCGCGGCAGTCGTAATCAAAGAGTATGGAACTTGACAAAATAAAAAAATTATGTTATAATATTTATATCAAAAAAAAAAGAGAAAAAAAAGGAGAATACTATGCTAAATTTTTTGACTGAAGCTGCCCGTGATGCATATACAAAAGTCTACAAACAGCGTATTAAAAATGACGAAATAGCTTGTATAAAAGATACACAGCGGATCTATAAATTTGTTAACGACTCTTGGGAGCCAATTATAGCAAATAGTGATAGTGGATTGAAAATGTCACTATATGATCTAAATAAAATAGCAGTAGAAAATTTGAAACCAATGATGGCTTCTGATATAATAACTATTTTAACTACTGTTGAACATTCATATTATCCTAAAAAGAAATGGACTTATCTAATGCTTATGTGCAAAGAATTGTCTTATTTTACTATTATTAAAAATGCACAGCAAGGAGAGTATGATACCTTAGCTGATGCAGTAGGTGATTTATTTACATCTTATCCAGGATATAAAGAAACAAAGAGCATAGATATTAATGATGATGCTACTGTGGATATTTGGGTTCTAATTGATGATGAAATTTACATGTTTAAACTATTCCCTTGTGATGAATTTGTTGTTACAGTTGGGAGCAAAGGAGCGTCTTAATTATGATAGTATTTAGCCCTAATTTATTTACTATGCGGCAAACCCTATGGGTTGACGGAGACCCGATCATGGTAGAAACAATAGATGATGTAATTAATACCATCGCCGCACAAACCGACCATTCTGATATAACACTTATTGGACCTATTGGTATTATGAATGAATTTGCTAATGAAATAAAAACTAATCGTAGTAAATGTTATAGTGAATATCCAGAATTAAATATTACAATAAAAGAGGTATAATAAATGACAAAGTATTTAATCAAAACAACAATGACATACCGAGTTGCTACTGTAGATGAAGTAGAGCAACTACATGAAGATCTAATAAATAATGAGAATTTTTCCCTTGTAGGATTTGGCTATAAAACTAAGGTAATTAAACAGAAGGGTGAAATTGTGGAAGAGTATCAGCTTGTTACTGCTACTGTTACCATTAATGATGAAAAAGAGCCTGAAGATTCAGCTATGGATGTTAAAATTGCGAGGGTATTTTAATGATTAAATTTGAAGTGGCAAAAGGGTGGGAAGACAAAAATATCCATTTGCCAGAACGTAAAACAGCAGGATCAGCTGGTTATGATTTTGAAGTTGCTGAAGATACCTTGATTCCACCCTATGAAAATTTAGTAGGAACAATGGTGTGCGGCAGTCCGGTTACAATGCAAGAATATAGCCTAGACGGTGTCGCCGCAATTACTAAAGCATTCAATACGCGTCCTACTCTAGTCCCCACCGGAATTAAGGCAGCCATGCCGCAAGATCTGTGCTTGGTGCTTTCTATACGTAGTTCATCGCCCCTTAAGCATTGGCTCGTGTTGGCGAATGGGGAAGGTTTAATTGACAGCGATTACTACCAGAACCCAGATAATGATGGACATATTATGTTCCAGATTATCAATTTCTCACCCTATCCAATTATGCTTCGCAAAGGCGATATTATAGGTCAAGGTAAATTCATTAAGTATTATACTACTGATGATGATGCCGCAACAGCTAGCCGCACAGGCGGTTTTGGGTCAACAACCAATGCCTAATTTACTAGCTCTTGATTAGGCAAGCGATGTTACTGGATATGCCATCTATGACATCGACGATCATCGCCTAATAGCCTATGGGCATTTTAGTCTTGGTACTGGAGACTTGGGCAAACGCTTGGTCTCCTTTCGCACCAAGATACAAGATTTAATTTCTTAGTATTCTATTAACCAGGTGGCTTTTGAAGATATCCAACTTTAGGCTAATGTGGGTAATAATGTACATACATTTAAAACGTTAGCTGAAATCTATGGTGTATTACATGAACTATGTGTAGAACTTGATCTACCTTATGATGTTATATTAGCTGGAACTTGGAAATCAACACTTGGCATCAAAGGGAAAGCTCGTGCTGAACAAAAGCGTAATGCACAAGTATGGGTGCAAAATACATTTAATGTAAAACCTATTCAAGATGAATGTGATGCAATTTGCATTGGCGCGCACACAATCGCATAGATCGACAAATCAAAATAATTTTTATGACTAACTAATTTTTTGGACAATAGTTACTAATCATCCTTTCCCATTTTTCAGATCTTTATGAAGGGATTTCAAGAAAAACGTGGAGGGCGAATCACGATGTTACAGTTTTTATCTGTTTATGGTGGTAGTATTTTAGCTTCTATAGTTAGCGCAATTATTTTAAGCCTGATGAAAAAATATATATCTAATCAGAAAAAATCGCAGCAAGCGCATGATAAAGAGCTAATGCGCCAAATGCATGAAGATATTAAATCTGCTGTTGCAGAAGAGCAACATCGCGCTGTAGAGAAGAATATGGAAGTGCGGGCATAGTTAGAAATAAATGATGCCAAGCTTGAAAATCTGACGAAAGGTATATTATCAATGTAGGGTAAATAGTTCCGCGCGGATTGTCGCGAATTACTTAAGCCTGATCATGCTTTAACCCAGGATGAATTCTTAGAAATAAGTAATGATCATGAAGCATATAATGCTTTAGGAGGCAATCATACAGGAGATATGCTGTTTGATGCAGTGCGAAAAAAATTTAATGCTACATTTGGCACCAATCACTAAAGTCCAAAAAAAAAAAATAGGCGATACCAATGAAGGTTTCGCCTATTTTTTTTATTTTTAATGTCCATTAATTTCTACGCCTATTTCTTCTTTGTCGGGAATATGTAGGCCGCAAGTACAATTATTTTCCATAGCTGTGACAAGTGAACAATGATAAATAGCTTTACTCATATCTTTTATCATGTCTACAATTTCACCTAATTCAGCAATGTCAACTGCGATTGCATCACTCATCAAACTATCATAAGCTAGTTCAACTAGTTTTTTCTTTATTTCTTTCATCTTTTCCATTATGCTACCCTCTCTACTATAAGATTAGCGTTTTGGACTAAAATGTCAACTGCACTAGTATTTTTTATACTAATTTGTGCGCAACATCCTTTGGGTACATCAACATATAACGCTGTAGATACGTTATCATACTGTGCAACTGCGGCTGTAGTTGTAATCATCGTGGTAGATGGCACAGTTTCTTCATTAATGGCAGCAGATAATTGAATAGCTCCTGCTGTTCCACCGGTCGGCACGGCAATATTACCACCAAATGTGATTCTAAAGCGCGCACGACATTGATTAGTCAATCCTCGTAATGTAACTATCCCACTGCCGCTTCTATGGACCATGGAAGTGTTTCCACTAACAGCCACATTTGTATATAATACATTTTGATTAGCCGCTACTGTTTGTGCGGCAACTGCTGTAAGTTCCATCTTTATTGCCTCCTTAGTCTAGATTATGATATGCCGCAACCTGCTCCGCAAGAAGGGAAGCTAAGTGTGGGAGCATAGCCAGCGGTATATGTTGTAGCAAGAGGATATCTTACTACGCCATTAAGAGCTGCCTGAAGTTGGAGCTGATTAATCTGATTCTACATATCTGCAATACGATTACCTGAAATAGCATCAAGTATCTTTTGAGTATTGTCACAACTATTCTTTAAGATATCACGTGTATTGAGCGCAGCGTCATATCTTACACTGTCAATATTGCGGTTTGTAGCACAGCAACAATTTTGTACTTCAGCACCCAGGCCCTGTACAAGCGCTTGAATGTCACGAACATTTTCTTTTAAATCAGCATCAGCATCGCGTATTGTTGTATTTAATGCGTAAGCCGAGTCTTTAATATCACCTGTTAAGTCATAAGCCATCTGGCGGGAGTTAGCCATTATTTCATTGTTCTGACGTTCAAGTGATGCGAAATTAAACTGGTTCTGCATGTCTTCAGCGGTTGCGTAATTTTTTCCATTTCCATTCCATCCGCCCATAAAACAGAAAAGGAAAAGTACAATCAGCCACCATGCACCATTGCCCGCGCCAAATCCGTCACGACCTTGAATAGCCGCAAAATCAGATAAGGAATAACCATTATTAGTTGTCAACATAGGATAAATCCTCCTTTAATAAATAATTTGTTGTTATAGTCCAAGCTATTGCTTGAACATAGCAAATTCTTTATCAAAATCCATTCCTCTCTATTGACATAAATTACGTGCGACTTGTTCGATTCCTTTGGCGTCATTATTTTTTATAAGCTATGCTAAATTATCACCTAGCGGGGTGCCGCCAATCTACGACTACATTAACTAGGTTAACATAGCCATTGGATTCTGACCATTTCTTATCATTGCTAATAACTACATTGGATTCATATTCATTTTCCTTATGCCCCTTTCCTACTTAGAAATTTAACTTTACTTCTGGCTTAGCTACTGTTTCTTGTTTCTAAGAAACAGCAGGTGCGGCCGCCGGAGTCAGTGACGCCTTCAGCGAAGCTATTGCTTCACTAAATTCATTGCGTGTGATAAAATCTTCGGCTTTTGGATTAGGAGCTGGCGAAGGGATTTCGGACAAACTATACATATTAATAGTAGCTGAGCCATCCATATTTATCTATTTTGTATAGATAGCCTAGTGAGCGAAATCAGGAAAATAAAAAATTGACCCATCAAAATCGATACCATTTGCACGAACTTCGTCAAGAGAAGATACCGGTCTTATGCGGTTAGCAGTAGACGAATAAAAATTAGGTCTATTAATCTGCGGTTGATAAGGATAATTCATAATAATTTACCTCCGATATTTAATTTTGATAAATAATTTAGAAAGGTTTTTTCCTTTCCATTATTACTTGAAAATTAATATTAACAGATAAATTAAATCGGGTGGTGCAGATTATTTGTAATTTCGTGTCGAAAACTTTTTTTATATAAATAATTCAAAAAATTTTGACTTAATACAAATTTTATTGTATAATATTTTATAGTAGGAGAAAATCCTATAAATAAAATAAAATGCTAGAATGCATAGAAAGGAGCAGTAACAGTGATTACTGTTATTCTGGTAGACTAGAATTCTACAATTTTAAAACATGTTACATCTTGTCTTAGCGCAATGTAGAAAAGGGGTGATATATTTCTTTTTTCTGATTTAAACGATTTTCTAACTAATCAGCCAAAAGAAATAGATCTAATTTTACTAGATATTGACCTCTATGAACTCCTAGCACTTCCTGTCAAACTTCGGCAGAAAGTTATCGCCTTATCAGATAATGCTGATAAAGCAACAATGGCTTATACTAATCATGTATTAGGATATATTCCTAAGCCATTAACAAAATCTATAATACAAAATTTACTCATTGAAACAATAGCAAAACATGAAACTGAAACTATTGTTGTTAATACTAGAGAAGGTTATGTAAAAATTAATGTTGAAAATATCAATTATGTTGATATCATTAAACGCAATCTTTGTTATCATTTAAATGATAATACAGAAGTTATTAGTGTTACAATACGTAAGGCTTTTAAAACATACGTTGATGCACTTATACACAATGATAATTTTGTATTTATAGAACCCGCATTTCTAATTAACCTATCCCAAATCGCAAGAATTGATACTGATCATATTACTTTTAAGAATGGAGCAATTGTATATGTTAATAAAAAACAATATGCTAAAATCTACGCGATTTGGAGTAAATAAAAATAGGCGACCCTGATGTAATGTTCAGGGTCGCCTATTTTCGCTTTTAAGCAGCAACTTTATTAATTTTTACTTGTGCTTCTATCATATTCATAATGTATTCTTTTAAGTCACCAACAGCTGAAGTTAAAATTTCTTTAGCATCTTCACTTAAAATTTTCATTACGTTCTGATAAGTCATTTCTAATGCTTTCTTTTGTTCTTCGACAGTAAATGCATTTTTATCTTTAAGTTCATCAACATAAGTTTGATTTGTTGCTATGACACAAGTCGTAATTGTGTCTGTTAATAATGCAATGTATTTATCTATAAGGTCATTGTCTGTCTTTTGCTGCAATTCGGCGCTTTTCTTTTTTATCCAAGTAACAACAAAAGATGTTAATACACCTAAAAGGGGTATAATACAAAGCTGAAAAATTTCATTTAATAATTTAAGCCAATCCATAAATTAATACCTCCAATCATGATTTCAAAAATACACAACGATTTTGTAATCTTATGATAATTTTATCGTAAAGTGTTTATTTAATTTATTTTATAAACCTTCTACAAATGTAGAAGGTTTATTTTTATTTAATTCTTATCCAAATTCTATTATTGATTTTTACATTTCCTGCACCCCAAGTATCATAAGATGGAATTTCAGATACTGTACCGATTATGCGGTCAGGGTATTCGCGCACTTCATCGCGGGTCATACGGGAAACAGTTCCATTCGGTCCCGCGCACACAGGATCGCCGGCCGCAAATGAATTTCTATCTTCTAATGTATAGACAAGTACTCTACCAGTAACGGCTATTGGGGTTTTACTTTTTGCGGTCTCACCAATGCAGAAGCCATATGTATCAGATATAATTTCAGCACCAGGTTGTAATCTTTCAGTTGCAAGTACTAAATCACCTTTACCAGTTTCTACGACTACCCTACCAGGTTCTATTGTTTCATTGACTTCACGGTATTCGGCATAGTCATTCCAAGCTGCGCCATAAAGCACAGAATCAGAACAATATACTGATGTATTACAATAAAGTGTCGATGCGCCAGATGAGGTAACACCAGCAACATATATTTTACTTGAAGTTGAAGACACAGAACCCATATATCCAGTTGGACCAGTTGGTCCCTTAGGACCTGTCGGTCCTGTATTTCCAGTGCCAGTTGGACCTTTAGGACCAGTAGGACCAACGGGACCGGCTACTGTTGAACCAGGGCCAGTAGGACCGACTGGACCAGTTGGGCCTTTAGGACCCGTAGGGCCTACAGGGCCAGTTTTACCCGTAGGACCAACGGGACCGGCTACTGTTGAACCAGGACCAGTTGGGCCCGTTGGACCAGTACTACCCTTAGAGCCATTCTTAACTGTGAAAGTAGAAGATGTACCATCAGATTTTGTAAATGTAAATACATTAGAACCGCCATCTGCATTAGAAGTAGTTGTTTGTGAACCACCAGTGAGTACATGCGTTCCTTTTGTTACTGTTAGAGCACGTCCACTTCCACTAACATTAGTTACTACACTACCTGTTCCAGTTACAGAAAGACTTGTATAACCAGTATCAGTCCATGGTACCTATACACCTAGCTTATTGTTTTTATCAAGCTGGACCGCATAAAATTTACTATCTGCACCAGCTGTATATGAAGCCGCATTAGAAGCTTTAGTTTCATTTACAAGATTTACTTTATAAGTATATGTGTTGCCACTTGTTCCCGCACTGCCCGAACCTGTCAAACCAACACCGGCAGAATGATTATGGGAAGTATTATTATCGGTACTTTTAATAGTAATATTACCATTAGCATCACTTGTTACTGTTGTAGCACCACTACCCGTTATTTTAAATTCAGCCCGCTTTGTATCGTTATCATATAATTTAATATAAGGGTTAGTAGCTGCCGCATTAGCTTTAGTATTACTAGCTCCAATAAATAATCCAGTAGTTAAATGGGAAGTTAAATATCCACTGCCTAGGTCAATAGTACCACTAGTTGTTACTGGACCTTTTTCTACACCATTAATTTTTACTTTTACAGAAGTTACAGTGCCTTTGTTTTTAGTATATCCCCAATCATCTCCAACTGTACTGGACGTAACTCTAGTCGCTCCACTAGCAATACCATCTAATTTAGTTTTATCAGTAGCATTGGGCTACAACTACCAACCACTCCAAGAGCCAGTTACAGCATTGGCATTGCTATTAATCCAATGTTTTCCATTAACTAAACTAAAACAATCAATTAATGTGCGTTGATTTGCCCCTTTTTTAATCATACAAAAACAATAAGTTTCTGGCATCTCGCAAGGATTTACCGCATCACTTCCTCCGAACCAACATGCTTCAGTCTAATTGGGCTATTCAGCCGCAATAGTCAATATGCTTTTTGTTGCCCTTGAAGCATTTGTAGATTGAGCAACGGTCGCAGTAGTAGCATTACCATTAAAAGTTGTGGCTTTGACTTGAGCAGGGAATGTAACATTTTGTTGACTATCAAATGAATAAATATGCCCATTTTTTGCCATGTTAGAAGGTGTTGTCCAACCAACACCGCCAAACCCAAGTATAGTATTAACAGAAGCTGATGTATATGCAGAATTTGCAGCAGTCTATGCAAAAGTAAATCTTAATTTTTGATATTGACTACTACTATTGCCATAAGTAGTAATAGTAGAAGTATTGATTACATTATAACCACTCCACCCATTTAACGGTATATGATCAGCAAAGGTATGAAAAGTAGTAGGTGCTCCATTAGTGGCAGCGTCAATTGTACATGTAAACCCTGATGCTCCATTTGTAGATACTAAAAGCACAAATTTATTTAATTGTGTATAAATTGCCGACAATGAAGTATCAAAAGTAATACGTAATCTATCATTGGCTGTACCAGTCCCATTAGTATTATGTTTACCTAAATATAAACCCGCGCTAGTGCTAGTCAACCCTAATTTAATAGCTTCTGATGCACCATAGTCAGTCCAAGTAGAACCACCGTTAGTAGAATATTCAATTGTTACACCTGCAGCTTTGGCAAATGCCATTCTATTTGCACCTAAATCAGCAACCATTGCTGCGTCAAGTACACCAAATGAACCAGCAAAATTTTTACCACCCCATTGGATATTAGCTTCTTTAACAGATAAGTCATAATTTGTATTACCAATTTTGACTTGATCAAGTATTGCCATTATTTATCTCAACTCCTTTCTCTCTCAAGATATTGCAACTTCTGTTGCAGTATGTGAAAGTGTACCATTGACACTCTTAGTTCCATTAGTTGTTACACTAGTTGTTTTATCATAATTACCTGAAACGCTAAGGCTAGGAATACTATGTGTATGCCCTGCTGCTATTCCAGTAAATGTGAATTTCGCTCCTGTGCCTGTAAACTGAGGTTGCTCTACATTACCTGCTGGGGTATAATTAACACTTGATGTAATTGTAGCTGCTGTTCCAGAAAAGCTACCAGTTGCATTAGTCAACGGTGTAACATCACTACTAGCAGAAAGAACTAATGTAGTACCTGATACAGAAGCAGTAAATTTATTTACTGCAGAACCCGTAGTCTTATTAATCGTCACCGAACCAGCTGGTGTGTATGAAGCGGTAGGTTTAAGTGTAACTGGCGTACCAGCAAATTTAGGTATGCTTATCGTACCTGTTGGAGTATAATTAGGATCTGGTGCATTTGTGGTACTAGAAATTGTGCCCGCAGGTGTTAGACTTGTCGAACCAGTAGTACCCGTGCCTGTTTTAGCTCCAGACAATGCTGTACTTGTATGTGAAATTGTATATGTATTAGGTATTCCTGCCACGGAAACACCCGTTATTTTATCATATTTAACAGTAGCATTAGCTATTGTAGTAGCACCTATAAACTTAGCTAAAGGGCCTGCGGACGTCCCTGTTGCCGCAACTACCGCACTTGTAAGATTTGTTTGGACGACTGTCCAATTCGCCATTATTGTAGAATAATTGCTACTTGTAGCGGCGGCTGTATTATCTTTAGTACAAATAAACATATCGCCCACTTCACAGTATATGCCATTAATGTTGCAGACATTGCTTACCTTGTACGTCCAGCCGCAATTTGCTGCCGGCGTATAATAGCTAGTTACAGTAGAGCTATAATTTGCTGGTAATGTACCCTTATATATCATCGCATCATTAGCCGCTAGAATATCTGAGGCTAATGCTTTGGCTTTGATATCATATGTAGTATTACCTAGTTTTATCTAAGAAATATAAGCCATACTTTTATTCCTTTCTATTTAATCTATTAAAAAGAAGAGACAGAAGAATTATTTCTGCCCCTTCATAATCATTGCAATTACATTTAGATCATGTAATGTATGTTCATCACCTATAATATCATCACTAAGTGAATCAACATAAGCATCAACATCGAATGGTACAATATTTATTTCATTTTTTGCATCAAGTAATTCACCAATTTCCGCATTACATTTAGCAACCGCTTCTTCATAATCTTGTTCAAATTCAGGTTTAATTTTGCGGCCAGCCTCACCAGTCTCTTCATCTGTGTACTCTTCGGCACGATCAGACTCGAACCAATCTGCCTGAAGTTTATCCGCAAGCTCATTTCTAAGCTCGCTAAATTTTTCTCCAATAGCGCGCATTGCATCTATATTCTATTTTAGATACCACTGCAGTTTTACAGGAAAATGTGACATTCTATCTTTAGCATCATTATACCAAGACATTACATTTAATATCTCTAATGTTGTAAATTCCTTAATCATAATAATCTCCTTTGTCTCTTTACTAAATTAATTATATCAAAAATTTTTACCTAAGTCAAGAATTTTCTGTTGTATCTAATGTTTGTGTAGCTGTGGTAAGTGTAACAGCTTTATCGGTATTAGATTTAACAGTAATATTCGTTGTTTTATCATAAGATACAGTACCAGTGACAGTGCCTTGTGTAACTGTATGATTTAAAGTAATTGTATCTCCCACAAAAGTACCGCTAATAATTGTCCCCGTACCAGTGAACTCAGGTTTTGATACACTGCCCGCTGGCGTATAGCTATGCGCACCGACTGTTGTATTATCAATAGTAACAGTATCGGGAATAGATACGCTATGAGCTGATACAGTTGTGCTAGATGTATTTAGATTTTCAAACGTTGTAGTAATTTTACCTTCTGGAGTATAATCAACACCAGACCCAGTAAATGAAGGTTTAGACACAGTACCTTTGGCTATAATATTTGCCGCTGTACCACTAAATGATGCTGCTATATTTGCTGGTGTTAATGTTAAAACTTCACCTTCTACTGTTGCATGATATGCATTCTATGTAACTGAAACATTGCCTGCAGGAGTATAGCTGACAGCAATACCTGTAAATGTCGGTTGCGATACACTACCAGCAGCTACTATACTAGCTTTTTCCCCCTTCCAAGTCGATGTAGCACTACCTGTGATTGTGTGACTATGTGCGGCATGGGCTAAGCTTTTAATACCACTATCTGATGTACTTAATGTACCATTATGCTTGTGTGCGGCGTGACTTAATGTTGCCGCTGTGCCAGCGAATGTAGGCTTTGATACCGAACCAGCTGGCGTATAATTTGCAGTTTTACCTTGCGTAACTCCACTAGAACTAATTGTAATATTTCCAGCTGGAATAAAACTATGGTTAGATACGCTAACCCCAACTGTCTTACCATTAGCTAAGCTAGCTGAAGTACTTGTGGTACTTATCGTAAATGCGCTAGGCACAGATACCTTTCCTGCTGTCACAGCAGAAACCTCAACTGTGTGCTTATGTACTTTACCATGTATTATATCTCTTGTATTAGTACCATCACCATTAATGTAGTCACGTACTATAAAATTATCTTTGGTAAAATATAATGTACCAGGATGAACTGGATAATTTGTTGTATCACTCATGGCAGAAGCTGCTGCAGTAGTAGACTATTTAAAAATAACCGGCATTATATTATTAACCACAGTGGTATACAATGCATTATCGGCATAGATATTATAGGCTGTTGCCCCTGGAACTGAATCCCATGACAACACAGTTCCATCTAATGAAACATTTTGCGGTGTTTCTAATTTTGCCATTATGACTTTACCTCCTTTATCTAAAAATAAAAAAATATCATTCATTTTCTATATTTATTTAATTTTTATTGAAAATCTATTTACTATCTTTGACCAAAAAAAAATAGAGGGGGTTATTCACCCCCTCTAAATTACATAGCATCTACCCAATAAGTAGCACTATCTTGGAAATTATTAGTTAATTCCTATAAAATCTTTTTATAAGAATCAGGTTCATCCAAATAAGCCAAACCCTTTTTAAATTCTTCATCATCAGACATTTCATCAATATCTAAACCATGTAAAATCATTCCAGTACGAACTTGTGTGTTCAATTTATAGGCAAAATTTGGATTTTCTTCTCCAGAAATTATATAAAAACAAAAACTAAATTTTATTTTACCAGATACTTTTGTAGCTAGGCCAGATAAATACCAAGGAAAAATAATTTTATTTTCTGCTTCTTTTGTTACAATATCAAAAAATGGAATACAGTAAATACCCGCATTGCCATCAGCATTAATATATTGAACTACTCCAGTAGTCGTAGCTAAATCAACGCCGTCATAATACCTAGGCATTTCAAATAAAATAACTTCGGCGTTATGATCGTATTGTACACTTAACATTTCAGGAGTATCAATTGTTCTTGCGTTCAAGTCTACTGTATAAATTTTATCTATACCTGTGTATTCTACGCCTTTATCATTTATCTTAGTCTTGCTAATAGAGGCAAGATAATCAAAATACGCATTTGCCATTACAATCTACCCCTTTCGTTAGAATTAATTACGCTACTGTAATTTCTGTAGAATATACAATAGCTGGAGTAGCAGTGGCAACCCTATTAGTTACCTTGAAATAATATCTGCCGCCTTCTGTAACCTTAACATTAGCTATAACAGTCTTATCTGTAGAAACTACAGGTTCACCGACCGCAACGTCATTTTCACGGTCATTTACTTCTTCATTTTCACCATAGGCTGCTTTTATTAACTGATATTCTATTTCATCACTAACAACAGCAGTGGCATCAATTGTTGCTTTGATTGCGGCGGCACCTTTACGCAACACGTAAGCGGAAGCTTCAGGTGTTACTGTAGGTTCATGTGCAACACTATCTACAACACGAATAGCAAATTCTTTAGCTTCTGTTTCGGCGCCATTGCGGATAGCCTTAACGCTAGCTTTGAATGTCTGGTCGAATGCAGCACGATCAGCTTCATCAACTACCACATCATATGTAGCAGTCTCAGCTCCCTCGATAGCTTCGTCACCCTTCTTCCATGTATAAACCAATGTATCTTTAGCATCATCAGATGCCGCAGTAACTGTTAGTGTTACCTTGCCGTCAGTCAATAAACCAAGGTCTTCAGCTGAAGCTGTGACAACACCAGGGCCAGGAATTCTATATACATCACTTGTAGTAGTTGCTTTGCCAAGACCAACTCTTGTTGTGGCTTCGACATAGTAATAACCTACTGTAGAAGCGGCATATTTATTTCTAAGTTCATATAATGTAACTTCAGCTGCGCTAGGATCGCCTGTAACCACTGCCGGCACATACTTTTCGCCTTCAAGTTTATAATATGTCTTTCCTTCAACAACCGCAGCATCAGCTGTAGCAACATACTCATCTGCACCAGCACCAAGTACTATCGGGGCACCATCAGCTGTTGTCTTTTTAAACCAAGAATATGTTAATACACCAGTATTGCCATCATTAATAGCTTCAGCCACAAATTCTTTCTTACCTTCTTCAAGATCAACGCACTTATCGCCGTCTTTGTCAAACACTGCAGTTTGATCGGGTAACATATTTAAAACATAGATAGGCGCATTAGGCTTGCCAGCCCATGTAGGGCCTTCACTATCAACAAATCTATTGATAATATCTTTTGTGCTATCAACTATTACAGCCTCTGCTCCAAGTAATTCAGTATCAAGGCTAGCTGCTATGTTAGCTGTAGCAGGTAATGTGCTCATGCTATACTTAAATACAGGTGTAACGCCATCAGCGCCAACGCCCATCTGATAGAATCTAACTGCAAACTTAATCTGACCAGCTTCTTTTGTTATCTCTGACGTAATCGGCCAGCCGAATAAGATTTTATGTTCATCCGCAAGTGTTGTTATATCTCTTACGAATTCACTAGATAAACCGCTTCTCTTAACTCCGCCTTTTGCGGGAACGGTCTCCCATTGAATAACAATATGAATATCTTTGTGTGCTAGATCTTGTGCATCAAAAAATCTGTCAATAGAAAAATATACTATTTCAGCAATTTCATCGCCCTGAACGGACAATCCTGATTTCTTAAAAGCAGCAGGAACTGTAATTTCACGAGTATCAGCGTTAATTGCAAAAGGTTCTTCGTCAAGAGGTAATACTGTAAATAAAGGATCTATATTAGCAAGTTCCTTAATTCCAGCGAAATATTCTTCAAGCGAGGTTATAGGCGCATCAAGAGCGAGCGCTTCGCCTGCCTTAGCAAACAGAGCTTGATATCTAGCCTGATTAGCCTTAGTAATCTTTGTAATCATATTTCCATATCTTCCTTTCTATATTAATCTTATAGGGGAAGAAAAATTATCCTTCCCCTATAATATAATTTATTAATTAAATCTATTAGCCTTTCTTGGCCACTTCACGCCAACTGTCAACCGCATTCTCAGGAACTACGATTGTCGGACAAGTAATCTTGCCATTGGTAAGCATCTTATCTTTGCCAGCTATTAAGCGCACTAAACGTACGCCTTCAATGCCTGCAAGTTGTACAGAAGTCTGTAAGGTGCTACCATCAGTTGTCAAATAGCTATATACATAACTTTTTGTCATATTCTATTAGCTCCTTTCTTATACAGTGGTAATAATAATTTCAGAAGGTGTTTCAATGGTATTTAATCCGCTTGAAACGAATGCCTTAAATTCATCGGTCTAGCTTAGCGCCGCTGTAACATAAATGTGGAATGAAGCTGGACGTGCACGTAATTTAGAGAACATAGACTGATTGCCAACATAAGTTGGAACTGCCTTCAATGGAGTATTTATATCACCAAGCTCTACAGTCCAGAAACCAGAATTTGCAAACGCTGCCTTCCCTAAATTTGTTACATTACCATTAATGTGTAATATTAATCCATCATCTTGATATGAATTTTCATCAATAATAGGCGCATTCCAGTTAACCTTTGCCATGTACATTGAAGAATCGCCATAATCAGTAATATTTGCAAAGAATTGGTCTAAATAACTATTCATCGGTAATCCAGTTCCATCCTTGGGCTTCATCTAAACAAATAAACGCTCATCTCTTGAAAATGCAAACATACCTAATTTTGTAACTCTTGGCGGCATTTCAAAATATCTAAGTTGTGTACAGCCTGCAAATGAATAAGGTGCCATTTCAACAAAATCAACCATAATATTTTTATTAGACCAGAATATATGTGTTACATGCGTCATATTCTAGAATGCTACAGAACTAGAACCTGTTGAACTAATACCAGCAACAGTAATTCCATTAACCATACTAGGCAATGTAATTTTGCCATTTAGCTTAGAAGGATCAGCGCTATCGGCTAGTCTAATCTTGCCATTTGGCTCAATGTAAATCCATTTAGCATCAAGCACATTATCATACACAGATTTCTTTGTATAAGATGCATAATATTCTCTATCTGATGTAATTTCATCTTTAGAAATATCATCTACCTTACCTTCTTTGGCTTTATCTAAACTATTAGCAAAACCTAAGAATGCATACACTTCAGTCAATTCCAAATCTGAATCATCTAATGAAGGATATAAAGATTTATACTCACTCTCTGGAATTGTCTTACCATGCTGTACATTAATAGTATGAATAACTGTCAAATCAGTATCTCTATTTAAGAACTTAACTGTCCAATTATGAATTGTATAAACTGCATAGAATGTAATAGTTGTTTTCGTTGAATTGAAGAACATCTCATTCATTTGCTCTGCTGTTACACAATCATCTTCTGTGACTATTTTATCATTAATATAAGGTTTACCATCGCGATACTCAGGTGCTTCTGTTGCCCAACCAATAAAATCATAATTCATTCTTGTTGGAATAACACTTGTCATTTGGGCATGTTGTGTACCAGATTCATCAGGTTCAATCTTAATTACATCGACTTCTGTTTCAATACCAGTTGTTTGAACATCTATATATTTAGTAACATAAGCAATTTTAGCATTTGCTACGAAGATATTTAATAATGGGAATGTAGAGAAATATTCGCCATTTTCATCTACTTGATAACCGTGCAAATTACCACTGGTATCATAAACAGGCGAAACCTTGACTGTTGTATTATTTTTGTAATAATTCTGTAACTTAGATTCACTGATAGGATTTGCCGCATCATTATTAATAAATACATCACCAGTGATATAAGGCAAAGTATTAATACGTTTACCCGTTGCTATTTGCTATGTACTATAGAAGAAGTTATCAGCACTTAGATAAGATGCAATTAAATCATCAAGCATATCTAAGTTAGTAATTATATTAATATTAGCTGCCTTATCAGCGTCATACTAATAAATACGGCTATTTAATGTACCTCTATCCCAATTTTCTTTACTAACAAAAGTATAAGATTCAAATGTATAGTGGTCTGTCTTCTGAACATAAGTAGCAGATGCATCATACACTTCGCCAGATTCCACAAGACGATAAGGTGTCCAGTCAACATTCTCAAGATTAATAGCTAAACGTTTAGAATAATTTGATTCAAGTGCCGCATTAGCCTACATAGCTTTTTTAATCTTCATAGCTTGTTCAGTAATAATATAAGAATTATATCCCATATTACCACCAACAATATTAATTGTATCTATGAATGTTTTAGCATTTGTATAGTCATCAATTTGAGTTGTTAAACCTTCAATATATAATCCTTTTGGATATTTGCCTTCACTATCTGCCACAGGTCTGGTTGTTAATAATTGAGTTAATTCCGTAGGTTCTTTAAGAATAAGAGTCGTTACGGTTTGAGGTAAATATAATGTTTCTATCTGAACACCATCAGCCAATGTAACACTTGCAAGTCCTGTACCAAGCGCACGGAACGTACGAAGTTTTTCAGAACCAGAAAAATCAAGCGTACCTGTTAAGCCACTAAGATTTGATAAAACAACTGTTTCAAGAAGTGTTTTAGCATTCGGATTAGTATTACCATATGCATCCTTAGCAGAATCATCGGGTTTAAATGATGAATTATTCATTAATAAGTTTTTATATCCTACAGTATCATTACCCAAATATAAATCTTTTAAACGTTTTGCCGAAGCAATAGCAAATTCATCGATATATTTAACACTTAAATCACCAAGAGAAGATACATAGGCCGGACCAGGAATAATTAATATTTGCTGCTGAGCATTAGGTATTGATTTAATAGCATTTAATGCTGTAGCTAACGTGGGAATTGTAACTGTCTCACCATCATTAGCTTTTACAAGAGATGTCATAGCATCATCATACTGAGCATGAACATACTGCTTTAAGAATGGTGTAATTTTAATATCCATGCATGTATCAAGAGGATTTTCTAAATAGGTAGACTGAACAAATCCAGTAGAAGCATAGTAATTGCGGCCGTCGGTTGCCGTGCTTGCAGTATCCAGTGTATACGAGGTAAATTCTTCGCTATTTGAGCCTGTTAAATAATAATATTTATTAGGTTCATAACTAAAGTCTGCATATTTCAAAGGTTCTGCCGCATCATAAGCTAGTGTCAAGAAACTGGAGGCTATGTTAGAATCAAGATATTTATCTGAAGTAGATGCAATATTATTTGCATTATATCTCATACGAATACCTTGCTGCGAACCCGTAATTGAATAATCGCCACATTGCCACATACTATCTACATAGTTAAATCTATTTCTTAGGAATAATGCTCTCTAAAGTTCTCTTGTTCCTTGTAAACAATAGAAATATGTTGTTGTAGTTACTATATCATTATTAGTATTTGTATATCCATTGCCAATTGCGCAATCAATATATTTATAATATTCATCAACGTTAGGTATAATAATTGGTCTAGCGCCATGCATTGCGTAAGATTTACTTACATCATAATCAAAATTATAATAACCATTTAATTTAGATATTGTAAGTAAATTACCTCTTAATTTTTCATATCTATTTTTAATCTGCGGCATCATGATTTTATACATATTATTCCACAGAACACTATTCGGGGTAGAGAAGGTATTAGAAGCAGTAGCTTCAACTTCGTAATCCCAATAAGGTACGCCGGCATTATTAACGCCAAGTTGTGTATCTATATCATAGAATATTGGATACCAAATATAATTACCGCCTTCGACTTGCGGACCCCAAGTAGCAAGCATTAAATTCTTACCACGTGAATCGTAACACAATAATAGCTCAGTCATTATATAATAAACAGTACAATATTCTTCATCAAAATGGTCTTTGAACTCTTTTGTGAATTTTGCTAAACGATATTCTGCCGTATCAGTTGTATAAGACGTAGTTTCATTAACCACATAAGGCGTCTCAAGTAGCTGACCAGTAGCAGCTTCGGCATCAACAGAAACAAGCCATTTTACTAAATCTTCAAGATTCTTCATTCTATTAAGAATGTAAGCATTGCGCTCAGCTTGCGGCACTGCCGAAAAATCATCAGCTTTATCATTTTTATGGTCACCATAAATTGCATTTTCAATATTATCTGCATCAGCATGATAACGTACTTCAAAATCATTTAATACTGTCAATGCGCCTTTTTCATCGACTTCTTCAAAATCTGCTTTTTTAAATGAACAACGACTACCTTGGTTATTGCATAATTCCCAACATTCTGCGGCTTCGCTGAAAGGCTTGTAACCGCCCGCTCCATTCGGAATCTTACTGTCTTGCTCAAAATCACAGAAGCCAAAATTATCATCGCAACCCTTATCAAGATTGTAATTATATAATCCAATAAATTCATAAACTGGATTTGCGGCGGTGCCCTTATTGTGGAATACCATCATCGGGAAACCATAAACTGAAGTACGATATTTGTCAGCTTCAGCCGCCGTTACACCATAGTCCTAGATCGGATGCTTCGTATACATTGTCCGCACGAAACTAGCAAAACCAGAATTGTGGGTACGTGAAGAATCCATGTAATCAGCTTTCCAAGTGAATTTATTAGCTGGAATATCACTATCCATGTACCATTTTTTACCTACTGTATCGCCGTTACTTAATTTGTTCTTTTCAAGTAGTGATTTACCTGCAAGAGGACCATTGGTATAATTCCATACCGTAGCTTTTTTAAATTTAGCTTTGTAATTTCTTCTAGGATAACCTTGTGAAGAAGTGCCTTGTACGTTTAAATCAACGCCTTCGGCATGATAAGAAGGACAACCCTTGATATATTTCCATTCAGCTTTTGCGACTTCAGTATCTAATTCATTATGTTCCCATAAGTAATCAAGATACGGATTGGTAAAATCAATATTAACTGTCCAACCACTATCAGCTTTCTTATAAGGTAACGTATGTTCCTTGTCTAACGTGGTAATAACGGCATAAGGCATCAATAGATTTTCAGGATGTTTCTTATTATATTCAACCATCTTAGTATAGTCAATAGTCGGAATATTGTCATTGTATTCAACAATGTTCATATTAACATCATACATATCTGGATCGGCATAGTCAGCTATATAGTTCTGAACTACGTCACGCGCACGTAAGTTAGTATTATAAATACGAACACGATATAAATCTACATCACAGAAATCTGAATTGATTTCAATAAAATTAGCATTGGTAGCATAAAATTTATCGGTAGCAGTGTCATATTTTGCAATACCGCTTGCTATACCATTAATATAAATATAAATCAAAGGATGAACGCTTACATCGGGAGCTTCAACTACGAAGCTTAAATGTATTAATTCATCTTCTTTAATACGACCACTTACTGTCGTATTAGACGAAGTAAAGAATGTTTCTTGTGTGCCTATACAGAATCCAACATGATTATCATAATATCTAATAGCCACACCTTCATCAGAAATTATATTCTTTTTAACAATAGGATTATCTGAATCTTCATTCTCAACTACTGTTTCAATTAATGTTTTATAAGTTTTAATATTACGAAGCTTGAACATTAATTCAAATGATAATGAACCGCCAAGTCTATCTGACTTTAATACGTCGTTAAGTGGAATCTTAATAGAAGCACCATTACTAATACGTAAGCATACATTATCATCATCATCGGTAATCCAACCATTATTATACCAGTTAAAATTGTTAAACTCAACCGGTCTAGGTGTTACAGAAGAATCGTCAGTCTCAGCCAACCAAGTTGTACGCGCTGATATGTTTTCTTTATTAGAACGACCTTCGGTGCTGTATGCATATCTATAACCGCCAACAATATTAAGATCTCTCTCTGTATCCTCAAGTACCTCGATATTGCATGTCATTGATGTAGCGCCGCAAACTATCGAAATAGTATTCATGCCTAGTTTATACCCTACAACACGCCAAGTTTGCCATGAAGAACTATCATAAGCAACTATACCAACGGGTAATTCTTCACCATTCAAATAATAATGAACTTCTGCATGCGCAGTATCTTTTGGATCATAAACTGAATAATTAATTATTAATTTGCTATGGTCAACAATAGATGAACCAATAGGCTTCATCCATATTATGGGCGCACCTGCGGCTCCTAAAGTTGTATCAACACATGCAATCTGATAATTTAATTCAATATTGACCAGATTAGATGTATCACTTAATACAGCGCGTATTGTGTGCGTTCCATGCGGCAATGCCGGTATTGTGATGCTTTCAGCCTTACCTGATGTGATAATATTAGTCTTTTTCAAATTATCATTTGTTTCACCATCTACATAGACTGTTAAATTTTTATAAATATTTTCACCTATCGGAATGCAACTAAAATTAATTGCTCCAGAATAAGCAGCCATTGGGTTGAAGCTAGTACTTTCGCGCAATTCCATTACGATAGCTTGAATGGATTTATATGTTTTAGTTACTTCTCCGCCTTCATCACCGGAAGCATAAATAGTGATATTATTTGTACCAAGAGGTAATACAGCACCTAGGTCAAATGTACATGTCCATTCATGATTTCCTGTTTCTTCCCATTTCGCTTCTACAATAGAAGTATTAGCACTGGAATACGGACCATAAGTACGTGTCGAAGAAGTATCTGCATAACTATTAGCCACTGTGAAGGAAATAGACACACTAGTATCTTTAGGGCTGGTAACAGTAGCATAAATTTTCTTTGACTGACCATAAATCCAGTTAGAATAAGAAGACAAGGGAGTAACTGAACATTTAATCTTTTCTACAGAAGGGGTAGGATCATCACCACCGCCGCCACCACCTCCGGAACCACTTACAGCTAGGCGGGTGCAATCAACTACTTCATATTCTTCATTGATTGCGTCGATTCTATAGAAACAACCATCGCTATTTAATATTAAATCATTTACTCTATACGTTGCATCTGCATCAAAATCACTAAATGTGAAACTATATTTATTTTCACCTTCACCCTCAGTAGTAGGGGTACCGTGACCATAAATAATCGACACACCAGAACCGCCCATAACTGTGCGGCCATCCACTGTATCAAGGAAGATATGGCCAGTATCAGTAGCAAACCATAGCTTACCATTATTTACATTCTCGCCATTCTCAGTATATTTTTCAGTACCGCGAATATAATCTTCAGTAGCACGTATAGGGGTAAATCTAATTAAATCTGCCATCTATAAGTATTCTCCTTTCTCATTTTATGAATAAAAAAAATAAGGGACTAGAAGGTATAGTTCTTCTAGTCCCTATATTTATCCTTCAATAATTCTTGAAAAATAAAATTAGTCTATTATATAAAATTGACCTAACAAAATTAAACGAAGTTGCCCCATTCAAGGTTAATCTTTAAGGTATTCTTTGCGGTTGTACCATCCGTTCCACCATTGGTAACTGTTAAGTTATCAGATATAACATTTAAGGTTGTCTGTACATTGCGTGTTACACCCTCTTGAGTAAGCATTGTAGTAATCACTGCTCCCGAAGAAGTGTGCGTTGCAGTAGTAGCCACTGTAGTAACATCATGATGAGTATCCGTATCTACAACAGTTAATTTCTTTACCGTTGTGCCTGTTATGTGACCATAGGCATCCCTTGTAATACCAGTAATAGCCGAAAATTCAGCTGTCCCCCCAGCAGGCTCCGTAACATCAACTGTAGAACCAGCCGCAAGTGTGCCTGTAGCCTTATTATGATTTACTTTAACAGTCGTAACTTTACCAGAGACCGTACCAGCAACAGTTGTGCAATCGCCATTAGCTAATGTTATACCAGCAAGAACGCCAGCCCCATCACTAATTGTAATACCTGTATTAGCCGCAGCACCTGTAATTACCTGATCATCACCCGAAGGAACGACATCCCATGTAGCATCTGTAGCAGTAGCCGCATCAACTTTAGCAATAATTAAATCGCCAACTTTGCATACTGTGCCTGCATAAGTGCCAGCTGCCGCAACCTTAAAGGTCCAACCGCGCTGTACGTTAGCTGTAGGAAGATCAGCGGCTTTAGATACTGTGCCCTTATAAACCATTGCATCGGCAGCTTTGAAATATTCATCTATCTTGCCATCAACTTCTGTCTTTGTATATACAGGAAGTGTAGCTGTACCAGATTCAAACTTATATTCTGATGCATTCGTACCAAGCTTGATGATCGGTGTTATAGCGGGGGCTTTTATGGGATCATTTTTTCCCTAAAGCTTAATTTCTGTGGTAAAGTTACCATCAGCTGCGAATGCATTCTTAATACTATCAATAGTTACACCAGCAGCCGCATCTGTTATTGCATCCTTTAATGCGGTACCATCAACAGTAAGATTACCAGCAGCATCACTAGTAATTGCGATATCACCAGCGCCTTTAACAGTTATTTCTGTGTTTGTTGCACCTGTGCCGGCGCCCTTTAATGCAATCTTTCCACCTTCAGCCGTGCCTAATGTGTATGTAGCATTATCATTCTTACCCGTAATAACGATTACACCATCTGCATCACAAGTAATCGTATTATCACCAGCACCCTTAATCTTGAAGGAACCAGTTAGTTCACCAGCAGAAGCGCCAGCTTTAGTAGTTGACTTAACTTTCGTAGTTACTGTAGCAATGCCACTATTCACAGCCGTAGTAGTTGTAACATCAGATACTTTTGTATCAGTATCAGCATTAATCTGCGTCCAAGATTCATCAGCTGCTGCTTTCTTCGTAGCAAGAACATTTTCTTCAAGGCAATAGTAGAATTCACCAACTGCAGCGTCTGCTATCTTGGGAAGAGCCCTTATATTGGCAACACTATGGACAACCTGATTTAACAATGATAATTTGTTACCATCATTGCATATATATAATTTATCAGTATCGGTGGTTAAATAAAATGCACCTTCAACTAGACCAGTTTTAGGAAGGGCTGTTGACAGACCCTTTTTAAACATTACTTGTGCCATAATTCATTCATTTCCTTTCTATTTAATTATTATTCAGATAATTCAGTCCATGTTAGGCGTGTATTCAAATCATTGATTTCATCAATAATGGTACTGTTATCTTTTGCATGATGTACTAAGCCAGAGAATGCACCAACTTCAGTTGTATATCTTTCAACTTTTAGATAGGTTGTATCTAAGGTACCAGTAACGCTTTCTAACGCTGTAATAGCCGCCTCATTATCCGCTACCCTAGTCTTAAGATCTGAAATATCTGTTTTAGCAGTTTCAACATCAGTACCTAATGTACCAACCGTTGTCTGCAAGCCTTTTATAGCCGTACCCTAAGTTTCAATTGTACCCTTAGCAGTAGAAAGGTCATTTTCAACTGTAGTAACACGACCCTCAACCGCAGTTAAGCCTTCAGCTGTAGCTTTCTTGCTTAATGCTTCAGTCAGACCAGTTACTTGCGCTTCTGTAACAGCAGTTAAGGTAAGCTTGCCAGTTTCATCAACTGCAAAATTGCCTGCATCAACGCTCTTAACTACATTAGGCTCAGCGCCCGCTTTTACTGTAGCTAACTTATTAATTTCATCAGCATTAATAAGTCTAGAACCTTCAACTTTATCTACTTTATTCTTAATAGCGTTAGCGATAGCCGCATTCATCTGCTCAGTTGTAGAATAAGCATCAAGGTTTACACTTACATCATCTAGACGGACAACGGCATTATCAATCTTAGCATAGATATCATAATAGCCAGTCTCGGTATTCATTACAAGATAAAGGACATTACTCTCTGCTGTTGCAGCATCAGGAACTGTATCAACCTTCTTAAATTTAGCATGACCAGCTGCCGCAATTTTGCTCTCTGTCTCTTCCTTCGTATAAGCATCTGTAATACCATAGCCCGCAAGGGTTGTAGCTTTATCAGCCTTATTATTACTTAAATTAGCAATATCAGTGGTATGACCAGCAACTGTTGCAGACAATCCATCAACTGTTGTAGTATCAGGAGTAAACCATTCAACATTACCACTCGTACCTATTCTTAATTGTTGACCAGCTGTTGCTGTGCCAAAACCTTTAATAACTATTTCACCATTGACAACTTCAATAGATTTTCCATCGCCGACAGGAACAGCCCCAACTTCTTTAAGAGTATTATTGGGCTGAATTAAATATAATGTTGCACTTGTGCTTGTAACAACAACTACGTTTTCACCATAGAAATAAGTACCAGTAGACGAACCAACTTCAACGGCACTAAGAGCTGCAGCTTCCGCAGCTTCAAGACTATCAAAATAATATCTTGCATCAAGTGGGAACGCAGTTTGAGGAGCAAATGCAACCGCGAAATTCAATTTACCAAATTCTGCCATGATTCATTTCCCCCTTCATTATATTGTTACAGTATACGTATTAGCTTTATCATTAGGATTAGCATAATCCGTATAATATACATTGTATGCGATAGCTGTATAACCATCAGCACCTTCAACGTTAACTTCGATCTTTGTAAATGCACTTGTAATATTAGCGTTTAATCCATTTACGTCAAGAACCTTATTTACATCACCCAGTGTCTTCGGATAAGCAAATATAACTCTTTGTGCGCCAACAGGGACCGCAACAGAAATTGTATTACCATCAGCAAGTGCTCTGCCAGATTTTGTAAGACCACGAATAATATCACTTGTTAATTCGCCCTTGGATTCAAGCGTACCATAGAATGAATTTCTATAGCCAGTAATTGCTGCCGATGTCTTGCTAGCAGACCCAGCCGGAATTTTAATAACAGGGCTAGAATCGCCTCCAATATTATCTTTAGCAATTGCACCTTCGGTATAAGCAGCTGTAGCTGTTACAGTATAATTAATACCATCAGTTACTTGAAGTGCGTCAAATGTGCCAGTTGCAGTAGTCTTTGTTACATTCTTGGTGTCCTTGACTGTCCACGAAGAAACTGTAATGCCAGTATCTGGACCAAATGTGTAAGCACCCTTATTAAATGATGTGGTATATGAAGGTGTTACTGTTGTACCAACTTCATAAGCCTTAGCCTGAGTTAGTGTAACGCCAACAGAAGGATTTGTAGCCGTAGGTTGTAATTTCTTTGTTGTAATAGCTGTCATAATATCTTTTACAGACATTCCTGTGACAGCCCAATTCTTTGTTTCAGTCTGACCTTTAGTAATATTACCAATTTCTGTATAATTACCAGCAAGTGTAAGGTCGCTTGTGAAATAAACATTATCCGCAGAATAATTGCCATCCATAGCAGCCCATTTTGAACCATCATAAACATAAGCTGTATAAGAAGTGCGGGCGCCCGTTAAAACGCGCTTAACTATAGCCTGATCGCCAGGATTAAGAACTGCAGCACCTACAGCCGCTGTTATTGCAGCCATATCATCTTGTTCAGCAGTTGCTTCAGCCTGGAATACTTGTGCTACTGTACCAGCTTTTGCCCAAACGCCATCGCCTCTAAGGAAGAAGTCCTTTTCAGCAGGCTGCGCAACAGGAACTAGTCCAGCTTCACCAGCAGCTTCAGTAGTAGCGCCTTTCATAACGCTAATTATTGTAGAAATAGAAGCATTTTTCCATTTCTGACTTGCTAAATCATAAACTAATATTTGTTTATCGCCAATAGCATCAAGAATTACATCTTGAAGCTCACTTATCTTCGTGGCACCAGTGACACCAACACCATCTCCGATTTTCTTTGTACCTAAATACAATATACCAGAATCGGCGTTAGGCTCAGAAATAAAATACAACGTATCCGAAGATTTTGTTGTTAATTTATTAAAAGCCGCAGGGGTGCCTCGCGTAAATTTAACATAATGTGTATCTGTTAATGGCATATTAAATATCTCCTTTCTATTAGTTTCCATTTATATTTCATTTTTTAAATTGATAAATTAATGGAAGTCGTCCCAAGAATTTTACACTCTTGGGACGACTAAATCTTAAACTAAATTAAGCTATAGCTCCAAAACATTTTGTACAAGTTTTCGTAGTTTTATCTGGGGTATGGTTTTCGTCACCTATCTTATGATTCAAACCAGAACAAGCTGGGCACCGAGTAATAATACTATGCGTTTTATCATCGAAGTTATCTACATAATCAGTTTCTACTGGTGTTGCTTCATGATTAGTTATATCATATTGTTCATCGTCTACGCGTCGCTTGCATTCCTAACAAACAGAAATTGTTCCATGCAAACAAGTTGCAGCTGATTCAACATTAAAATGATGACCTTCTACATCAGATGTTCCACAACTCTGGCAAGTCCAGCGATGTATAGCATCACTTTCCGCCGTATATGTTTTATTTAGATGTTCACAAGCTACAACAGGTTCATAACCACATTTACTACAAGTCCCATTAAATCCATCCGTATCATGACTTTGTAACTTTTGAACTAAGCTATGACAAGTATTGCAAATATATGTGGCATAATGTTCTGAATCAGAATACTAAGTATAGTTTACACCAGTTGAAGGAATAGGCATATGATCATCTTCTGCTGAACAAATTTGACATGTACCTATTGAATCCATACTTGGCAAATTCCATTGATGCGCTTCTTCTTCTGTCTTATAATGACAAACAGTACATTCCATCCAATGTTTATCTCCAGAATAATTTATTGCATAACTATGACTGCTTTTATCCAATTCCTGTCCACAAGAAGTACATTTATGCCAATGGCCAGTACTATCCGCTGACCACGTAGAAGAGGGCGAATGTACATGTACACTTTCTTCGGTGACAGTAACACTATTGCTTGCTTCACTAATAAAATATCTATAGCTATTATTATTACTAGGAATTGCTTTAACTATATAATCACCTTTTGTAGATGCAATATAGCTTAAGTTTTTAGTGGTGTAAATATTACTGCCCATAAATAATTTATATGAAGCAGCGTTTTCAATCGCATCCCATGAAATAGTTTTACCATCTTCAGCCAAGGTAATTACTGGTGTATCTAACTAAATAAACCAAGATAAAATGATTGTATCAGATAAATCACTAGTAACTGTAATGCCATTAGATTTACCAAATGCTTTAACTTGATAATTACCATTGCGTTCTGTGGGGGTGGCAGCAGAACCTTTTTCAATAGTATACTCAGCTAACGAATTACCTTCATGTAATAATACATTATCTTTATATACACTATATGTTATATTTTCTACACCATCGCTATTAACAGCATCCCAAGTTAATTTTTGACCAATAGTAACTAACCCATCTGCTGATTTTACATCACTAAACTTTAAATTATTGGGTTTAGCTAGACTAGGCACTTTTTTACGAATATAATTAAATAATTCAGGTTTAGTAACACTTTCATTGTTCGCTTCTGCATAAAATTTAGCAATATATTCTTTATTTACTTCTAGCTTATTCTCAAAATCTTGCACATCTAAGTCAATTTCATAACCATCATTAATATCTGCTTTATTAATTGATATTTTAGAAATCATTGCGCTAGTATCTTTATTACAAATTTCGATTGTTAATTGATCACCATCATTGGGAAACATAGGAATGCGAAACTCATGTCCAGATGCCAATTGTTCAACACCTAAAATATTTCTCATATCTATATCAAATATCTTAGTATTAACTGTCGTAGCTGTATAATTATTACTAAATTTATTATTATCATGATATCCAAGTGTTAATTTAAATTGTTTATTAGTTGGTAATAATGTATTATAATCACTGGTTTGTGCTAATGTTACTGTCTAAGACGTAATTTCAGAAATCTATAATGCTTTCTTAACATTAGTATCAATGTTTGTTGACAATGTCCAAATATCTTCTGTATCAGTCTCATCATTATTACGTAATCTACCTTGATTAATTCCAAAGCTTAATGGACTAGAATCAGAAGCAATCCAATCAGTAACAACGGTGCTAGCACCGCCACCTTGATTAGCTGCCCAAGTAATCCAATCAGCAAATGATCTTGTAATACCATGAACCGTAAATAATAAATTACCAGGGTCAACACCAGTCACATTATTAGAATCTAAATGTCCTTTATTATCAATCTTAGCCGCCATTACAACAGCCTATTGTGTATTACTTAATTGAATTGTTGGTGTAGCCCAAATACCTTCAGCTCCAGGGTCAGCATGTTCAAAAGTCACAGTCGGACTAACCGGATCTGGCTTCACCTTAACATCAATCCAATTACCGCCACTAGGTTTAGCACCATGCATGCGGCCATACCCATCTACAATCAAGAAATCTCCAGGCTGCATTGCCGCAAACTTATTCAAGATATCATTCATTTGATTCATGATACCTTTAACTGTTGTATCTTCGCGCGTATTTACATTAGATGAATCAAGTGTTTGATTAATCTTTAAAATTAATCCATGTGCCGTATTAAGCTAGCGTGCAAAACTTTCAAGTTCAACTAGCGCAGGCTTTGTATCTATAATATACAAATCTACCGTACTCGGAATTAAATTAGCATCAGCGTCCCAAATCGAATATTCAGGATAATAACCCGCTCTATCTTTAATAATAATAGATTTTTTAATATACCAAACTGTTGACTCAACAGATGATTTTATCAATCTATCATCAAGTATATATTGTTCATTATTTTTAATATAATATTTATTAGGCTAATAAATATATTTTATTATATTTTCATTTGTTAATGTATAAAATGATCCAGCCTATGCAATATCTTCTGCAGTAGCTTTTAAATAATTCTTTTCATTGTCACAAATATAAACATTATCTGCAACTAATGTATTACTATCTACCAGCTATTCACGATTATCTATGAAAAATGCAGAATATTCATAATCTGTATGAATGCCTTCTGTACTAAGACTATAAATATTTTTAGCAACTGCTTTTGCATAATCATCTATATTACAACTACGCCAGCCAGAACTAGGATCATTATAATAAACACCATAATTTACTGACAAATTTTCATCTATTTTTTCAGTAGCATTAGCAGGATATGCAATTAATGTTGTAGGATAAAAACTTGTAGGATAATACAAATAAACAAACTATGCATTATTTTCATCCCAGTCCAATTTAGGCTACCAATTTACACCTATATAATAAACAACTCCGGCCGCAAGCTCTTTAACAGGTTGATAGACTTTATCTTGATCTTTATAGAAGAAAACAGAAGAACTTTGCATACCGTAAGATACGTCCGGCTTATTCAATAATCTCTTTAATTCGGATAATATCTTTGTGCTAATTTCTGCATTATAATAAAATCTACTATTATTTGGCGAATTTTTTGTAACCCACGAACTTTCTTTAATTGAATAATCATTCTTATTCAATCTAGAATAATATTTAACACCTACTTGCATATTTTCTTCAGCTGCTAATTGATAACACTCGCCATTTGTTTCAATCTTTTTATAATAAGTATTAGGCTTGTACAATTTTGGTGATGTCTTAACAGCAGTAAATGAATAGTAAGTCTTTCCTTCCGCAACTAAATCAGAAGGAACATAATAATAATTATTATTTATTTTTTCATAAATCTCATTAGCAGCAGGGTCTAACATTTCTTTCCATGCGATCTCAGTATAAGTTTTCTCTTTTCCCTAATCTGATAATGTTTTAATATATGTATTATTTTCTGAATAGCTATCTAATGGTGTACCAGTAGATGAATAATATAGATTCTTTACAAATGTATCAGATGTTACATTATCTGCTTTCTTAAAATCAAAATCACCATTAGCAACTGTTAATTTATTAGCTTCATTGAAATAAGGTGCTTGCTCTACACGATAAAATCTTTTTAATTTAGAAAAATAATAAATATATCCTAATCCATAATTTTCTAAATTAGTTGGTAATGTATCATCATCTTTTTCAACAATAATCATACCCATGATGTCGTGCAATGAATTAATACAACCCGCTATTGTGTTAGCTTCTTGCGGCGAATAGGTTTCCCCCACAGGCAGCAATCGTTTTCCCGCACGTTTAGGATCATGACCATCTTCCCAAGCAATATTTAAATTACGCTCTGTGCCATAAACTAAATTCCATAGCTCAGCCACCACATTACCCAATATAGGTAATCTCATTTGTAGTTCATAAATATCGGGCACATCATTACTTTCATTAACATTACCTGCAGCATCGCAAACTGCGTATCTTTGTCCAGAATAGCCAGTCAAATCACAAATCAATTCATTTGTTGTTTTGTTGTCAATACTATTCTTAGTAACATCAAATCCAGCTTTATTATAATAGATTGCCTTTTTCCCATCAGCAGCGTCACTAACTTCATTAGCTTGCCATTTTATATCACTATTTGATCTTGTGACATACTGACCAGTAGTCTCACCTTTATCATTAATCTCAGGCACTAATTGACCATTAAGATCTTTTACTTGAACCGAATCAGGAACAACATTACCCACTCTAAATCCATAAGGCGTAGTAATGTGTAAATCATAAGTATCAGAATCTGTGACATTTAAGTGCGGCAAACGGAATCCGCCTTCTGGCGCCTCGGGGGTAACCTTTAGCGCTGGCATAGCCGCATTTAATGAACCAATATAAACATATTTTTCTTTATATTTAGAATTATCTTCGACATACGTCTTCATCCAGATTGTGCCATCATAACCCTTAGACGATGCTTGCTAATCAATTGTTTCATAATTAGCTCTATCTTGCGCGTAATGAATAGGATATAAATATTTAGATTTATTTTCATCATTTTCCTTGCCCTCTTGAATAAATTTAAATTGGGCAATTGATGTCTAATCTTCGTATTCGCCGGTAAATTCAAAAAAGAAATAACGATTCAACTTAGCTTCAATGACTGCATCAGATGATGCAAAATGTGCTGCATAAATCTAATTAGGTATTAATCGTGGGTCAGTGGATCCAGCCTTAATAGCCTCTGTGCCCTAGAATAATTTAAAAATATCACTAGCCACTTCTTTACCAGCAACCAATTCACCGACTCGATCAAGGTCATCATTAGATAACATAGCCACAGGAATTGCATTTTCAAGCTTAGTATCATATTTAACCAAAACATAACGTCCAGCATAAACACCATCATCAACAAACTTATCTTCTGGTGTACCGATCTAATCCATTTCAGAACGGCTACCAAATATACGGTCAAACTAAAATGGTGCTGTTGATGCTATATTTCCATATAAACTCATCTATTAATTCTCCTCCTTCTCATAAATTGCATCTACCAATAAATAACTATTTGGTGTAGCATTTAATCTATTGATAGATTCTTTATCAAATTGCAATGCGGTAATCTGTGATATATTTTCAACATTTAAATCAAATATACCATTCTTACCAATGATTATCGGAGAAATATTATTATTTAAATAAAATTTTATTCCTGGCATGGTTTGAATACCAAGCTAGGTAATGACGCCAAGATTTGTATCAACGAAGAAAATTGAACCAGTCTATAATGTATCCGCTGTGATAGTATTATTTTCTAACATAGGATAATTACGTATTGAACCTTCTCCATAATATCTATATTGTTTTAATTCTCGTGCCATTTCTCCTTAACCTCCTTCTCCATAATCTGCCAATATTCTAATAAAAGCATTTTTAATATTGCTATTAAATATTGGACTATTTTTACCAAATGTAACTTGTTGCACATTTGACATATCAATTTCTAATACGCCTCCAGGTCCAATCACAGTAAATTCTTCCGTAGCCGGTTTCCGTACTTGTACTTCGGTACCTGGGGTCGCTTGGATAGAAAGGCGTGTTAAATATTCTCCTTCAGATATTAAACCAGACAATAATTTAGAAATTACAAATGATATTTTATCTTCTACTTCCTTGTCTATATCAAAACCTGAATAATTAATTCCATCAAAATAATATTGTTTTAACATTTATTTACTCCTTTCCATCAATATAATCTTTCAGCTGCTTTCGTAGCCGTAATAGACATAGTTCCATTATAGGTTAATGATAATGTATACTTAGTCATAATATATTCACCATTAATCTTACTATTTTCATCATAAATTAAAATTCTTGTGTTTGGCTCAAGATAATAAACAGGTAGTGACGTAATACTAACACTTTCAGGACAATAGGAATAATTATATAACATAGTATCTAATACATCCTTAGTACTTTTGCCACGGGCGCTAATAGTAAAATCTACTTTACCGTCATTTCTATCCAATTTAATATCTTTATTAGCTAAAACACATCTATAATAACCTGTAAATAGATAATCATCAACATCAGCCGCATTATCCATAAATAAAATAGTAGGAACTTCTCTAAAATTTATGGACGTAATTTTAGTATCATTAATAGCTTTTGCCCGATCGCCTATGATTTTAACTGCATACTTATTAATTGAACCATTAGTATCAAGAAATTCTATCCAGAAATTTAATAAACCAGGGTTGCGTACGACATTCATATTCCAAAATACATACTTCTCTTTAACCGCAAGATTATTATCTATCTATTTTTCAATAGCAATAATATCGTCGGCTATTTGTTTATCAGTCAATGAAACTAATGTATAATAAATTTCATTTTCTTTCCATTCAGTGGCTAATACATAATTAGCATGATTATCCCGTATATAATAAGTATTTTCTTTAAATATTTCTTGTGCAATAGTGCCTACTTTTGTATATTGATATCTTATTTTTTCAATTCGTCCTGGAATCTCTCTCTTCTCTTGTTCCAATCGCTCTTGGCTTAAATAAAAATCACAAGACCAAGTCGTTAAATGAATTTTATTATTTACTTCAAGTTTTGTATAATAAGTGATAGTTTCATCCCACGTTGTAGCTAATTGATATTCATCGGGGGCTTCTGGGGTCTTTTTATCTTTTAATATATAATATTTCTTTTCAATAATACCCAATCGCGATGGCGTTTCAACTTCTTCATATTTTATTTCATCAGGAACAGTTGAATATTTCCAAGTCGCAATAGCATCTGGATTGAATAATTGACGCCAAAATCCTTGAATATCTTCATAATATTGTTCATAGCCAGTTTCACCAAATAAATATAAATCACCATTAGCTTGAATAATTCGTTTATAAAAATCATCAAGCTAATTAAATTTATAATAATCACTAGCCATATGATAAATAATTTCTCGCCAATCATCACCATTAGCTTGTGAATAAGTAATAGAATTTTGAATATACTTTTCTTTATCTAAGGGGAATAATTGCGGCAAGGCTGCTTTTGCGCGCTCTACGTCTAGCTCTGTCATCTCAATAGTCGTATAAGATATTGGCTTTTTATCAATAGCATAGCGTGTATGAATAGGCAAGGTTTCACCATTCGCACCAGTACGCTAGCCCCAAATTGCGTAGTCATTTTTAATAGCGGTTAAATTAGGATTATTATTAAATGCCGTAATCAATACGCTATCTTCAAAACTGTAAGTATAGGATGATTCCGCCAAGGCATCAACCGCATACTATGTGCCATCATCATCAGACATAATTGTGTTCCATGATGTGTTGATATATGTTTTAGTCTTTTGAAATACAAAATGACCATCTAAATCATAAAAATATTCATAATCACTACCAAGCATGTTCTTGATTTTATCAAGAATTGATGTTAATGATTCGCCAAGCGAAGATACAAGCTCGCCAGTATAAATTAAGTCAGTAGCCTAATAGCCAACAGCATCACCAAAACTGTATCGACGAATGATACTAGGAGTGCATTTATTCTTACTATCCCAAACGTATTTATAATCATTTAGCAAGAATAAATCACTATCTGCGGCTATAGTATGTAAACCCTCGGGGTCGCTCGTGATTTTCTAACCATCTTCGACTAGCTCATGTTCTAGCTTCACATTATCGTAAATACCATTATGACTAAATACGAACAAATCTTCTTTGCCACGATATTCTAATAATTCAAGTGCCTTATCATCTAAATCATTAATAATAATATTAGAATATTTTTCATGACCATACTGATGTACAGCCTCCCGAATAATCGTCTTCAAGGTCGGCCGTACATACTCCCAATTACTTACCTTTTGATAATATATACTTTCAGAATCCCAAATTGTAGCTAATTCATAACTCAAGATTTTATCATTATCTTTAATAGCTGTATAATATTCACCAGCCGTAAATTCAATCTGACTCACTTGTCCTACTTCAATATAATCCTAGACCTCAATCTATTGTTTACCGAAGTCAATGGAGAATGGAAGCGATCCGCCGCAATCCCCATTCAGCAAGCACATTTTATCTTTACCACTTAAACTAATTGTATAGTTATTTGTTGTCTATGATGTATTAAATCCAGTCAAAATAAATATTCCCTATTTAAACCAGATAATATCATCATACTTGTTATCAACACGATTTTCTAATCCTATATCAATTTTAATTTTTGCCTTTAATCCCCAATAATAGTCATTAATATTAATTTCATGAGCAATCATTGACAAATTGATAGTCCGGCGGACCGAAGAAGACCCATCAACATTGATGGATCCTCCAGTCACTTTACCCTCTATCCTATCAATAGGATTTTCATCTAGATTCAACGCAGTAATACGCGCGAATATAGTTTTCTTTTTATCTAAGTCTAATTTCTTTAAAAATTCTTTATTAAGTAGAGGATTCTTTTTCATTTAATAACCCCCTATCTTTTAAGTCACGTTCAATAGCACGATAGTACGTAGCCAATGCATCATGGTACTGCGGCCGTGCATTATGAATTTCTTTAGCTAGCTATTTATGGACATTAACATCGCTAACTAGTCCGCCATTAACTCGCAATGATTTTTCAAGAATGCTATCCATGTCTAATGTATCTTCTAATTCATCAATTTTTTGCTCTTTATAAACTTTAATTAATGCTTCATCAGATATTTCAACTTCATAGGTCTTCTTTAAAATCTCACAACAAATTTCAATAGTAACGCCAGCTCCGCAACCTATCTTAGTGTAATTACCTTCAGCTTGCTGGACGTAACCTTCAATATCTTTAATATTAAACTTACTTTCTTTACCATTTAATGTAAACCAACAATCAAATGCTTCGGGATCATTAATAGAATCAATAATAGACCCTTCGGTATTAGCTAAAATACCATAATTTAATTGTCTAGGTTCTGTGCGGTGAAACCTTACAAATCGCACCGCTGAAATACTATGTTTAATATCTATTAACTAATCTAAAATATTATTATTTGCACCAACAAATTGTCGTAATGGAATAGATTCAATCTCAACATTAGCCACACTTTGAAAACTATTATCAATTCCAGCTCTATATCTATAAGTTAACTAGCCTAGATACTTAGCATCACCAGGTATTTGCACACTAACTATTAAATCATTAGGCGAAACATAATTAAATACACCGGTAGCGCCAATAGCTACAGTTGTATAGTCTTTCTATGACTAATTACGCAACCGCACAATAGCGCCAGGTGCGATATCTTCAAAACGAATCTCATACGCCGCTTCGCCAGTGCCTAATAATTCAACCCAGCTATTAGGATCTTGCGTGTTCGATTTATATTGTACTTCACGATTATATTTTTCTTTAAAATATGTATATGATTTATCATCAGCTTCTACGAATTCTTTCGCAGCCAATACTCGCTCAACCAGCGGCACCGTCTTCCAGCGGAATTGCATAAATTCTGGCAACGTAGTTTTTAATATTCCATATTTTATTAAATTATCATGTGTACAATCTGCTATTTCATATGCCGTACTCGTAAATGTATGTATCATTCGGCCAAGCTAATCTTCAGGCGCCAAAGAAATATTTGTTAATCTTACCAAATAATTTCCTTCACTAGGTGATCTAAATAATTTAACCTAGCCATTATTTAACCAATCAAGAACGCTTAATTTAAATCTGCGCTCGGCTGCTACGTTGTATCCACCCAGGTCATTGGTAGCACGGGGGCGACCCGCCGCAACCACTTCTTTATTATCAATTTCTTCACTAACATCAGGATTATTATAATACTGCTTAATTTCTTCTGGGGTACGCTTTATAAGCTTCCCATCTTCATACGTCCAATATTCTGGCTCTATAGTCGCCGAACGACTAATTTTACACAACGATTTTGTAGTCAATCCTAATTGATCATCATCAATGAATAGATTGGCCTCGTCTGACATGTAAGAAAGCAATCCTGATAATGAAAATTCCTTATAATTAACGGCTCCATTTCTAAAAATAAAAGGATGTTTACTACCAATAGTATCAACCTTCTATTCTAGAATATCAGTCTTGAAACTAGCTACCTTAGGATTATACTTAATCTTCAACTATTTTTCACCATCATACAAAAAAGCATGCTCAAAATCAGCCATAACCGCATTGGATGCTTCTTGGCGCGAATACAAATCTCTATCATTAAATTGCTATAAAGCATATTTATAAGTCTTACCTTGTTCAACAGTAAAATCTTGCCATTGCCATTTATCAGGATGAATGCCATACAATCTAAATCTTGTAACTTCTTCCCAAGTGGCATAATTTTCTTCTAAACAACTACGTGTTAAAAGAAAAGCGCCTTGAATAAACTAGCTCTTGCTAATTTCAGAAGTAGCATTAAAGGTAATCGTAATACAACCTTCTTCTTCGTTATTTTCAGCATGCAATGGTAAATCGTAATCTGGCGCAATAGTCTAGCGCTAAATTAATGTATAAGATGGGCTAGCTACTGTTAATAAATTGTTAGTAGTAATAATATACTAAATTTTGTATAATGAATGCTCATCAAGATTAATATTAAATGTCCAATTATCAATAGATTCATAGCTAGTAGTATTATTTTCAATATTATGTATCTGTTCACCACTATCGGCAACGATAGCACCAGTACTATCATAAATTACGAATCTATAATCATGTACTTTCTCGGTAGCATCCATGTATAATGAATTATCAGGCATCATAATCAAATGCCGCACATAATACTGTCTTCCTACGGTATAAGTAACAGAAGCATCAAGTATATACTATCTATTAGCAACATAATAATAATATGTATTTTTCACATAATTGTCTTCATTAACTTCTACGGGCTTGTAGGTAAAGCTACCCTAGGAGTACAATCCAACAAAAGAAGCTTGATTAAGATTAATTTTTCTGCGGCTAAGCATCGGAATAGTCACTTGCGGCAAGGAAGTAAATTTAATTACACCAACTGTTGAATAATACCCAACAGTTCCAGTTTCTGCGTCAATGTAAGCTAACTATATTTTGTAAAACTAACCCATTGAAAAATATTTATTTTTACGAAGATAATAAATCTATGTGGTATTATACTCAATACCTTCGTCAAGTTTATATTTATTTTCATCTATTTGCACATAATAAGTGCCAGCAATCCAATTTTCGCCATCTTTTAAATCAACACGTTGATAATCATAATATTCATCAACATTGTCAGCAGTAATAATATCAAAATAAGCGATATTATTATCAAAATCTATGCGGCTAGCCGTTGGCTCAAGAATTACAGCATTATTTTGCACTGTCTTAATAATCGCTTTAATCCCGGCTACTTCGGTTTTATGGACCGCCGCATTCATAGAAAATGGTACTTGAATAGTTATAGCACCAAGATAATCAGCATAAAATGCGGGTAATGTTCCCGCTACTTGTGGTGGATATAATTTCATCCTTGTACCTCCTTTTCCTCTTTCATTTTTTTAGCCACCCAGGCTAAGCATTCTTCTTGTGTATACTCCCTTGTTGATAATGGTGTCACCGCACTTCCAGTATACTAACGTGGATTAATAAATACTAGCTCATTACTCTCCAAGGGCTCTTTATTTTTATCATAAATTATTATTTTATAAGCAACTTGCGCCGCGTCTGGTGGAAATGAAACAAATATTATACCCATAATAGCATCTTCATCAGTTGCCGCATGATATGAGTATACTTCAGTCGCATTATAATCATAATTACTTCCTGCTACCCGCCGCACAACAGCAAAATCAATCTAATCCATCAATGATAATGGTATGCTTGGAGCTAAGACTTCTGTAACAGTATCATTAATTACACGTGTCCATGTGATACGCAATGGCTAAGCATTATTCCATTCGTATTCACTCAATGTTAAGCTTTGATTATCACCATAACGCGATATTACCAAACTATCTTTATCCCGCCCTGCGGCATCTTTAGCCGCGGCCGCATTAATACTGCCTATAATAAATTTCTATTCATCATAATCATGATTTGGAACTAATACATAAACCGTATCATTCTTTTTTAAATTTGTCAAATGAGTATAAGCATAAAATGATGCCGAACCATTATTTACTAAATATTTGCCAATACAAGCAAAATTATCGTCTACGATACTACATTTCACCGTGGTATCATACGACATTTGGGCCAGCCGCACTTTCAATATTTCATCTACCGCTTGACATATATTTTCTGCATAATCTGCCATTATATTGGCCTCCTTTATCTCAAAAATATCTTTCTATATTATTTTCATTTTTTAAGTATTAGTATTGTTGAAATTAGACCAATAAAAAATAGGCGAGCCTAATTTCTTAGACTCGCCTAATATAATATATTAATAATTGCGATTTGCGTATTGTGATGCACGATTGATAAGTGTATCGAATGCTTCTTTAATTTCATCATGATAAATTGCATTCGGGAATTGCGCTGTAATTTCAACCTTTTGTTCTAGATTAGTATGCGCCAGTGTGCCTATCTTTGTTGCGCCTACATTCAACAGACCAAATGATTGCATTAAAGCTTGTAGATCGATTGCGCTAGCTATTTGACGAATTAAGCTGACCGCGGCAAGGATATTCTAAGTATCTTGCTTATTAAGCACTAGCTCTTTTTCGTGAAGTGTAGCAAGTTTACCTTCAGGACCCCATTTACCAGTGTAACCACCAGTATCAAACTTGCCTCCTCCACCTCCTCGTAAGATTGATTTAGTCATATTTTCATGATTTTGTCTTGCTTGTTTCAGTCGGTCAAACTTTTCTTTTCCAATTTCATATTTCCGCTTAAGATAATCTTCTATACTATGACTTGCTCTGTAATCTTTCAGCTATGCCCAATCATATTCATCTAAATAATTGTCATATTTATCATACTCTATATATTTATCACGATATTCATCTGCTTTTCTACTATGCTCAATCGAATTCTATAATAATGCATTTCTTGCGGTATTAAAATTCCAAGCTTCATCATCAATAATATTCATGTATTTATTATTACTAATAATACTTTCAGCATCATTAACTAAACTTGCATTATATTTATCACGGGCTGCTTTCCATTGTTCAGCACGTTTAGAACGTTCATCATCACTAAGACCTTCTTCTTTAGCTTTTTCTTTCAAGCTTTCCATTGCTTTTTTTAGCTGCAACGATTCATTTGAAATTTTACTAGAACTAATTATATCACCAGTGTCTGCATCATATATATTCAAATTACCTTTATCATCTGCATTCCAATATACATTCTTGGGACTTAGTTTATTGTAATTATTATCAGAATATTCACTCATGGCTTGCATCGCAGCTAATGCTTCACGACACTATTGCGCCACTTGGGCATACCCTTCAGCCACTTGTAATAAATTATTGCGCAACCCAGCATACGCTGATGTATCAGACAATATTTGTAATGCAATTTGATTTAATGCTTCAACTAGTCCGTTCTCGCCGATTAATTGGTCACGTAATGATTTACTCTCATCGCTTACTTTTTTCATTGAATCTTTTAAACTATCAAAGTCTAATCCAACCTATTGCGTAATTTGATCAACAACCGCATACCATTGATTTAAATATTCGGCACACTATTGACTATATATATTATAAGCTTTAGTCCAATTAGAACAATTATCAATAGTAGTCTAGAATGCATTCGACCAAGCATCGCGCATAATTTTAGCAGTATTTTCTTCAGAATAAGAAATAGCCATATTTCTATCATTGGTCAATACTAATATATAAGGAGAATATTGTTGATAAATTTCCTAAATACGCAATTCACGTTCTTCGGCCGACAATGTCAAATCAGTATTAATTTCTTGTATTTTATTGAACATTTCTTGTTGAATTTGCACAATTTGTTCAGCATTTTTATTAGCAATTTCTAACTACTTATTATATAATTCATTTTCAGCATCTTGAACAGCCTATTGTGCCTTAGTAATGTTTTCCTAATCGGCAGTAAATACATAGCCATAATTACCTTCGGCATCACGGGTTAATCTCACAACAGACTTAGCATTCTAAGCTTCTTCAAAAGCTGCTCGTGCTTGAATTAACTTAAATTCAGCATCCATAAGTGCAAGCTAATTCTTACTTAACTTTTCTTGCTTTTGCGCACTTTCAAGACGTTGCTTCCATAACTTTAACTCATTAGAATAAGCTTTGTTTGTCGTTTTAGCAATCTCTTGCTCAACTTGGTTAATACGCTTTTGTGTTTCATAAACTTGATTGGTCTACGTATAGAATAATTCCGCATACTTGCTACGCATTGACATTGATTGATTAATTCTATCAAATGTTGAACCACCCGTTAATGTCTTTTCTAATTCAGCTCCGACCTTCTTAATATTGTTCAATGCAGTCTCTTTAGTAACTTCTAACAAATCCTAAGTTGCTTCAAATACCGCATTAGTCGTTTCTTGCACCTATTTTTCTGCAGCTTCAATATCCTCTGCAAGCGCAGCTGGTTGGCTACGCAAAAATTCTAATTGCTCTTTTGCGGCACGCTGTCTCTCAAGTGCCACCGATAAATTATTTTGCGCATTCTAACTAGCCGCTGCATAAATCAGTCCTAAACGATCGTAATCATTTTCACCAGAAATTAATGTAATAATTGATTTGTAATGATCAGTAAGATCGGTTAAATATTCTATCTTAGAAATATATTTATCTAACTCATCATTTATTTTAGATAATGTATTTGTATAATATTCACGCATTTGTTCATCTAAATCATCAAATGCTTCCATATTATCATAAATTGAATTATAAATCTTTTTTAAACCATCTGCATAATCGGCTGATGTAATGTCTCCAGCTGTATAAGCATTTCGAATTTTGTCTAGCTAATCTTTATATAACTTTAATGAATCAGAAGTTAAATCTTGCTATTTCTTTAACAAACCAAATCCCTCAGCTGCTTTATATACATCATCTTCAATTTTTCCGTAATCATACTTCAATTTGGCACGATCCATTTCAATTAATTCTAATTGATTTTCCAGTGCTTCAGTTAATTTCTAATAATATTTTTCTTGGCGTTTAATTTGTATTTCTAATAAATTATCTTGCGCATCAAGAAAATCATTAAATACTTCTAAATATTTGCTACGCTCTTCGTTGGTAATTATACCTTTCCAATATAATTCATCTAAGTTATTTGGCTAGCCATTCTCCCCAAATGTAACACCTTTCATAGCTAATGCCCCAGCTTGAACCGTAACTTCATTCTATAGCTATTGTATTTTTTTCTCAGTTAGCTTAGCATTTTGCGCCAGAATATTTCTTTCTTGTTCCAACGCAGCCAAACGCGCTCCGCCATATAATGTATCCGTAATAGTTGCCTATCTATCTAAAAGCTTATTTTGATATTCTAACGCTTTATTAATTGACTCAACAACAGATAGAGCATCTTTAGCATGATTTATAATATATTCTAACTGTTTATCATATTCGTTCTAAGTCAAAGTGCCAGTCTTAAGTGCATCATTTAAATCATCTATATTATCAATTGTGTTAGCAAATATTTCACGAGCTTCTCGCAATGCTGTATCATTCATACCCGCGGCTGCAAGATCATTTACGTATTTAATAGCTGCTTGAATTTGTTCATCAGAAGCACCTTTAAGGAATTCTGCCGTAAAACCTTTATTTTTAACAAGATCTAAATCAAATATACCACTTTTACTCCAGCGATCGATTAATTCATTGATATAGGAATCTCTTCTATCTCCCTCTAATCCAGATGCCATTACAACTTCAGGAGTATAACCATTATCTATGATTGCACGGCCAGCTTCTGCTGATGCGTATGCTGCGTCTAATTGTGCTCGCGCCATGTCGGTTGCGGCTTGCTTAGCATTCTTTGTAGACAAACTATTGAAACGATATTGATCTTGACCAACCATCTAGAAATACTATGCCAATGCGGCATTGTATTGAATCAGCTGATCATACTCTTCTTTCTTAATTATACTACCAAACTTTAAATTTTTAATAACATTATTTATTTGATTTAAAGTAGTATATAAAGTTTGATAAGAAGGCACAGCAAGAGAAACTGATTTAATGGTGTCAATTAAATTATTGAATGCATCATTCGTTAAGGATATCGGCACACCCAAGTTAATAAGTGTGTTACGAATTTGATTTCCTATTTCGGGTGATGTATAATCAAGCGCGCTTAATGCTTCAAGCGCTTCTTTTGAACCATTTGCAAGTTGGTTAATGCCATTTGTAATTAATGTTACATTTCCCTCATATTGTGGGGCTTTCGCAAATTGATCTAAAATATTTTTAAAATTTTGTGCAGTCTTAAGGCTAACACTATTATTATTATCAATAATATTCTCAACTGCATGACCCTTAAAGCTATTCCAAGCCTTTGCAGTATCTTGCCTAGCTTTGTTAATAGTATCTACCCAATCATTCCAAGATTTTGCACCAAGAATATTTTGGGCAAATGTATCTAACTCATTTTTAGATTTGCCTTGCAAACCAAGCATTTCGGGTGTAATAGAACTTCCCGCATTCGCAATCCACTAGTCGCGGGTTAATGAATTAAAATTACCACTAACCACCATTGCCTTTAAATAAGGATTGTTCGCAACTAAATTATATGTTTTTAAAATTTCATTTTCATTTTTTAATATGTGCTCTTGAGCTAGCTATCCTTGATAGAAAAACTTTAAAGCGGTCTCATCAATTGTACCAGTTTGCGATTTTCCCTAATCGTCAGTATAAGTATATTGACCTTTCTTCTTGTACTATACATCTTTACCTAAAGCCGCTGCATTAGCCTTTATATATTGACGGGTCATTTCTTCTCCGTTTTGTTTATATGCTTCATCAAAACTGTCTTTAGCATCTTCTTCTGCTTGTAGCATAACTCGCTAGCCCATCAATCCAAGATCATTTGTTAATCCTGCAGCAACAATCGCATCATTCTGGGCAAATAAATCTCTAGCAAAATTATATGCATTTTGCTCTTCCGTTTGTTTGATCTATTTTTCTGTTTCAGCTAAATCATTAAGACTATCACGAGTTTTATATAATGCTTGAACAAGTTTATCATCATTAATATCAATTTTAGTTTCTTTGAGTAAATCTTTAAATTGATTATAAGATAAATCACCAGAAATGTCTAATTTTCCATCGGCGATTTTATCCAAAACTTCTTGCATTCCAGCTTCACGTGATGTGATTTTAGCTTCTGCGGCCGTTCCACCTATTATAGAAGCAGCCCCTATAGCCGCGCTTATTAATGGTCCGACCATAGGGATGAATAGTGCTCCGGTAGCTAATGCTCCACCTATTCCACCCCATAACCAGCCAGATTTAGTTTTATCGCCAGCTACTTCACGCATTAAATTAGTCGTTTTTGATTTATTAGCAGCGGCAGTCGCCGCATTATCAGCTATATTTGAAATAGCTTCAGCTTGATTTAATTCAGCTTTTTGTTTATCCTCAAGTTGTTTTAATACGGTATCTTTAATAATAATACGCCCATCATCAGTAATTGAATAATCTTGTCCTTTAAGTAATTTATATTTAATAATCAACGCCTGCGCTTGTCTATTGGCATTTTTTAAAGCTTTCTCAAATTCTTCCGTACCTTTGGTTAATTTGTCTAATGCATCTTCTGCTTCTCTATAATCGGATATTGCCTTTGTCATTTCCTCATATGATGCTTTTATTTTATCATACTGTTCCGCTAAAGTAGCCGCCGCTTTGGCCGCTTTTTCAGCAGCTATTTTGTCTTTGTTGTAAACGTTGCTTAAAAGTTTAAAAACAACTATTACAGCAGTGACTGCTGCTACAATAGCTAACATAATCAATGTGATTTGCCACCAAGCTAACTATACTGCGGTTCCTGCGGCCGCACCCTCAGCACCCGCAACAGCGGCACTTTTACCTGCTGTTTTAAAAGCTACAGCCAAAGTGTTTATTCCACTAGCTATAGTAGGTAATAATGGAATTAAAACTGTCAAAGTTGTTACTACCGCCATAATTTTTTCACTAGTTGTAGCACTATCGTTACCTAATACAGAAATTGCACCAGTAACCATAGAAATTGCGCTAGCAGTAGCAACAGCAGTACTAGCTAAAGCACCCAATGTAGCGCCAGTTTGTTGCAAACGTTCATTTGTCTTTTTGTCAGGTTCATCAAGCTATGTCTCCATTGTCTTCATAGTATCTTTAGCCACTTCATCTTTTACAGCTTTATCAACCAAAGCTCTAGCCTTATTTTTTGTTTCAGGTTTTAACTTATCAAGTTGCTCGTTAATAGCTTGATTATAGCTTTTAATTTTATTTTCCGCATAACCCATAAAATTTTTATCATCACCCAATGCCAATAATTCAACATTGCTCATTTTTGGATTATTGCGTCTTGCTTGCATAGCTCGACCAAAAGCCGACCGTCCATCTGCTCCTTGCATAGCACGATCATCTTGTAAAGTATTATAATAACTATTAATAGATTGACGAAGTGATAGTTCGGCTTTAGCTTTCTCGGCTCTTTGTTTTTTGGTAGTTACAGGCATATTTTCAACATTTTTTAACTCAATTCTAAAATCATCCATCTATGAAGAATGTCTATCAGTTAAAAATTTAGCATGTGCCCTATCACGCGCATTATTTTCAATTATATCTGACGCTTGTCTTGTATATCGGTCGTGCTAGCCCCGTACTTGATTAGAATATTTTTCTCCGGGATGAGCTGCCAACCAAGCTTCTCTTTTATCATCGTCTAATGTATTGATAAAATCTTCTCTAGCTTCGCCAGTTGATTCAGTTGTTTTGTCAACTATCTAACATTGTTTTAAATAAATCTAAGATAACGTCTATAATTCTTCTTGTAAAATTTTGTTTCTTTCTTGCTCAGCCGCATTCCATCGTTGACTACTATCATTAATTTTATAAGCTAAAGATGCTTCCGTAGCATTAATTTTAGCTTGCCCTTTGGCTGTAGCTGATACATATTCATTAGATGCTCTAGATTGATACTGATTGTTAGCCAATTCGGCATTTTTCTTTAAAATCATTTCTTGCTAAGAATCTAGCTTACTTGAAGCGTTTAATCCAAAAGACATGGCAGTTTTCTTAGCAAAACTTTTTGCACCTTCACCAATTCCAGCAAATAAAGCAGGCATTTGAGTAGCGATTTTCTAAGACATAAGTCCCATAATAGCAAAAAGCACTGTCCGCATACCGCCTAGACTAGTTACAATATTATTGATTATATCTAAAAACTTACCGAATCCATTAGTTATTGAAATAAAAAATTTATCATCTAATAAAGTAGAATAAATTTCTTCTGCTGCTGCTTTTACTCTATTTTTTGCTGCTTCCCATGATTCAGCATAAATTTCTGCTTGTCGAGATAAAGTACCTTCAGACCCTGCAGCAACATTAAGATTTTCTTGCATATAATCCCAGTTATCAAGAATAGCAATTAGCTGTTGATATTGACGAGTACCGCCAACTGTTTGAGCAACAGCAACTTGGGTACTACGATCAATTTGATCCCATTTAGCACCTAATTCATTTAAGATATCGTCCATATCTTTTAATTCGCCATTGGCATCTTTAATATTAACACCAATTGTTTTTAATGCTTCAGAATACCGGCCTAAAGTCGTACCATCATCTAATGTTTTACCTAGTTCCAAATCTTGAATACGAGCAAATAATGTTTTAAATGCTGTACCTACAACATCAGCACTTTGACGAGTTGTAGCGACCACTGTAGCCAATGCAGAAGTAGCATATTCATAAGACAAACCAACTGTTCTAGCTATAGCTGCAAATTTTTCTAGACCTTCGGCAATTTCTGTAGTGCTAGAAGCGGTTGATGCACCTAATGCTGTAATTACATCAATATAAGATTCAAGAGAACGAGAGCCGTCATCAAAATTATTCCAAATAGCAGTTAGTTGTTCTGAAACGGTCTTTGCTGTATTACCAGTAACATTTGCCATTTTAATAGTTAAATCGGTACGTTCTTTAACTTGCTTATCATTTAAACCCTGTTGATAATAAATCAATGCAGCTTTCGCATAAGTATTAGTTGTTGTGCTTAATGCTTGTGCGGCTTGATTTGCTTCTTTAGCAAATTGTGCCATTTTTTCAGCACTTGATTCAGTTACTATCTATATATCGGTTAAAGATTTATTTAATTTTTGAGCATAAGTATATGCGCCCTATATTGTACTCATAAATCCATGAAGAATACTAGATGAAATTTGCCAACGTACAGTATTCTACAATGTAGTAAGTAAACTATTTAATTTTTCTCCTAAAAATAATGAAGCATTACTAGCAGTACTAATACTATGCGTTAAAGCGTTAAAAGCTTGCTGCCCCGCTTGTCCACCTCGCAATAACTTAGCTGATAATGTGGTCAAATCTTGATTCGCTTGTTTTAAACTTAATGAAAATTTAGTTAAATCCAACTTATTAGTATTTACATTAATAGCTTTAGATAAATGTATTTCTAAACTTCGAGCCGCTTCTTGGGCTTGCTATAAACCTATTGGGCTTATCAAAGTTGAACTTTGATTTTTTATTTTATCTAATGATAATGTTAAATTTCGTAATGACTGCTATGCGGCAGCTATATCTGCTGATACCTTCAAATTAACATTTAATTGTTTTGCCATATATTTATTGCTCCTTTCTCTCATATTTATAAAATGAAAAAGGGGAACTAAGCAAGAATAAAACTTACTTAGTTCCCCTTTTATTCTCATTTATTTTTGAAAAATCAAATAAATGAATTAACCTAATTTGGTCAAAGTCTCTTTTAAAACTGCTAGATTTTTTTCATCGCCCAGCTTCTTTTGAATCTCAGTAGCATCAAGATTAAGATTATCATAATCATTCTTCATAGCATCTAAAATACCATAAGCTGAATTACGATAATTATAAATCTTTTCAATTTGCGCATTTACAAGTGTATGCATAAAATTCAATTCATCTGGGCCGATCTTAGCCTTTACTATGCTTAGCAATCCACTTGCGATACACATATCATATAATTTACCAGGATCAGACTTTTGTTTGTCCGTAAAGGTTAAATTTGTATAATAGAATAAAACACAAAGATCAAACCACACTGTTAAACTAATCTCATTAATAAACGCGTTTTCAGATTGTACATTTGCAATTATTTCTTCCATAAATTTTACTCTATCGTCCGTTGTTAAGCGCGGCAATACTTCTATATCAATTTCGCCGAATTGCGCATTAATAGGAACAATCGCCGCATTTTTTATATTTAATTTACTAAAAGATATTTTAGCCATAATCAAATCTCCTTTGTCTCTTTTCTATAATTATTATAACAAAAATTTTTTGTTATGTCAAATTTTTTATTTTAAGTAGTGCTACTTTTTAATTGCTTTAAAAAATTCACGCCTAATTTTAAACTAACACTTAATTTTAATTTTTGTAATGATGTTACATCTTGTACTAATGGCTGTTCAGGTGCCCATTTTAGATTTACGACACCAGCTTGTTCAACAATTGCATCTAAATATGGAGCAATTGGAATTATATTAAACGGATGCTTTTTATTACTTCTATTAATTATAACTAAGTAAGACGCTTTAGTTTCATTTAAATTTTTCTATCCAACTAGCGCTTGTAAAGTAATTAAAGAACGCAAATTATCAATTGTATCCCAAGGCTCAATTGTACAACCAGCATCTGTATGCTTTTTTAAAGAAGCATATACATAACTTTTTACAGCTTCATTCACATGACTCCACTAATCCATCATTGAATCAAAGTTAGCTGCACTCAATATATGAATAGCCGAAGAAAAAGAAGCATAGTTTTTAACAGAATATCCTAAACCTTCATAAATTACGTCAGATTTCTACTAAGATGTTATTGCTCCTTTTTCTTCGCTAGCAGCTAAATGCACAGAACCAGCAGTTTCTAGGTTAGAAGCATCTAATTTAATTTGTCCTCCTACTATTTTCTACATAGTCTGATACATTACTTTTTGTATTGCTTTATCGCTTGTTTTTTTAATTGCTTCATAAGCATAAGGCACCATTAACTAAAATAAACTTTCTCCGAACTATCCCGATGCCGCAGACAATGCACTCTATCTAGATTGCGCTGCTTTTAAAGCCGCTGTCATATCCGCTTTAGTCTATGATAATATTGCAGCATCTGTCATTGCATCATTTTTACATTTATCATACGCATCTTTTTTAGCGTGAAAATTAGCCCAAGCTTTTCTTCGCTCTTGCTCTGCAGTTTGATCACTATACTGTAAACCAAAAGGAGAGTCATTAGATACTTCATATAACTATTGTGCCTTGTCCAAAACCCGCGGCATAGCATCATTAACTTTTATTGATAATTTTCGCATTAATTCGTCATCTGTAACCATCATATTATAAGCATCTTCTAATTTTTGTGCTTTTTTGATGGCATTTCTAGATTCAAGCTTTCCCAACAAATCCTTTTTAGAGGCTCGTATGGCGGCTGTAACCGCACTAATATTTTTCTTATTATGAATTTTATATACATTATTCCAATCCATAGTTATCCTCCTTCTTCACAAAATAAAAATAGGGAAGATAGCTAAAACTATCTTCCCTTAAAATTTTTATTAGTCACTAGTAGGTCTAATTACTTTATCATAATCATCTACTACATCAGTAGACTTTGTTCTCGGACGGGTAA